TTTCACTCTTCTTCCTCCTCTGTTCTTATTCTTTCTCTGATCTCTCTAGCCTTCTCAAAGGCTTCTGTAGATTCTGAGAATCTTTCTTGTTCTTCTAGAGAGTGGAAGGATTCAACACAGCCAGTTCTTCCACAGATATCACAACTCATTTTTCATTTCCTTTTTCTTCTTAACTCTTCTTGAGATTGAATTGTACTGATATCCCGATGTAGGTATAGCTTAGGGATTCGAACCCATGACAGACCTGTCTCAACTATAAGAGTCATCACCTCCATATCAGTACAAAATACTAAATTGCTTTCTCTTCGTACTCTTCACAGCTTTTAGCCTGTACTCTGTGCATATCTCTCACATATTTTACGTAATCTTTGGCAGGGAATCCATCAGAGGAGTTCCCATTATAAGGGTCGAGCTTAAATTTACACATAAGATAATGTGTACAGTTCAAACATGTTGTTTCCATTTTTATCCTTAGTTGTTTGGCGGAGAGGGTGGAGATCGAATCCACATGTCCAATGAAGGACACCTGATTAGCAGTCAGGGCCGTTACCAGTTCCGGTCACCTCTCCAGTGATATTACAAATCGTTGTACACGTCCCAAAACTCTTGTCTTGCAGTAGGATCTGTGTTAATAGCAGCAGCTACTATTCCAGAGAACTCTGGTGGTGGGGCGCCTCTGTCTGTATCAAACACATTCTCCAACATCCAGTCTTGGCATTCCCAGACATCTGTAGGGGCATTAGGGTAAAGGCTTTGGATATGTCTTCCCAGAAGCTCCTCACAACCAACTTCTTCCTCTACGTTCTCCTCTCTTATGTGTTCTATATGGTCTACATCCTCAGCTGTCACTAGTTTCATCTACCTCTCCTTCAACTTCTCTTTTACTCTCTCCAATAACTACTTCTCTCTCTGCTTGTAGTTCAGCCTCAAGTTCAAGTACTTTGAGCCTGAGTTTTATTGCTTCTTCGAACTCGGGGTCGCTTCCTTCCCTATCTAACTCTATAAGCACCTCAAGCACGGCTTCACAAGACTCTTTATCCATTGAAGTTATCTCTTCAAAAGGATTGAGGGTGGTGCAGTCTTTCTCTGCATCTTTATCATCTTCAATTTCACTACAGTGTATGCTTCCTCTATTAAATACATATAGGGCAACTAATTGGAGAATAAGGGGAATATGTGATACATGTTTCCTAAAAATATATGGCAAAGTGACAAGAATGCCCAGCAGGAGCACCAAACCATACCTGCTATATTGAATCGTCTCATTGTCTTTAAATGTACCATTATGTAACCTTTTCTTCTTCAAGTTTTGCTATTCTAGTGTTACAAGCTTCTTCTATAGTATGAAGCCACACCTCGTACTCTACATCAGGTTCTTCAGTATCAGGCATTAGGCCTCTTTCTGTCTTGACAGTACCTAATATCTCTTCGCAATCCTTTTTATTCATAGTAGCAATGGTGGGGAAAGGATCAACCTTCATATGCTCTCTCCACTTATTCCCATTTATTCTCCACCTATTAAATACCAGGAAGGCCGCAATTTGTATAAGGCAGGTAAGTACCTGCCAGTAGCTTCCTAAAACTACCAGGCAAAGGGAATACACTGCAAAGACTCCTGTCCAAGTCATACCACACACTACGAGGAATCTTATTGTTTTCGCATTTTTCATTACAAATCCTTTTTAGATCTCTTCTCATAGGCAGAGAGATCTGTTCTAAGTGTTTTAAGTATTGCTACATAGAAGCAGTCTTTGTTAGACTCATACCCTCTATACTTAAATACTATCTTTGTATCTGTTTCTGATTCTGGTTTCATATGGAGATAGGCAAAAGACTGTTTTAAACCTCTAGTAGTGAGGAAAGCTGGTTTGCTAGCCAACCAGACCTCACCCTCTTCCACATGATACACAATCCAAAGTTTAGTTGTCATCTTATTGGTCTTCTCTCATATTTCTTTCTTCTTCATCTTCCCATTTATCATATCTTTTCCAACAAGCATCATTTACTTTATCGGAACACTCATCACAATCTGAAGTATTGTTATATTCTTTGCAATGATGACCATAAGGACATTTGAGTAGATCTTCTGGTTTCATTTTCATACTTTTCTCCATCCCTTTTTCAGATCCTCTAAATTGGTTAAGGCACCTGTGTACTCTTTGTACTTTTTCCACTCACCATTGCAGTTATATACAACCCAAACTCCTTCAGTATTACTATCTCTTATCTCTTTAACTAGGCCATTTTCCCACTTAGTTTTTCCATAGTGGGCAGGAGAATAATGGACTTTATCTCCAACTTTTAGATCTGATGTTTTCATTACTCTCCTTTACAAAAATTGATAGATTGAGGGACTAGGAGTGTATGCCTAGATTTACCAGTCACTCTATGGTGAGCTGCCCTCAAAAATTGGAGATTTCTGGAGGAATTGAACCTCTTGACATCCTTCCTCCTGTTTAACGTCATCGGCTTAGAGGGCCGGTGGAGGGGCAGAAACCATTGAAAAGTTGTTTTCTACTCCTTTGTGCAGTACATTATATACAAAGGAGATTCAAATGATTAAACTATATACCCCAGAGGAGTATGGTCAAGCTAAAAGTAGAGATAAATTACCTTTGAAATGTAAACAATGTACAAAAACATTCTATAAAACTAAACACTACATACAGCAGTGTATACGAGGTAGATGTGCTAAAGCTATTTTTTGCTCTTTAGGATGTTGTGGAAGTGCGAGAAAAACAAAAGAAATAGTTACATGTTCCCAATGTAAAAAATCGTTTCGTAAAGCGGCAAATCAAATCAAAAGATATACCAATCACTTTTGTTCCAGATCTTGTGCATGTACTTATAATAATACTCACAAAACTCAGGGGACTAGAGTATCTAAGCTAGAGGTCTGGCTCCAAGAAGTTCTTCCTCCTCTATATCCAGATCTAGTATTTCATTTCAACAGAAAAGATGCAATTAATTCAGAATTAGATATCTATATTCCCTCTCTGAAATTAGCCTTTGAACTAAATGGGATATTTCACTATGAACCTATTTTTGGTAAGGATAAACTAGATAAAATAGAGAATAATGATGAAAGGAAGTTCCAAGCCTGTTTAGAGGCTGGGATAGAGATGTGTACTATAGATGTCTCTTCTTTGAGTTACTTCAAACCCAACAAGGCTAAAAAGTATTTGAATATTATAGAAGATATAATATATAGAAATATATGCAAATTGTTCTAAAAGAAGGTAGACTTTGGAAGTGGTAGGCCTCGAACCTACATGCACCAAATTAGCCCATTATAATGCACTGGATATAAGCCAGGGGGCATACACTTCCTATTAAGCTAAGGGCCCTTGTGATCCTTCAACCTATCCAACTAGGTTTTCTATTATGAACTAATGCGTAAAATGCTTCAGTTCTCTGAACAGCTGTGGAGTTTCTTCCATGAATCTTTTCCCACTGTTCTAGCCAACTAACATAAGTTACTGTCTGATGGGCCGCTAATTGAATCAACATTTTCTTCTCCTACTGAGCTAAGAGCCCTTGTGAAACTTAGTAATACTCTAGAATGAAGTCATCTTTAAACAGAGCATCTACTTTTGCATTCTCTCCACCCTGTCCTGGATATCTTCCATCTCTTCTGCTTTATTCAATAGCCTCTCTACTTCTGAGGCATTATCATCTGTTAGATATATCTCTTTCCCATCTATGCTTATGCCAAAGCCCTCATGAGGGAATACTTCTACTATCCATTTTCTTTTCATTATTCCACTTTCTCCAAATCATTCTTTAAGTTTTAACTCTGCTTCTAATTCCTCTATTCTCTTCTTATACACCTTCTCATGATATATGAGCTGCTTAATATACAGCTGTTTCTCTGTATCCAAAGAACTCAGGCAAGAACAATTACTGTTAGTGCCCTGCCCTTTAGGTTTAACAAAGATACAGCTATGGTTACCACATCCAGTCATCTTATTCTCCTAACTCATTCCTGCTTCTCTTCTTCAACCATATTCCACTCACCTGTTTCTAAACCAAGGCTTGTTAAAATATCTTTCCATATCTGCAGTAATTCTGAGATCTTATCATACTTTACTTCATAAGAGTTAAATCCAAATAGCTCATCACTATATCCTACATCATGGACACCAAAATCATATTCTAGTTTTCTATCTTCTATTTCTTCAAAGAGTTTATTATTCTGCTCTTCTGTTAGCTCTTCTGCTTCAACAGGAAGATGCCATATTTGGACAATGGCTCCTTTAATAGGGTCCTCAAATACAAAGTCAAATGCAAAAGGTTTCACTTTATTCTCCTTGTACCTCTAATCTCTTATACACACCATCTTCATCTAGATACACATAAGCTCTTAGCTGATCGTCTAAAAGAATACAGTCAAAACTTATTATATATTCTGAGTCTTCTAGTTGGATATCTCCTACTCTCCAGTTATCCCGATCTAAGAGGCCAGTATACTCTTCTTCATAAAGACCCGTATCTTCATCAGAATCATAGAACTCTAAGTCCAGTTTTTCCCTATTATTGGTACACCAGTCTACTATTGTGTCTAGCTGTTCTGAAATTAAAATCTGCATTTTTAGTCTTCCACTTTAAAGAGATGTCTTTTCATCTCTCCACATTGACTGCATTTCATTATAAAGGTTCTAGCTATAATAGCTTTATTACTCGTTCTCTTTGTATCAAATCGTGTAAACTCTTCCCATATATGTTCACATCCTATAGGTTCTACAGGTACAGCTTTTCCACAAACTTTGCAGAACTGATATCCATCCTTAACTTCAGAAAGGAATGTATGTTTGTGAAATAGACTCACATCTATCCTCCTAGAAAATCTATGAAAGCCCCAGTGGCAAAGTAGCCTGAAATACTACCCAGTATGCGAGCAAGTAAATGCTCAAAAGGGTGCTTCTCAACATGTTCAAAATAGCTCATCTCTTTACCTTCCTTTCATTATTCTACCTTTTCCAAATCTTCTTGGTTGAAGATAAAGGGTACGTCTACAAGATCCACAGACCAAATAGACCCATCACTACAAGGTACAGGTATCAGAGACTCTACTTCTTGGGGCTCCCTAAGGATATGGAAATACTCTGCAGGGATATCTCCAGACATGGACTTGATATTAACCTTATCTCCTACTTGGAAAGGAGGGTCATCAGGGTCTGTTTCCATGAACCACTCTTCTCTAGTCACTCCAGTCTCTTTCATAAGCTTAGCTTCGTATTCGTCAAGAGTATATTCTTCCCCATCTTGATCTATAATGTCTTTCATCTTATCCTCCTTCCTTTCTTCCTTCTAGATGTACATATCCTAGATCGTGTAATACTTCCAACATCTGGGTTAAGGCTTCTGTTAGATCTCCTGCACCGTCTAAACCAGCTATAAGCTTGTTATACGTAGAGTTATCTTTTCCATCTTTTTTCCATGCCTGTGAAAAGATATCGGCAATATCCCCCTCAACAACTTTAACAAGTGCTAAAGGAGCTTCAATTTCTTCTTCCATTTACAGCTCCCATGTTGCTAGGAGGGATAATCCTATCTTCTTTTTCAGAGATTGCTTAAGTTCTGTATGTTCAACTATTACATTGTTACTATGTTCAAGCTCTCTGAAATACCACTCTTTGATTACTGTATTTAAGATCCAAGCTGTTATACCTTCTGCATCTATACGATTCTCATGTATAAATTCTACTATTCTTGTATCCTCATTTTTTCTAATATATGTCACAAGAGTGCAGAGCTCTGCACAATTCTTTTTTGGTCTCAAGTGCATCTTAAAGTCTAAAGATGTATCTCCTTCACTAAGTTCAAAGGTGAAAACTCTATTGTCATAATGTACTAATATACCTGGGCACAGTGCCATTATGCTCTTTGTTATTGGAAAAAAATCTGCTTGTGTTATCCCTTTACCCATCTTCAACCACAAACTTAGTGAATTCTTCCATCCACTCTTCCATAGACATATTTTCAGGAAAGTCATCTTCATGGGCATGGACGAACTGCCCAAAAGTAAAGATGCCATCTCTGACCTTTTCCACAAACTCTTCTGTTGTAATCAGTTCAGATTCCATATCACTTCCTTTACTTCACATCCCAGAACAATGCGTTGATGGGCTGTGTACTGTTGAAGAGTTCAGCGTAGAACTCTCTTTCCCATTCTGTGGCTATTCCACCTTCATATCTCAACCACTCTATTACCTATGGATCTGACTTGTTATTGATATAAGAATACTGCATCTTGGCTTGGGTTATGGCATGAGGCTTAACCCCAGGAACATGGTCAAGGATGTTAGCACCATCAACCTTGTCATCTAAGAAGTCTTTTATGTCATCAACAGTTACCTTCTTTATAGCAATAACAGCAAGCTGGTCTTTCATACTTATACTCTGTCTCTTCTCATAATTGTCCAAGCTTTGAAGATTATACTCTTTGTCTATGTCATCAAGCTCTGCTTCAAACTCTTCATATTCCTCTATCCTAACCTGTATCCACTTAGCTAGTTCAGCCATTAGGGAATCAGGATCAGTATAGGCGTACTTTCCACCTTTATTACCCTCAGACTTAAAGTAATCACTCTTCCAGTGATTGATGAATCCGCTGTAGCTCTTCTGTGGAGCCTTTAAGTTCATGTCAGCATGTATCAGGACATCTACTCCTTTGAAGTACACACCTATGAAATTGCCCTCACTAACATGCTTGGTATCTACTTCCATCCCCAGGTTAGGGTATTGAGCTTTTATCTTACTCTTGATAACTATGAGATCTTTTTCCAAATTCATTTACTTTTCCTTTAAAGCTGCTCTTGCTTCTTTACACACAAAGCAAACCTCTTCTTCTGTATAGTCATAATCTACACAGTACCAGCATTCTCCCTTTATAGCAGCTGCAGCAGCCTTGAGCCACCACTCCCAAGCTTCTTCAAGAGCTTTTTCTTTTGAGGTTCCACACCCTATCTCTTCATTGTCACAATTAGGTGTAGATATCCTTACTCTATGCCATCCAGAGATTTCTGTATACCAAGCTCCTGGAGGAGGAAATTCTTTCCACTTCATTTCTTGTCTCCGTGTTGTCTACACTTAATCAACATCCAAGAGCAGTTGCACTTGATGCAAAAGGATATTCCTAGGGCTAACTCTCTAACTTTAAGCTGTACAAAGACTAACTCCCCACACTGGGGACACTTAAGTTTTCCTAAGATGTCGTTTCTTTTATTAGACATTTTTCTTCTCGCAGTATTTCACAGACCTGTGCTGATTCTACAGTAGAACTGTATATCTTTATCCAAACTCTTATTGACTATAGATAGTAATTCAGAATCGTAGTAGGAAAGGAAATCTTTCTCCCTAACCTTTGTTTTGTTTCTTTTTTTCAAGTTCTTAGGAAGATCCAAAGTATATTTATTTACAAAAGCTTTCCAATCAGAGTCTAAGGTGTCAAAGACTAAATACTCAGACATATATTTACACTCATATAGATGTTGGGGATAGAAGTGTGCATAACTGCAGTAGGGAGGAACCAAAGCGTTCTCCTCTGCTAACTTATAACTAGGTATATATGTGTCTATAACAAAGTCTTTAAAAGATATATTTTCTTTGTGGAAAGCTAGCCAGAAATACTCAGATACAATTCTGTCCAAAGGATCCCTCACTATTGCAAAACATACACTGTCTGCAAATAAGGATTCATCCACCAAATCAAAATGAACAAGTTCGGCATAGGTAAAGTGCTGTCTATTTCTTCCAAATATTCCCCCAACCTTACCTTTTAGAGGAGTACGATTTCCATACATACCTAAAGTTTTCTCTACTGCTGTTCCTGCTGCCTTAGTTATATGGAAGAAGAAGCACTTATGTTGTTCAGAATAGGGCATTCAATCTCCTTTAATCTTCTTCATCTTCCTCAAAAGGCCTGAAGGATACGTATCCCATTCTCTCCATTGTAAAAATTACTCTCACCAGAGATATAAATGCGATATCGTCTTTATGCCCACCTGGACGGTCTATAATAGTTTTATGTATCTTTTCTACATCTGATGTCTTTAACCCATAAGGTGTACCATTAGGCTCAAAGGTTGCTCTTATAGTTTTAACTAACCCTACTTCAGGGGTGTCAATCTCTCCTATAGGTTCCATAGTGACATAACCCCTTCTCCAACCTGGTGCTTTACCTCTTCAAAAGTATCCTGACATTTCCTTATTTGAGATTCACATCTCTCTTTTTCTCTAATATACCATTTTTTTAAAACATCAGACACTAGCCATGCAACTACAACCTCTGTATCATAAATGTTAGCATAATGGTATTCAAGGATATGGTCAATTGAACCTATGGCTTGGACTTTACCAATTAAAACCTCGCCCCCTTTGATATTTTAAGCCAAAACTTAAACATTGTGCCCTTATCTTTTCCTGAAAAAATTTGTAAAGTGTCTTCATTAACTAAGACTTTAAGCATAGGACAAGTATTTCTTATAGATTCAGCTATAGATACTAGATCTGTGTTCGTTATCATGTTGTCTCCTAAAAGAAAAAGAACTTGGTGTGCTATTACGCCAAAGGAGAGTTTAAGCCTTACCTGTTAAGGGGTGCTCGCCTTCTCTCCACATTTTACCCTTTCTCATCACTGTCATGTACCTTGAACTAGCTTTTCTCAGTAACCAGTCCATTAGATACTTCACAACGTATTGCGATTTAGGGTGCTTCGTTCCACTCATTATAGGCATTTAGCTAGATTTCTTCTTACCAGGACCAATGCCTTTTCTAGCATTACCGGATCCAGGTCTGTGTGTCTCATGGACAGAAGGGAAGTTAATCCTCTTCTTTGGGGGCACCATGTTAAGGTCATCATAAACCTTCTGTCTATAGGCTATTTTCCTAGCCTGCTTCTTATTGGGGTTTCCCCAGTTACCCTGTCTGGGCATTGGAGAACCATCTGTCTGCTTCTTTACAAATTCTGCGAGTCCCATGTGGATTCCTTTACTTGATTAGTTGCTCTAGGACATATGCTCTTGGGGCTACCCAAGGCTTGAGATAAGAGGCTATTGAGGCTAAGTTTCCAGCTACGGTAAAAAGCATGATCGCAGTTACGACCCCCATTCCCGCTATATACCCACCTTGCTCTTCTTGGCCTGAAAACGTCTCAAGGTCCAGTTTCTTATATTGTTTCATTAGGTATCCCACAATGCCCCCTAAAACTGCAAGGAAGATCAGAACTCCTATAAGACAACTGACTTGCTCTATTTTACCAATATAGATAATCTCACTAAAAGTTGCTTGTGCTTGGATAGAGAGTCTCTTTCCATGCAATAAAAGTGTCTATGAGAATGTTTGCTTTTTCTTGGTCCATCTCTGTTTCCTTTGGTTTACTATATGATACGGCCATGCATCATCTACTACGTGTTTAGCCTCCTTGAGACCTGATCCTGTTGCTTTCCTTACCTCTTTGATAGCCTTGATTCTCATATCTGGATATGATTCTCTAAGGATATTTATAGTCTCCGCAGTAAACTCCACCCCTGTAATCCTCTGTAAATCTGATACTACTTGAGGAAATGCGGATTTATCTACAGTCTCCATCAAGGTGACTGAAGGGGTTGTTCCTATAAGACCCTCTAACTGCTTTACCATAGTAGGAGTAAATTTATAGTTGTTCCTCTTTATCTTCTCTAGTAACTCCATGGCACGGGTCCCTAATATAGACATTTCATTTCCTTTACAAAACGTGGCCTCGGAGATTGGAATCGAACCAATAACCTACTCTCCGGGTAAGATCTGTTCCAGAGAGTTGCTCCACCTACTCCGAAGAGTTCCCCTCAAAACAATGTGCTTCGTGCCACTTCGACTTCTACCAGGGCTCTGATTACACTGTGAAGAGACTTGAGCTACTCCGAGATTAAATTATACTGAAGGACCTCTGATACTCATCTGATCCTTTTCTCTTTGCATCTCTAATTCTGCTTGTGCTTTTGCAAGACTAAGCTCTGCTACCCTGATCTTGGTCTTATTTTTATTATCAAGTATCTCAATGATGCCTACCCCAGCAGCTAAGGCCAGGGCGCCAAAAATGATGCTCAACATACAAATGTTATATAGATAGGTGTCCATTCAAACCCTCCTAGGTTAGGTTTACAGTGTTAGACTTAAAGGTCTTACACCTCTTACACTCAAACACATATTTCTTTGCTACGGTAACCTGTTTGTTAAGTCTGTTATTCAGTCTCTCTATAGGAAAACATTCTTTCTCTTCCCACTCATGGTGACAAGGAGGAGGTTTGACAGGTAAGAGTTTACCACAGTCTTCGCACCTCTGAAAAGAATCAACCATTTCTGCTAAATGAATATGGGGACAGGCAGCTACTGCTATAGCTTTACTACACTTAATACATTTCTGGTAACCCTTATATATTTCAGGGTCTAACTCCAGGTGGGTACATTTTATAGGCTGTACTGGAATGGCTTCTCCACAACCCAAACAATATTGATATCCATCTTCTATTGATCCAGTAAACAAATGCTCATGGGGAGGCTCTGGAGGGAGTACCTCTTCTTTCTTTTGCCATGGCCAAATCATACTAACTCCTTTACAAAAACAGTCTGATCCCACCCGGACTTGAACCGGGATGCATTTAAGCGACAGATTTTGAATCTGTTGTGTATGCCAATTCCACCATGGGACCATTGATTTTACTTCACAAGTTCTGCATCATGTAGCAGACTGTGATGGGAAGAGGACTCTCCTCCTACCATTACGGTGCCAAGACCTCTAAACTTAAGATACTCTCCCTTGATCTCCAGTATTTCAATAACAAAAGGCTCTTTGAAGGGGTCTGTAACAGGTATCTTCCAAATCTGGGCTACCTTATATCTATCCATCTCTTCTTTATATTGATCTACTCCTAGGCCTGGTTCAACCTTCTCTACAACAGATTCTTCTACAACAGGTTCTTCTTTTTTGGTACAGCTCTTGATACATAGACCAAGAAGTAAACCTATAGCAAGAAGTGCTATTAGTTTCTCCGGTTTCATTTCAGTAATTCCTTTTCTTTGCTATGAGTATATTTAACTCATGTGTTCCTCAATCTGGTTGAATACAAATGACTTTGATATGCAGTTTTTTCAAGGTCTTGCTACACTTTTTACAAGGGTGGATTGGTAATACTTTACCTCCCCTTCCTATTCTACACAGGATCATTGTGGAGAACCCAGGCCCTACTTTATGTATCAATGCCATCTCAGCATGATACCCTCCTCCATATCTATTGAATCTAGGTCTGTTGGTTGCAGAGCCTAGTACATTACCATTTTTAGTTAAAGCTATTGCGGAGATCCTTATTTTAGAAGAGCTTTGCTTAGCCTTCTGTATTGCTTGCTTCTTAAATTTATCCATCTTTTACAATCCTAGGTTGTGGGGTATATACTGCTCTATCACACTCCACCGGAGATACTGGAATGGGAGGGATTAGTTCTCTTAGGAACCCCTCTTCTCTGGCCTTCATCCTTAGAAACCTGTTTGTAGCTCTAAGCTTATGCAGCCTAGCTGTTTCCATACTTATTGTCACCTTCCCTTTAGGAAGATGTATAGTTATTTTATTGAAGAGATCGCTGCTAGCCGTTTAGCATCCTCCTCATCTATAATATCTTTAGCCATGATATCTGTAAGATCTTTCATCAGATCTTTGTCATATGACATATGGTGCAGACCTGGCCTATTATTTATACGTATATTCTTCCCTGGCATAGGGATTATAAATTGTTGCCCAATGTTATACCTTTGAGTCTGTATTTTATCAAACTTAATGTTATACATGGGGGCAAGTGTTGCAGTCAAATTTATACTATCATCCATCTTTTATCCTCAACATATACCTAAGCAAAAAAGAGAACTTCTCTCCTCTGCGATATGTACAGCATACTTAATATCTTATACTGCAGTCCTTGAGAAATTAATCTCTATGAGAACTACAGCGCAACACTAAGTATGCTGTACATATATATTTGGTGAATTTCCAAGCATTTCAGCTAGGGGCATCATCCAATATATTATGCCAAAAAAGGCATAATAATTAAGCTACCTTTTTAGAGATTTGTTGGCTAATTCTATGAGCCTCTCTCTGGTTGCTTCCTTCTTAACTTTAGCTACAAACCCATTTCTAGGTACATATGTTACATCTTTTTCTTTCTTAATTTTGATTAAGTTTATCTTTGGATGATCACCAAATCTATATATACTCCAGCCTTTGTTTCTTTCATCATAGGTAATAGACAAAGCTGCATCATTATGTTTATTGATCTGCATCCACTTCCTAATACCAAAGCTGGGATCTTCTTCTACTGTCCTGTAAAACAAAGCCTTGAGGCCATGCTTCTCTAAATCTACTATTTCTACATGTTTATCTAGAAGAGCCATCTTATGTACGTACTTCCCAATAGTGTCTACTATATGCTCTCCCATTTTTCTTAGAAAAGCTTTGAGTATAGGATCATTAGGAGATTTTTTGAACCAATCCTTAATGGCTAGGTCAAAAGGGCTCTGTAATGAGTAGATCACATCTGGTCCAGTCCTCAACTTAGAAGCTAGAGCAGTTGGCCCAGAGCAATCTAAGGTGATAAAGTTCCTATACCAGTCTAGGTATAGCTCTGCCTTCTCATGATACCCTATAGAGTCTAAGAGAAGGGAAAAGGTACAGTGATTCTCCTTCTCTAGCTGGTGATGGTCAATCTGCCTCAATAGAGGGAGACATACCTTACCTTGATCTAATACCCAGTCTGTAACTTTTAAGTCATCTGGTATTTCTGATCTAAATATTTGAATATCTGATAAGTTAAACTGTGTTGTGTCCATGTAAAACACATGTAACACAATAGCAATAGAAATCAGCTCATCACTGTGCACGCTTCCTAGATGAGTGTAGATTCTAGTGAGGTTGTCTTTATTCATCTTTGTCCTTTTCTACTATTATATCAAGTCCCATAATCTTCTCATATACTTCATGCCACACTTCTATTGTGACTTTGGCCTTTATGTCACCATATTGAATAAACCACTCTTCTTCTTTTTGGATAGGTTGAACAGTTCTTGGGACAACTGACCACATTGTAATATGTTTTATGGGCATACAGCACCTTGCCCCATCTGCTCCTTCAAAAGCTATATGTTCTCCATTTGCACTAATAGTTGTTTTCATCAAACACTGTCCTGATCTGATGTTCCATCCATAAGAAGAGATCTTATAGAGTCATATGTAGACCTATCCACAGCATAATAAATAAGGCTATCTTTTAAATATACCCTAGGGCCTTTCAGCTTCTCAATACCTAACCCTGCTATAGCATTTATATTGACTACTGCAGGATCACCACCTGATTCATTAAATTCTAACCATTCTCCATTCCAACTTAACCTAGGCATTTAACATCTTCCTTCCAATGTCTCCCCCATTATCAGGGATTTGATCTCGTTATATTCTTCTTTAGTTACACTAAAGGTTGTAGTACTAGGATCTTTTAAATATATGATTCCAAGAGCGGGTTTAGTGGGTTTTATATTTAGCCTGTGGATATCCTCTACACGGAGCATAAAAGGTGTACCTTGATATCCTTTAAAATCTAACCATTCTCCATTACAACTAAGTTGCGCCATTTAACACGTCCCTTCACTATCATATCCCATTACGATCTCAATAATGCTGGCATACTCTACCTCACCTACTTTGTAAGTTAGATCGTCAACATAAAGAAGGCCTTGTACTGAGTGCTCCCAATACGTGCCCTTTAGTTTATCTAGGTTTATCAATGCGATGCCGGGATCATTGGCCTGCTTAAACTTTATGAATTTTCCACATAGACTCAATCTAGCCATCTTCTTCTCCAAATACTTCTGTTGTCATTAGTATTGCACTTATATCATCAAACTCTTTCTTAGTTAAGGTCCACGAATCTCCATCTCGATTTATCATATTATACTCTGTTTTCGCTCTAAACTTCTTTTGTCCGCAGAGAACAGCTACATCCTCTACGCACACTATTACAGTAGCAATGTCTGTATTAAACCTTATTCTCTTTCCATCTAGGCTTAGCTCTGCCATTATACTTCTTCATTAGAATGTTCAGGTTCACTAAAGAGTTCTACTCCCATAAGGACCTGCTGTATTTTCTTTGTTGTTTTAAGGGTAACTGTGGCGTCTTCATCATTTTCAGCCTGGACTACACCCTCTTTCCCATCCCGATCTTCATACACATGTATAATCTTACTCACTGCCATAACCACTATGTCTTTATCATCATCCTTAAATCTAATCCATTTTCCATCCAAACTTAATTCAACCATCATCAATCCTTATATCCATGATTGCTTCTTGTAGTTCTTCGTACACGGCTTTACTTATACTCCAATATTCCATACCAGATAAGGCGGCAAGAGCCTCTCCTCGCCCATTGTCTATTTGTCCCTGCTTACTTAAGGCAAGGGTGAGGTTTGCTAGAGCTACTACTACTTCTTCATGTGTATCATTGTCTTCAGGCACAAAAGTAGCATGAGTATTCTCTAAATTTACTGAGATGTGTTTATACTTCATCACTCCACTCCCAATCCCCAGTTTTGGGGTTATACTGAGCAAAGCCTTTCTCTATGGCCTGCTCTCTCATGGTTTTTACTAAATCTCTAGCAAAGGTAGCGTAGTCATAAAGCTCTCTAACTGCAGGTAATTTTACTGCTTTGTCTCTATCTTGTGGAGCCTTAGCAGCACTACCTTTGACCCAGACAATGGTATTATTAACTATGTCATTATCCCAAATGTCTTCAAGATATTTTGCCATGTTTCCTATTCTTCTTTTTTAGTTTTCTCTTCTTGGTTGTACCGTCCTGTCTAAAGCTAAACCTATTGTAACCTTTACTTTCTGCTACAATGATATCTCCACCTACAGGCACTACGGGGTCTTGCTGTACTGCTAGGTTGTTGCCCATGTACATAGACAGTTCCTGAAAAGCAGTATATGGATCAACTACCTTATAGAACTCAAGGTCATTGAGACAGGGGTTCAATATGGCAGTACGTCTATTCCAGGTAATTACTGGAACCCTGTGCTCTGCACTTAGCTTCAAGGCTTCTGGCACCACCTGGGAGTAGGTCTCCTTGTCCCACATAGTATTGTTTGGAATATCTGAGAACCAATTCTCTATATCTTCTTCGTGGCTAACTCCGCGATATAATTTATGGGTCAAGGCCTTTATATGCTTCTGTTTTAGGATGTGTGTAATAGCAGATTCTGCAGAATAGTGATAAGAGTCCTCACAGCCATTAAAATAGCCCCCGTTGGGCATGGGAAGATGTATCTCTACTCTCACTAAGGGATATATCTTACCGCAGAAAAAGATCTTCTTTTTAAAGACCCCATAAGGACTTCCCCATTTCTGCACTCTCTCTCTACCATCTTGCCTCCACTTGGCACCCCAGTCTTTAGAATTCCTGAGGGCTTCTGGGAGTATCTCTATTGTTTCTCTTTTGTATACTACTTTAGGGTCAAACCCCTGTTTCATGATCATGTCATAGTAGTCATGAAACTTTGAAATAATTCTCATTACAATTTCTCCACTACTTTTTTGGCTAGATACTTAGAACAGACTTTACAGGTAACCTTTTCAGGATCTGTTGTTACTAAAATGATATCTCTATCAAATCCGGCCCTTACAGATCTTATATTAGGTGCACCGTTTTTATCTGGTACTACTTTAAAGGTTAGGGAATAGTCTTTTATATATCTTTCACATTGGGTAAGAAGATAGACACGGACCTCGGCAAAAGAAGTATCTACTACGGGTTTCTCTTTAGAATAGTGTACTTTAGGTTTGTTACTCATAGGTATAGTTCTAACTCCTCTACAATCCTTTTGTTACAACCAGGGCAAGTTACATACTCTGCATCATCAGTCATGGATGCTATATCGTTCTTCCATCTACCTCTTTCTAACCTAAAGGTATATCGGTATTTGCCACACCTAGTGATCTTATCTGTATTAAAGCCCTTCATGTGGGTGATCTTACTCATAGACTTTCCAATGTCCTTTGCAATATCATCTTCTTACATTTCTCACAGGTGGCGCCCTCTGGGTTTGTAGTCCAAAAGACATCGTCAAACATCACTTCTTCAAAAGGGATGAATGTTGCTGATAGCTTCCATCCAAACTGCTCAGGGATTACTTTGTAATTAGTATACCCTATTTCAATACCGCATATTGACATCATAGCTATCTCTATATGGTCTCTTAAAGGAGTTGCCTCTGGAGCCTCTGCAAAATGTATAATCTTTTTCATAACTTAGATGTCACTTGTTTTAATAGAATCTCTAGACAGTTGGTACAAGTGACCTCCTCTGGGTCCAAGGTAAACAAATGTGGATACTTGGGAGGTCTTCCAGGTAAAGTGTCCATACCATAGAACCTTGTATGGACAGTATGGTCCGGCTCCAGGTGTATCTCCATATTGCAGTTCAACCTAACTAAGAGAACTCCACACAAAGAGCTAGGTTTAAATATCACATGAAAGGTATCTCTAGCTGAATTGCGGTGAGATATATGTGCATTTGTGGAGACATATAAATGAACGACTTTTTCTTTACTCATAGCTCCTCCACTGTAATCCTTGTTAACATTCTGTCACAAATTTTACATGTTACTTTACTTAGATCATTAGTTGCACAGTTTGAGACCAGCTCCCTTCCACAAAAGCTCTTATCTAGCCTGGCAAAAGTATACCAGAAACTGGTTCTAACTTTATGCCTAGTCACAGAGAAGAAAGTGTGAGTAGGTACAAACATATAGTAAATCTTTCTTTTCTTATTCATAAAGCTTTTATTGTTTGAGAGAGAAGGATTCTTTTGCAGTTTTCACAAGTGCAGTTATCATGATCTTGTGTTATTCCCCAAGGAGGCCACCTGGGGTCTTCTGGGGCTTTAGTTACCTTTGCAGTAATGTTACCCTCTATATCGTAGCCCAGTATAATCAGAACATTCTCGTGTAGCTCGTGCCCACATAGTGTCTCTATTTTAATAAACATGTTATACTCTCTATAGCGGGTAACATCTTGATTTATAATCCTAAACAAATGTACCTTTGGGGATCTAGGCATGTTATAACGCCTCCACTGTTTTCTTTAGAAGACTTTTCTTACATCTCTCACATGTTACCTTATCTGGATCTTTAGTCCAAAATGTCATATCAATTTTTTCTGTTGGGGTAACCTTAGTTACTATCTCTCCATCTTCTATATCACATGTCATTTGTGCAGTGCCTTCATCTCCTGCTGCTCCACATATAGAGGTAAGGGTAGCAGTTATTTCTTTACCAGGCCGTATTATAGCATTATCCCACTTATCGTATTTACACCACCCATGTTCATCATATTCATATGTGTTCTCTGTCTCTATCTCAATATCTCTGTAATAATGTACTTTAGGTTTTTTACTCATAGCCTGTTCACTAACATTTTTAGTAGTCTCTGTTGACATTTTTCACACTTTACTTCTGCTGTTTTATTGTGTACTATGAGACCTCTCCACAGCATAGTAGAGAGAGCATAGCTACAGATCTTAAAGGGGATGCTGTACCCCCCAGGATGACCGTAGTAATGGGATTCTATATTTTTGTCATTAGGAGTTTTATCATCAGTTCTTGGCACCTTTGACATGTCACGTCCTCTTCATGGTTTGCTATGCTGTGTCTTGTGTCATAAAAGTCTTTGTAGGCATTTGCAGTAATCAAACAAAGTCTCATATTAAAATCAGGGTATTGTCTACAATTAAAGTAGTAATGGGTGTCTAAAGACTCAGTCTTCTCTTTGTTTCTTTTCTTTTTCAAAGTCTTTCAACCTAGCTTCGTCTTTAGGCTTCCACCTATTCTCCCAGTGCATCTTGTAGGGTTTACACATAGCACAGGATCTCTTTTTCTTCTTAAGTCTCTTTCTCATAGTGCCTCTGTTAGATACCTTAAGTATCTCTTTTTACAGTCTTCACAGGTAATAACCTCTGAATCTAAATTAGTTATCCTAAACCCCCATCTTTTTATGAATGCCGCGCCATACTTACACAACCTCCCTTTATGTATCCTCTTAAAACTACCTACAGTAGGGCTGCAATAGTAATGACTCACAGACTTTCTATTGTTCTTTGGACAATTATCTTCAGACATTTTGCACATGTTACCTCTTCATTAGAGAGATCTTCTTCTAATATGTCTCCTTTAGGATATCTTCTAGCCTTACAGAGAAAGGTCTTTAGTATCCTAGACTTCTTTATCTTTATATATGTACCCCAGTGGTCTCTATTTTTACTTGGGACTTCCCATCTCTTTGTTAAGTAGACTCTGCAATGCTTTTTCTTTTTTGTTTTCTTTCCCATTTGGCTAAACACTTTCCGCAGTTACACTTAGGTTTTCTCATAGCCTTATATCTTTTCCAGCCGTTGCACTGTTTTCTTGAAGGTACTATTCCCTCTAGTATTAGTTCCCCAATCTTACTTAGACATTTAGAACAGGTAACTTCCAATACATTCTCTGTTATATGCCTATGTTCAAAGGCTATAGCTTGCCAATCACATTGTGTAGTGTAAACTACGTCATCGACCAATGCCCTTGGAATTTTCTCTATCATAAGATGCACCCTATTTGCACGTCCATACATACCTAACTTCTTAGGCCTATCTCTTATACATAATTTACACATGTTTCTCCTTTAATTCTCCTACTAGGTCGTCTAAAAATGCATGAGGAATTATTGCTTTACACTTAGAACAAGTCACTTTAAAGTAATCATCAGTAACGTGTCTATGTTCCCAACGAAGAGCCTCATATCCACAACTACAGGTCCAGCCTTTCACATCTATAGGGTCATTTGTCTCGGATAGCTCTCTATTTATAAAATGTATCTTAGAAGCTCTTCCATAAAAGTTGTAACCACTTGGTCTATCCTTTTCACATTTATAACACATTTATATTCCTTTCAAAATTTCCTTTGCTATGTGTTTATTACAAGTAGCACAAGTTACATTATCCATATTGGTGTCCCAATAGCAGTTGCTTTGACTTCTATATGTGCTGTCAATCTCTGCAATGATTTGATGTCCAACAAGGTGTCCAACTATTCTTAGTTGCTTGAAGGCTACGACCTTACCACAGACAGATTTCATTTCTATGTCTGCCATATAGACATTAAGTTTGGAAGCCTCTATATGCATATCAGGCCATGGTTTAACATAGTGAACCTTGTTCATATTGTCCTCTCTTCTTTATTTTTGGAGATGTTGGGAGTCGAACCCAAGTCTTCACGCCAATGACGTAAATCGAAGCCGTTTCATCCCCTTAGATAGCTTTTATAATATCTCTCTCAAAGTTACTTATACATCTTTGACAAGTTACTTCTTCTTCATTCCTTGTCAGATCATCCCTAAGAACATAATCTTCTGTTTCAGAATCCCAGATGCCATCAAAGAAGCGGGCACACCAGGATACAGAGTGAGGAATATCCCGTGTATCTGACATAGAGAACTTATGAAAATGGACTCTTCCATCTTCTTCATCAAGTCGGCTTGGCATTACAATTTCTCCAATATGTGATTCAACAATAACTTCTTACATACTCTACATGTTACCTCATCTGGAGACTCTGTTACACAGTCTAGAACATTACTATAATATGTATTACCACACAATGAGGTCCAAGGCCAGTACGTGCCCATTGCCTGCACAACAAAGTGCTTTCCTGTTAACCTATTATTTTCTTTTGCAGGGCTCATAATGACTTTATTACCCTTCCTAGGAGGTACTTCTTACAAGTCTTACATGTAACCTCAGATTCTTCAGAAGTAAACCTCTTTTTATATTCTCCTATATAAGGTAGTCCGCAAATAGCCTGTTTAGAAACATAGGATCCAGTAGAATAAGTATATTTTACATCAGCTCTATAGTGGATCTTAGGTATGTACTCTAAAGTAGCTTGTACTTTAAGACATCCTTTACAAGTAGCCTTTTCTATATCTTCTGTAATAAAGGGGGAAAGTGGATTATATTTCCACCCACAATAAGATACAACTATCTCCTGTCCACAAGAGTCACATCTAGGGTCTCCCTGATTAGGCTTAGCTAAATGTACCTTTTTCTTTTTCATAGTGCCTCACACATCTTTTTAGTTATGATCTCTAAACAGGCAGGACATGTTACATCCTCGCTGTTCTCTGTGACATCTAGGTATGTATGCTTCTGTTCTTTTACTGTCCATAAAGGCTTCTTTATAAGTCCACATTCAGTGGCAATTGCCATAGTATCTGGGCTATGCATATCCTGTGTTAATCTTCCATTCTCCTCACATCCTATATTAAAGTAGTGTACTGTTGTCATAAAGCCTCCAATATTAATTTTGTTATTAACTTCTTACAAGTCTTACATGTTACTTTCTCAGTATCTTTAGTGAAATGCAGAAATTCCCAGATGTATCCACCTTCACAGCCACAGGGAGGCATATAAGGTAAAGAAAGGGACTCATGTGTCCAAAGATGAACTTTATGTAGAGAGCTTCTATTCCAGGACTCATCGGGACGCTTACACTTTTTACACATTATAGGGCCCTCACAATCTGAGTAAGCATCCATTTTTTACAGAGCTTACAGGTTACTTTATCTTCCTCTGTAGTGAAGTGTCTGTGGGAAGTAGGTTCTCCTGTCCACCAGCAATATGACATGTACTTTGTGAACCCGGTCTCATGTCGTATATAGTGTACAACTCTATGTCTGGACTTGGGCACACACTCCTTACACATCCCTCTCACCTTCATAATGTTTCTTTTTTACCAACATTGTTTGTTTTTGTTCCTTTTTGATGTATGTTATCTTTAACAACAAAGGAGATATCCATGAGTATTATTCCCACATACACTGTAAAAGAAGTAGCGGAAATTCTAAAAGTCAGCCCTAAAACTGTAAGACTATGGATTAAGTCAGGTAAACTCAAAGCAGCCAAGGCTGGGATTACCAGAGTGACTGAAGAGAACTTAAACAGCTTTTTAAAAGGAGATGGATGTGCTTAAACTATGTTCAAAATGTAAGCTTGAGAAGCCAGCTGAAGAACTCTTTAGTAAAGCTAAAAACCTGAAGGATGGTTATAAGTGTTGGTGTAAAGAGTGCGATAAGGAATGGGGTAAAGAGTATCATTTAAAGAATAAAGACAAGATTAGAAAAACTCATCAGGAGTACCGTGAAAAGAATAAAGATAGACTTAAAGAAAGAGACCATGCCTATAACAAAAGAAACAGAGGGCGGGCCCATGCATATTATATAAAGAATAAAGAAAAGGCGCTAGATCTTCACTACCAGCGCAAATATGGTTTAACTTTAAAAGAGGCATCGAAAATTAAAGCTAAAGGATGTAATTGTTGCGGGATTATTGAAGGAATACTTTGTATAGATCACGACCATAATACTGGAAAAACTAGGGGGTGTTTATGTAGTAGATGTAATAAAGCTTTGGGTTTCCTAAACGATTCTCCATCTACTGTATTGAAGCTATATGACTATATTTCATCCTATCAAGTATCTCTTTGATCTCCATGAACCCACTTGATAGTAGGGAACCTTAAGCTTAATTTTCCGGTTTCGTCCAGTGTTTCTTCGAAGTATTGTATGGTGATAATTTTACCTATGAGGTCTTCGGGGTGTTTAAAGTAGTACTGTCTCTGTTCTCTACTCCACCCAGATCCAACCCCTACATCATTACCCTTATGAGTGATGAAAACTTTAGTCATCATCTCTTCCTCATATTCTACTTTATCCTCAATATATCTAATCATCCCTGTTGCTATTGAGTCAACCTCCTTCTCGGTCTCATGGAACTTCTTGCACTTAAGCATATCCTTGGATCTCTTGCCTTTATATCCAATATCTTTCCTGATGATATTACCTTCCCAGCCATTCTTATCTGCGACCTGCATTCTCTCTTGAAAATGCTTTTCATCTCTTATGACATGTTGGTCAAGTTGAACGACAACCTCTTGGTCTTCTGGGATACTGTCCTTGATCAGGGAGAGTCTATCTGAGAGGATTCTATCTCCTACTTCAGACTCAAACTCCTCAGTGGTTAGCATGTCAAAGAGCTTGTACCTTGGATTGGGGATAGTGAAGTTCTTCTTCTGAATATACTTCATCACTTCTTGGAAGTTCTCCACACCCTTCTCATCCACTAAGCACAGCTCTCCATCATACACTGTATTGGGTGTATTCATCTTCTTAAGGACTTTACCTACTACACCTAGAGTCTTGAAAGGCTTACCTGTTCTAGACTTAAGGGTCACATTGTTCTCAGCATCCACAAAGCCTAAACATCTAACTCCATCTAGTTTCCGGGACTCTAACCAGACTTCTACATCAAAGTCTATGTTCATCCCATCTTCATACTTCTCAGCTAAGGCTACCAAGAATACTGGAATGCATCCTGGAAAGATCTTATTGATCAGCTTGGCATCTGTTCTGGTCTTGATATTCCTATCCAAGATACCATAGATTAGATTCTTATACTGGACATTATCTGCTACAAATCTATTGATAGCAGCAATTGCAGCATGACCTGTTAAGACCCTAGCATTAAGATCTAGGAGCAAAGCTTCCATAGAGATATAGGTATCCTCTGTAGTTAGCTCTGGTTTGCTCTTAACCCTCTTTGAGGTTACTCCATATGTGTAGGCCATGCTGTCATATATGTAATTCCACATCTTCTTGCACTGTGGGTATTTAGCAATGACTTTCTTCTTATCATTACTTGAGGTTGTTTGGTTTGCTTCTGTTACAAAGCGTTGCAGTTCTTCGAGTTGATTCATAGAGCGTCCCTGATGTTTTCCATTAGAAGTTCTAGACAAGTCTGACATGTTACATCAGCTGTGTCTGTAGAACCGTGTTCAATTACTTTGCCTTCTGCATCTCCTTGGAGATACACTTTGCATCTGGCAAGATATAGAGGCCCCAGACTCTCATTCATCAGAGAGGGAGTGTCATACTTCTTTCTAACCCAGTGTACTACTTCTTCCTCTTCTACTACTTTTTCTTCTTTTTTATCTTTGAGAAGTTCTTGGAGAAACTTTTCAGTCTCTTTTTTTTCTTGTCTTTTGTATCTAGCATTTTTAGCCCTTTTCTCTTTAGCTGCCTTTGCTTTGTCTTCTTTAGATATGTTCTCAACTATATTCTCTATAGCGTGTTTCTTATTCTCTTTAATCTCTACTGTATCGTCTTCACCATCAGGTAAAAGTGCAGCCAGAAACTGCTTGTCTTCTTCTGATAGAACTGGTTCGGCCATTTCACCTCTCCCTTTTTACAGGTTGTTTAGCGTCTTCATCAAGAGTAACCTTTGACATTCTTCACAAGTTACCTCTTCTGGTGGAACATTGTTAGGTTTATCACTGTTAAACTGGTGCCCTTTTGTTACACATAAGGATTTATACCTATATAGATTATAGGTATAGGGCACATGTTGAATATCAAAGTAATGTACTATAAATTCTCCAGAGCTTTCTCTATTATTCTGCTCTTGCACTTTGGACATGTTACCTCCTCCTGGCACTCAGTTCTTTTTAAGTCTCTTATATGAAACATGGAGTCAGCATCACAAAACAATACTAATTTCACACTATCTCCCCAGAAACATTTGATGGGTTGCCAGTACATAAAGTGTACCCAAGGGTTTGGTAGGTCTTTCATAAGTAGTTAGCCATTACTCTAATTATTATTCTCTCACAGTGTTTACATGTAACTTTAGTTTCATCTATAGTTATATGTCCAAAATATTTGTCATCAATTCCATCACATAGCCTTTTTGTACGTAATTTCTCATTCCTCCTCCACCAGCTTCTATGTATTTTACTCATAATGCCTCCAATATACTTCTTGTCATCTGATATAGGCAGTTAGGACAAGTTACCTTATCTTCATCACTTGTTAAATCTTCTCTTGGGTTTATAACATAGGCGAGATCGCACACTCTTCTTGTCAGAAATGTGCTCCGCATATGAACAACCTGTGTAGGCTTATCCATGATCTTTGTATATTTAGGATTCATAATTTATCCACAAACCTCCTAAAGAGTAGAGATCTACATAATTTACATGTTACCTTCTCTTCATCTCTAGTTATCTTTCTCTTACTCTCTTTCTTTATAACTCTTAATCCGCACATTGTTGCCCAGGATGTAGGATTCTGCAATTTACTAATAGAACATATTCCATGATAGTAGTGTGTCTTCTTCATAGCCATGTGTCATATTCCTAAGTACTTCATCATGATCTTAGCAGCCATCTTCTCACCTTTCCAACCTATAAGATCTTCCCAGTGATCTGAAGCCTCTGTGTATTTACCATCTTTGAGAGAGAATAGTATAGAAGGATTGGTTCCTACCTTAGCAACCATAGCAAACTCTTTCCTATCCTCTATATCCTTGATCTTCTCCCACTCATTCATGACAGTGCACAGGTATGCACTATACTTCTCTTTATACCCCTCTAACTCTTCTGTGTACTCAGGGTAGTGGAGAAGGAACTCAGCCTCATTGCTGTTCAGCATCAGAGTAACTAAGCCTCTAGTGGAGTCCTCTTTTATATGGGCTACAGCTAAGTAGTTCAGATTCTTGATCTTCACTCTGCTGAAGTTATAACCATCATAATACTGGGAGGTGTCTACTGCTACTATCCCTTCCTCAAACATGTGCCAAGAGTTTACTAACCTCATTAGATCATTAATGCTCTTGTTCTCATATATCTCAGGGCTAGCTACTCCCAATTCCTGTGCATGATTGGGATTAACTCCTACTTCCTGTAGAGTCTTAACTTCTCTCATCTGCAGTAGAGTCAGGCCCTTTTCCTTATAGGGAACAACCACTCTGTTCTCCGGAGAGGTCAGTTCAAAAGTATAAGTGTATTCCTTATCAAGCCTGTTCCAGAAGTCTGGGTAGTTCTCTTTTATAGTTTCAGTAGCTAGGTCTGCAAAGGATTTATTAGGGTCTCTATCTACATGCCCTAAAGCATGAATCCTACCTCTTGTGGAGAAGTTCCATTTATTCTTATACCACCAAACTCCTAAGAGAGTTCCATCTATCTTCTGCATCAGCTTAACTCTGGTCCAGTATTTCTCATCATCTTTGTCCGGAGCCATCTCTTGAGCTTCTCCGTGGTTGAAGAATCTCTTGAAGGGCATATAGATTACTTTCCAGTTCTGTCTCTCATCGAGTATGATACCTCTACATTCCAAGACTATAGGGTGCATCTTAGGGGAGTCTGTCTGTGTATAGGTGAAACCCCACAGGTCGCCGCTATTATCAAATCTTATATCTAATTCATTCTTTAAGTCCTGGGGGGTCTTCCCAGATCTAAGGTATTTCTGTACTTCTAGTTCTGGGTGCATGTTGTCTCCTAGTGATAGTGGCCATATACGGTCACTCCTTGATGTCTAACTACTTCTGCTGCACATGTATTTGCAAAAGGCAGTGCTTTGGTGATGTCGCCTTCTTCAAGATATTTTACTACTAGTGCAGCTAAGAAAGTGTCTCCTGCTCCACACACATTCCTTACTTCTACCTCAGGTACTGGGTATGTGATGCCGTTGTGCTTGCACCCAGCTTTTCCTAAAGTTACAATTATATTCATTTCCCCTCTAGTCAAATCGGCTCCCTCTGCTATACTTAACTTTTCTTCCCTTTCATTTATCTTTATGAAATTTACTCTGCTGAAGTATAGGGCCTTAAGTGGTTTCTTTGTGTCTAAGAATAAGGGTACATCTATAACACTAGCTATGTATGCTATGTCATCATAGGTTAACAGACCTTTGTCATAATCAGAGATAACTACAGCATCAAACTTCCCTAGGTCCTGCTCACACAACTTCTTCTGAATATCCATTGGGGGAAGGGAATCGTCTTCATCAAGTCTAAGTACCATTTGTTCTGAAACCATATCTATATATCTAGTCTTGACGGGTAAAAGTTGCCAATTGGTTATAAGCTCTACCTCTGCTGTTGTATCTAGAGCTTTCATATTATTCTTTACATTGAAGGACATACCCATTGTAGTCTCTTCATGGTCATACTCAAAGACGGGAACTGGTGCCTCAGGGCATATCCTATTACATCTGCCATAGACTGTCTTATCTCTACAGCTCTCTCCTATTACAAGAATTCTTTTCACAACATCTCCTTTACATGAAAAAGGCCCTGGGGATATTTCACCCCAGAGCATATAAACTTAACCACTATTTGTTCAAGATGTCTTGGTTTCTTTTCTTGAACGGGTCACTTGCCTCTACAAAACTGGCACATTCTTCTGTACCTTTGATCGTTCTATTTAAAGTATGGCAGAAGAACTTCCTCTTAGGGTTGCTCTTGCCTGTTGGAATACAGGATTTACATTTAGGGCATATGCAGTCTGAATCACAATTTTCCATTTCTTTTCCTTTTCAAGTGTCAAATACAATACGCTTATCTCCTACTAAAAGAAATCATTTACTCTAACACCCATATACATGAATGTCCTCTTTATCCTACCAGAGCCTGTTGCTTTCAGCGCTTCTTTAAATACCTTATCTCTCCAAGGTTCGTCCTCTATTCTCGCCTTGATGGTATAGTCATGTACAACACATGCTGCTGCAATCCTATAGTCATTAGGGAAAAGGGTGAGGAGCCACCTAGGGATAGTTCCTAGATCTGAGTTGAAGTCTTCAGGCACAACAATTGTAGAAGGTCCTCCCTCTACATCTGTTTCATATACTAATCTTTGTCTAATAATCCAGGGTGCTTTCTTATTGGGGGATAAGATAGGCAAACCTAGTTCTAGATATTCTGATGTAAATCTGGCCATATGTATACTCCTATGTTATATAGGTAATATACTACTCTTCTGGTACAGAGTCACATCTACATGTGGAAGGTGCTGGGGGTTCAGGTTCTTCTTCTACCCCAGGCACTACAGAGACACGGCCTATTCTATTAAGCTTCTCTTCATCAACGCCAAGAGCATCTTCATTTAACTTATCGGCTACGCCTACAAGAAACATAATAGCTATTTTAGCATCTGTCTCTGTTGTATAGTCTGTAATCCAGATATCCTCACAGTATTCATCAATCTTTTGGCCCCAAACAGTATGATATGTCTTTGGCTCTTGGGTAATCTTAACCCCACCAAAGAGAGTAGGGACTATTACATCATCCATTCTAATCTCTTTAGTCATACAGAGCATATCAAACTGGAGGAGAGTATCACAATCTATGATGTGATGTCCCAACCTGATGTAGGTCCGGTGCTCAGAGATCTCCGCATCTAAATTTTGTGGTATCAGAGGCATCTTTGATTCTTTTGATTCCATTTCTTTGTTCCTTGTTCCATTCACATATAGCAGTTACAATTTCTTCTTCTTCTACAAAGTTATCTCCGCAATTGGGACAGTAATACATATATGGGCCATCCTCTCCAACACTGGGGTATGAGCCACATATGTAACACTTATCCACATTTGTTTTGCTCAACCACCATTTACCCATTATATCTCCTTGGAATAGAAGACCTTATAGAGTGCAGAAGATTCTGGATAGTAAGTAGCCAAACCTGGAATGCATTTCTGCAGCTCCGATACACAGATGATTTTTGTATTCTCTTCGTTAAGGATTCTTTCCAGAATAATGGTAAGTTCCTCATGACCTTTAGCTTTTGCAGTCAATACGCTTCGCATGGTTTAATCTGCCCTTCATCTACCATAGCGTCTACTTCAATCTTCTCTCCAGAGAGATAGTAGATAGCAGCATACTGCGGACCCAGTGCTACAACCTGGGGATCATCCTCATTCTGTGGAGGGGGCTTAGGGACAGGTGTAGGTTCAATCTCCATAGTCTGGATATCCTGACCTGTTACTTCTTTAAGGGTCTTCTCTAAGTAAGCTAATTCTTCATAATGCATAGCTTCTCTAATAAATGGAGTCTCAATCTCGATTTGCACTTTCTCTCTCCTCGTCTACTTTGTTGGCTTTATTTAGATATTGTTTCTCTCTTCTATTACTCCCAACGGCTCCCATCAGTCCTGCCAAATTAGAACAGGAGAAATGATGGTATGGGCCTAGGGCTGCTAAAAGATTATAACCAAGTTCTACTAAGGTATATAGCTCATTGTATTCTTCTACTGTAGCTGTCTTATTATTATGTTTTTCTACTAAGTCTTTCACTCTTTGTAATTTCATAATTCTCCCATCATTATTTGTAGGTCGATCTTTTCTAGGAGCTTTTCTTGATCCCATCCCTCTGCATATATACTACCCCCTGGGTGATCCTTTGTACCTATTTTGGTAAGGAGAGATCTGAAATCTCTTGCATCCATTTTCTTCATCTCTCTAAAGTATCGGGTTAGGTCTGGGTATGCTGTAAATGGCACCTGAAGTGCCTCTGCTTCCTGGAGATTGTGTGATAGATCTCCGTTAAAAGATTTGTTGCTGTTTAGGTCAACAAACTCCAGCCTTAGATTGCCATTCTTATACTGTCTTGCTCTAAAAGAGGTAAGCCATTGGTTATTACCTCTATAGTGGTAGCGACCAAAAGTTCTCCTCTTCTCGTCCTTATAAGATACAATAAAGGTAGCTACTACAGGTAATGTGTCTACATAACTACTTGATTTGATCTGCAAAGTATCCTTAGCATCCTCTGAAAATGACATTTCATCAAATTCCATATTAGCTAAAGCCTTTTCGAATTCAGCTATATCTTGCTGTACTACCTGAACAGGAAGACTAGCTCCAGTTTTTCCATTGAATAGTAGGGCTAAGGCATTTGGGTCTACATTTACAAAAAATGCTCCACACTGCCTTTTACTTTTGTACTTAAATGCTCCATATGCATACCCTCCCCCAGAGGCCCAGGCTAATAGTTCATGATCCTCTTTTGTAGAGGAATGTGTAAAAACCCTTGTTGCATAATTATATCTACCTTTAGAGAGCCAATATCTAGCTCCGGTCATATTCAGACCATATCCTGTTATATCAACTGGGTATATCTTCTGTATCAGTTCCTTCATAGTCATTTGTGTCTATGTCCTTTGGATTTATTCGGATATGCTCACCAGAAGAGTTTGCTCTCCAAGCTGTAACTTCAATTTTACCGTCTTGCATATCATATTTGATATTACAGTCCTCTGGTATATTGAATCTCTCTCTGATAAGCTCATCGAGTTCTGAGTGGTCTAAAATCCACTCCTCTGCTGTCTCATGTAGGTGAAACATTAATTCCTCCTGTTTAGGGTGTTGCCTATACCCCTTAAGGGGTATAGGCACAGGAGAACCTACTTAGGAAATTTCTCCAGCTTCCAGCATAACTGCCTTGAGGCTTCGGAGTGCGTGTCCATTCAAGACCATTGTGCTTCCACCACGCTTTCCTGCTACGGTAAGGGCAAGGGTTCGGCCTTCACGCCTCAGGTCCTCTGGGCGGGTATACTCAAATGTGAATTGCTTGCTGGTTCTCTTTACTGTCTTCTGTCCGGTTCCTGTGAATCGTGCCATCTTTAGTTTCCTTGTTGTCTTTTTTCAGTCAATGAAGTGTAAGGCGATATCTTCAGTTTTAAAGTCAAACAGACACCCCAGCCTAGGATTATTCACATCAGCTGGAAGCCCTATGTAGGCTGTATCTGTCTTCCTACAATATTTCTCATATAACATGTGATAGTGACCAAAGAACCAGAAGTCTGGTCTAAAGTGGTCAGTTATATTCTGTAACCTATTTCTATTTTTAGTTGCTTGTTGGTATACAAATGTATTGGCTACGTTTAATGCTATAGGAGCATCATGGGATAAGACGCCGTGTATTCTTATGTCTAAATTCATTATCTCTTTATATTCATCATGGGTCATTTCCTCTTCTGGAAACCAATCTAACCCAGGAGTCCTATTGTCTTTATCTATAGAGTATGCTCCTCCAATGCAGAGGATATTCTTTTCTTGTATTGTTATAATAGCTCCCTTACCTAAGTGGGTTAGGTTGGGAGCTAAGATATTGATCTTAGAGGGGAGGCTCTGTAAGTGTCCATGATCCTCGTGGTTTCCCTCTACAAAGTAGATAGGGAATCCAAAATCTCGAGTCACGTCACAGTTATGTCCTGGCCAATGACCAAAATCTCCAACTTGTATCAGAGCATCAGCTCCGTATTTCTGTGCTGCCACTATACTATTCTCAAGGTATGTTGAATTCCCATGAGAGTCTCCAATTATAAATGCTTTTCTAATAGTCAGGTTCATATGGGAAACCCCAATCTTTCATTCTTGCTTCTACTTGGGTTGCTATATCTGCCTTATCAATAATTAGTTGTACTACTCTATCCATAGGTATGCCTAGCTTTCTATTTATTTTATGTACTATATCATCATCGGTTAAGCCTTTCCTAATTAATCTATCAATTAGACTATATACAAATATCACCTCATTGCTATGGGATTTGTCATCATATGGATTAGGGGGTATTGCACCTGATCTCACTCCTTGGATCAAGGCCTGCTTTCTGCCCTTGGGATGTCTGTGATAGTTCCGAGGTAGTTTTCTCTTTGTCCTGCTCATCTTGCACCCTTTGCCATTTTAACTTAGTGGTCGCTTCCATATTCTCTATTTCTCTATTTAAGTACCACTGGGCCTTCTTAAGGTCTTCCAGTCTCTTACCTTTAAACCTTGCCCTCCAGACATACTTCACAGTATTACCTAGATTAAAGTTAAAGATCTCGGCTACGTCTATACATTCTATACTTGGGTGTTCATTGTAATGTTCTGGATGCTTAACTGCTTTATTCATATACTCTCCAAAGTTATATCGAAGTGTAATTGCTGATGGTCTAATCCATCATTAAATTTAACTACTCCAGAGGGGTCCTCTATTTGGGTTAATCCATATAGATACTTCCATATATTCTGGACTCCTCTAGGGGATACAGGGACACTTCTTTCCCCATAATTCCCACTCATCTTCATTTGATATGTACCCTCTTGCCCTACTATTTTTTGGTTAAGAGTCACTTGAAGACATCCTACTTCCTCATCTAATTTTGAGAACGCTCCTGCTATTTCTTTAGCTAAGAGATCTATATCTTTTTCTTCATACACTTTTCCATTAATAGCCAAGTGTAACAACAGGGGCTCTATCTGATATGTATACCCATTCACTGCTGTTTCTAGCTGTTTTACTTCTACCACTACACCTCCGCATAGATTTTAGTCTCTGACATCTATAAAGTCTTGTAAGGTTTCAGATAATTTCTGAATATCTACTGTCAATGAATCTATCTGCCTTTGGGCCATTCCCATAGCATGTTCTACATCTAAAAGCTGATCCAATTCTTTTATAGGGAATGCTTTACAGTTGTGATCTATAATAGCATGTAGTATATCTGATGCCTCTTTAAGAGTTAACAAAGCATATCCCTTATTCGTCATCATCTGATATTCCCTTCTCTACAGTTATCTCTAGAAATGCATTTAACTTCTCTCTAAGCTCGTCTATTTTAATATCAAGGTTTGCCGTAGTCCCCAGGCTGCAACCTACTAGATAATAGATCTTATTCTGTATTTCCTTCATGTTTACATAGTCCTCTGGCTCGACCAAGGCGACCATGTCGTCCACTGCCTGTATTATTTCAGAGTAAACCCTTTCCTCTCCCTCATTCATTGAGAAGAACAGCTCTTACTGCCTCCCAATCTACACAGGGTCTATCCCATCCTTCTACTTTTATGAGGGGGCAACCGATTCCGCTATCATCTACGTATTTATTAGCATAGCATTTGTTACTCTTAGTCCAGGCAAGCTGGCCCTTGTCCTTTTGCACTGAATATAGAGGAATGTCTTTATCTGCGAACCACTGCACCGCTGCATCTAGTTCCTTTCCAGACCTCATTGTATATAAGATAAGCTTATGTCCTGCCTCTACTAATTCCTTCATAACTTCCGCTGCATGAGGTACATCCTCCCCCATTTCAGGAAATATATGGTTAACACAAGTGCCATCCATGTCAACTGCTATTTTCATGTCTTGTCCTCTTTCTTTTTGTCTTCTTCTGCTTCTGCTAAAGCTGCTGCTGTGGCCTTCTCAGCATACCTCATCGCTTGTGCAGTGGTGAGAATGTGAGATTTTTCGGCCCACCTTATTGTTACAGTATATTGGGGTGGTCTTGTCCAGTCAGATGTGTGGCGTGTTTTACCAATAGTAATATCAAGATCTGGGTAAGTCTGTCTAAGGGCCTCTACAAAAGGCATAACAATATTATCCCTTGCCAAAGTCCAGGTAGTACAATTGCATCCCTGTTTAGCATGTTTCCTCATATACTTATCCGTATCTTTAAGTAATTTAGTTATTTCCTTATTCATACTCTTCTTAAGAATTTCCATCAACTCTTCTTGTGTTACCATTAAAGCTCCTCTGCTACTACTGCTGCTATGGTCTGCTGCCCTCTAGGTGATTCAAAAAAAGCAGTGTCTCTCACATAGCCTTTATACTTGTTCTTCCAATACCTCTTAGTGTGCTCAAGTCTCTTAGCTTGTTCTTCATCAGTCTCTTCTCTAACTCCAACTATAGAGTGTTCTATATTGTAATCTTCACCGCACCAGCTCATTGTTAACTCTGTAAGACCGGATTCTTCTGCCAAGGCAATGGCTTTGTTAAGCATATTTAAGTATTCTTCTACTCCCATATCGTCTTTAGGGTTTAGGTAAGAAGTAATTTTTATCTTCTTCTTACCCTTATAAGAATCTCTGCTAGGGTCATCAGAGTAAGGGAAGGGGGATTCTTCTTCTGGAGTCATATCCCAAAGGTATCCAAGAGATACTGTTGTATTTCCCAAGTGATAGTCTCTGCATCATATAGTGCTGCTATGTATCCCTCTGTAAAGACAGAGGCGTCTTCCACTGTATAGGATCCCATATTCAACTGAGATCTAAGGTTCTTCTCTGCTTCTTCTTTAGTCATGTTATTTCCTACAGGTTTTCTGCTACGATTTTTGCATCTCTCATACTCTTCCAAGGTGTCTGCTTAAACTCCCATACTCTCTTGTGTAATGAGGCTGTCCAGTCATGTATTGCCCACCCTCCTAAGGTGATAGGCCAAATTATTCTTGTAGCTAAATCCCACATCATCTCTTCTTTAGTATCCCAGGATAAGTTTTTATCTCCTAGAAAATGCCAAAGGAGAAGGAATTCTCCAATTGCATATATTGCTAAACAAACTGGCCAAAAGATATCCATGGTAGCCATAATCCAAATCATTTTTCTTCCTTTTACATTTTACATTAACTTTATAAATAGTTTCGTTATAAGGCCTTTGCAATTTTCTCTAGATCTCTGTCTCTATGCATAGGGAGTTTTCTAAAAGATTTAAGTTTCTTTTTAAGTACCTCAGTTCCCATTATAGATAATCCTACAATATAAGTTATAGGCCAGAAACCTATTCCTATATAGAGAAGTAGAAGTTCTACCCTGCTACAAGGATAGGGAAAGTTTTCATCTTCTTCAAAGAGATTAAAGATATGGGATTCATCTCTGTGATAAATGTATGTAGCATAAAGTATGGGGATATATGCTATACCTCCTGCTGCTATGAAAATTGCCCTTAAGACTTCTGTTGCTTCTGGTTTCATAGTTCCTCCGTTACATCTGATAGGTCGTGATCATGAGTCAAAGGTAACTTCCAGAAACTAGAAAATAACTTTCTAGCTCTAGAAGTCATCCACATGAGGAGGCAGAACAGTTGGAATAAAGGCCACAGTATAGAAGAGAGTAATCTGTATATAACATCTAATTTAGATTTTATCTTTCTTTTGAAATATCCATGTATAGGTTCTTGTTCATGCATAAATTGAATTGTGTGTCCTATTACTCCCAATATATATATACTATTCCCGCTATTACAGCGGTTCCCAACTGAACGTTACTCATGAGCTATACAATTGCCTCCAAATAGATCCATTCACTTAGGATCACATTAGCTCTGCTTTGTGTCTTAGGCCAAGTCTTTCCCTTGGTCCTACACTTTACAATTACTTTATTGTCTTTATGTCTGAACTTCTCCAGGTAGGCAACACACTCCTTATGAGTAGGGAGCATGTGCCATCCAGAAATATAAGTAGAGTTCTTAGACCCATCTGTTACCTCTTTTACATCGGCTTGTAGCCACTTTCCAAGAGATACAGTTCTGGATCTATTTATCCCGTGAAACAGTGTTTTCACACTGTCATTTTTCTTTTCCATAATTTTGTACATTTGCTTTAAATTCCTTAAGGGGTTTGAGCCAGGGGTCATGTATTGAAGTAACATGGCTTAAAACTCCACCTATCATTTTAGGCTTTGTGTTCTCCAGAATATCTTCTCTACTGGCAATGCCTATAAGGGCAACCTTGGGGACGGTTTCTAAGGTATAGTTTTGTAAGTCCACTGTGGCAAGGAGATAGTAATCTGCTTTACCCTCCTCTATCTTCTCAGGGGACACCTTTAGGAGAGGATCTCCCTTGTGATACTCTGGAGTTTTTACATCTACTGTACCAACCCCTGGGATATCAAAATCAAAACCTTCATCGCCTTCTTTGCCATAACTGTCCTCATCTACCTTCACATTAGGATCATCCCACCAGTCCGCAACCTCATATTCCCCTAGGCCTCCTTGCCAGTGGTTTCTTCCTGATTGCTGCGTAGCCCCATCCTTAGGGCCATTTCTAATAAGAGATAGTTTTCTAGCTTGCTCTCTTATTTTAGGGGTCACTTCTTTCTTTATCCAATCCTCTAACCATACCATAATTCATTTCCATTTTTATCTCCTTTTACGAATAAGTGTTGCTAGATCCTATAGGTTGTACAAAATAAGATCTAATGCGAATTCTTCTCTGTCTATATCTGAATATACTCCCATTTCGGGGATCCCATATTTATCAAGGACTTCTCCTATATTCTCTATATCTCCTACTTGTCCTTCTCTGTCATGGCCCTGCACTGAAGTACAAAGTAAATCCATCTCATTAGGAGGCCCTGCAAGTATGTCTGCTTCTACATCTATACTACAGCAAAAGATCCGGTGGGATTCCTTCTTTATCATTAGACAATAGCCGTCAAAGTATAAGCTCTCTCTCCTTAGCTTACTGCTCCATGACATTGTCTTTCTCATCTCTCTTATACATAGGGCTATATAGTACTGACCTTCAGAAGTCTCTCCTAGGAGAGACTTCTTTAGGCCAGACACATGTAAATGATCTGTAAAACCTGTCTTACTTATCCTGTTTAGTTTCATTTTCTGCTGCCTCTAAGAGTTCAGGGATATTTATGAATTTAGGCAGTGGCTCATGCCAAGTAAACTCACAATTATCACAGGTAATGTCAAACCCAGAGATTCTTATGTTTCCATCTGAACTGGTGACAGAATCCCACTTAGCCTTAATGGTATGTTGTTTCCATCCACAGAGAGCTATTCTTACACCACAGGCTGGACAGTTACTCAAAGAGGACATAAGAGCTGGGGCCACTGGTTCATCAGGTACTTCTTCAGGATCTTCAAATACTGGCATCTCTACTATTTTCATCTTCATCTCCCATGTTTTCCCAAAAAGGGAACTTCATCTGGTGTTCTACATCAAACTTCTTCTTCTCTATTTCTTCTAAAGTTGCTTCTTCATCTTCTTGTTGACTAAGAATAATATCTGCTATAGTAAGTTTCCCGTTGCCATTGTCTGGATAGTTATGTTCCCAACCTTCTGGATTTAGTATCTCCCTGCACCACACACTGTTCTCAACGTCACCACAATCACCTGGGTCTATACCAGAAGATATTTCTTCTACCTCGGCCTCGTTCTCAGCCATTATGTGTAAAGTATATTCTACAGATACCGTAGCTTCAAAGACCTTCATCTGGGGAATCCTCCTCGATCTTAGGGTCTTTCACCTCAACATTCTTTATTACAATACCTGTGTTATTATCTAGTACTCCAGAGAACTTAACAGCAGCTTCCAGAAATGGTTGGACATCTTGTGGACCTTTACATTTCTTAGCTGCAAGGGCTAGATCAGTACAGTCATGCCCATGGTGCCAAATACATGCAGCTATGATAATGGTATATACCATGTATTCTATGAAACTTGTGAATGTACCTAAACCACAATAGGTCGCTACACCTGTTATGCTTCCCAAGAATATCACATAGGTTAAGATATGTCTGTCACTTACAATCCTGAACTGTTCTTTCATTAATCAAACACCCTTGTTTCTGACTCTTTTCTTCCAGCTGGGGTGATCTCAAGGAATTTGGTTTTCCTTTGAAACTCATTCCAATTGGTGACTCCGGCATAGTAGGTCATCGCTGATCTAAGATTTTGCAATATCCCTTGTACCACATCTTCAGTTCTTCCAGAATATCTGATAAGACCTGAGACTCCTTCAATACTTGCTTTATGTTCTTCACTTCCTATTAACTCCTGGGCCTTTGCTGAGGCCATTCCATGATAAGCTTTGTAGTATTTCTCATCTTCTTTTAATGTTTCCTTTAAATCTTTAGTATAGGTAGCTCCTCCAGCTAAACTTGTAGCTGCAAAAAGTTTACCACACATAACCATATCTGCTCCTGCAGCTATAGCTTTTAGAATATCTCCGGGTTCTTCACATCCTCCACAAGCAACTATGTAACAGGCATCTGGTTTAATAGAAGCACAGTCTAGCAAAGAAGAAAATACAGGAATTCCAAACCCTGTGTTAATCCTTGTGCTGCAGATACTTCCACTACCTATTCCAACTCTTATAAAGTTAGCTCCGGCTTCCCAGAGTCTCTCTAGTCCAGACTTGGTGGCTACATTACCTGCCATTAAGTTGCCTGTAAAACACTTAACATCTGTCAGGTATTTTACTGTATCTACACAAGCTGCTGTATCTCCATTGGCCATGTCTACTAAGATACCAAAATTAAGGTCTTTGCTTTCTCTATATTCCAATAAGGAATCAATCCAGTCTTTCCATTTGTATACAGACCCTACAGCAACAAAGATCTTAGAACCATGTACTAGTTCTACTGGATCAAAGGTCTCCTCTAAGAAGTGTATCTGCTCTGAGACATTGGGAAAGAATCTATGTACTGTTGCAGGCATATCACATTTATGATATAAGTAATCTACTAATCCACTATGTCCTGCTGTATCCATAGGGGCATTTATCAAAGGTACTGCACAGAATTCAATATTTGCATCATACTGATATCCCAGATTTGCATCTGATTTGTGCTTACATTTAGAGTATCTGGGGGCTAAAAGTACATCCCCATAGGAGAGTACCTTTCTCATTTGACTCACAAATCTATCTCCTTTTCATTCAATTTCTCTAGGAACAGGTTGAATACACTGTTTGCATATTCATTTATAGACATAGGTTTGCCCTCCCATTCCTCATGTATCTCTGTCATAGCCTCTAAGAAGTCTTTCTTATGCATCTCTATCTTTAATCGGCTAAGGGGATCTGGAAGCTCTCCAATTCTGCACACATAGTTACTTTCCTTTGAATGCTTAGTGTGTTGAACTATCCAGATCCCCGGCTTATTTATATCTATTTCATTCAACGGGATCGTCGTTTTCGATTTTCTCGACTTTTTGGTTGGGTTCATATTCTGAAATACTCACTACTTTGTCATCATCCACTTCGAACTGCCTGGCAACCTTATGTTTAAAGAATTCCATCTGGGTATGAACTGTTTGGGGGAGAGTCTTAAAAGTCTTTCCCTTGGCTGCAGAACAAGCCCTCTGGAGAGCAATCTTCATAGCCTCGGAGTTCTGGAAGGAGAATTCCTCCATCTTATCGTTGTACAGGCTCCACCCTACAAATACCTTGCCAGCTTGCTCGTCATAGACTGCTGCCATGGCCCCCCTCTTGTTGCCGGCCTTCTGAAGGAAGACTGGGAGAGGGAGGGCATCAGATTCGGGATCAAGGAGCTTGGCACCACAATCTGGGCAAGTGGCCTCTACTGGTCGTGCTGTGGAACATGCCTGGCAGAAGACCCTTTTATAGGTCCTTTCCTTCACATACTCAACTATGCAGGGAGCTGCTTTAAAGTCAACATCAATGGTGTTGAACTTAAATGTTTCTGCTACGTCTTTTACTGTTTGCATTTTCTTTTCTTTTCTTTCTTACAGGTTGGTCTTTAGCTCCAGCCGAATTCGAATCGGCGTGACGAGACTGAAAATCTCGCATCCTAGGCCTCTAGATGATGGAGCCATTAGTTCATTCTGGGTGATGGGTTTTTATGTGACAGTTTGCACAAAGTACGATACACTTATCTATCTCATCAAGTAACTTCTGTTTAGAACAGTGCCTTATCATATTAGATATGGTTCCCTCTTTCTTAGAGGGGTCTTTGTGGTGGAACTGGAGACAGTAAGAATACTTTTCTCCACAAATCTCACATTCTAAGGATGACTTATGTTTCTGCCACCACTTCTGTGTCGCTATACGCCTAATCGTGTTCTTCTCTTTATAGTATTTAGGGTTCTTCTTATAGTGTTCTTTTTGGTAAGCTTTATTACACTCTTTGCACTTCAGGTTTAAGCCGTCTTTCTTTGACTTATTCACACTAAATGCTTCAAGAGGCAAGCTCTCCTCACATGTACAACATATTTTCTGCATTGGTGTCTCCTTCACATATACTATACATGAAGGGTTTTCACAATACAAGTGTTATGAAAAGCTGGCTTCCCTGCCTGGACTCGAACCAAGACTAAAATCTCCAAAGGATTCTGTGCTAAAACCATTACACTACAGGGAATCTATAGTTCTAAGTATGGATTTTTGGTTTTAATGTCATGTAGTTCTCTTCTGCACTTGGCTACTTCTGTTTGTAACCTTTTTGTTTCTGCGTCCATTCTTTTTAAGGCTTCTACAGTTTCTGTACAGAACTCTAATATAGATATTAGGTTTTCTTTATCCTCTTTATCCATCTTTTTCATCTAAGGTGTGTTTTATAGTCAACCATTGGTCCTCCTGCATCTCGACTTCACTGTACTTACTATGTATAGCTCTTAAAGACTTATATACCTCATCTGTTGACGCGTATTCTATAGGAAGTCCTGAATTCTTATTGGGGCCATGTGCTAAGTTGTGCTTATATTTAAACCAATGTAAACCTGACATAACATGTTCTTCATTCTTTACTACAAACCCAGATGTCTCCTGCTCCTCTATATACTGATAACTCCTTCCTAAGTCTGCGAAGTTCCAAAAGGGTGTAGTGAACCCTGCCAGAGACATTCTGTAAGTATGTTCTATGTGTTCCCAAGCATTATAGAACTTAGTATCCATATATCCAATCTCTTCTAAAGAAACTCTACTATAGTATGAACACGCACCTGTTACAACACTATTTATACACAGAGTTGCTCCGGGGTACTCTAGTACATACTTAGGAGCAGGTTTATACTCCATATCCATGTTCCCTTTACCGTGGAACCCAAAGTTGAAATGCTGTATACCTGTTATCTTAGATAGTTCTATATATTTTTCCCAAGTATAGTGTCTTAGGAATACCATGTCATCTTCTACTATAAAGATATGATCACATCCTTTATCAAGAAGATCTTTTATAGCCATGTTCTTTGCTATGGCTACCCCACTTCTAGGTTTAGGTGTAGTCATTATATGGGCTGCAGAGGGGATATCTATTAAGGCAGGGGCTAGGCTCTCTTCTGTTCCGTCATTCACTAAAGTTAAATACTCTGAATCGGGAAGAGTAAACATACATCCAGATAAGAATTTAGGGCTTTCACAAGTTATTACGCCTACACCTATACCTTTTTTCATTACAGCTCCTCTACTACCAGCTTTGTCTTTAGAATATCCTTAAGGTTTTCAGGCATGTCATTAGACTCTGCTACAAGTCTTACCCCTAAGGCCAGGAGTACTTTGTTCTCCGGTGAGTCTGTTAAATTCTCAGTTTGTTTATCCATAACTCTCATCCCCTTATATACCTTCATAAAGGTATTAGTCTGTATTTTCTTATGTTTACCTTTAGTTCTATGGGATACTTCATAATAGCTAAAGTTATTATCTTTTTCTGCAATGCTAAATATAAATCGGTGACTTGTTAGTGCATCTTTCTTCTCAGGAATATCAAATACTCCTGTCCAAATGACATCTCCGTTGACTGGAGTTTCCTTTTCCATAGCTCTCCTTATTCTAGGTACTAGACCTTTACTACATTTTACACTTAAGAGATTTTTAGGAGAGGTTTCATATGCTCTTTTTATCTGATATACTGCTGTCCAGATATCCTTTGTCTCTCTAAACATAATTACCTTATTGGATTTGGTATTATCTGAGATATTGAAGCCCTGATTACTAGTTATACCATAATCTCCCTTCAAAACCGCATACAACTGCGCAGATGTTTTATCTTTAGGGGTCTGGGATTTATGTACCATGATCCCCTTATATTTACCTTTAGGTGTTTGGACTACTGCATATATTGAGGGAGATTCATATGTTTCCTTATGCTCACAAACTACGGAGGAGATGCCTAGGGTCTCCTCTTTTCCACCCTCTCCCTCAGTAGTTAAGAAAAGACACTTCTCTTCAGATAATCCAAACTTCATTCCAGTTAAGGTTTTATTGAAGAATACTGCATAGGCTATCAGTTTACTATTACATACAGTCTCCATATCCCTTTTATATATGTTAGATATATATCCTGTATAGTTTGTACCCTTGGTCTCACCGGAGCCAGATACAGAGTGTCTTTCTTCTATAGCGTCCTCCTCATCCAAGAATAAATCTTTTACAAGATATAAGAAACTGTTATCATCACATGCTACGGCTTCTAGGCCGCGTTCAGAAAAATACATAATCCTCTCTTTCTATAGCTGTTCTACGCTTTGTAATACTGTTAGGTAGTCATTAGACTTATTAGGTAAGCTCAAGTCTAGCTTAGTAGGGAACACTCTTAGGCTATTCATATACGCCATAGAGTGCATTGCCTGGGAGTAAAGTAAGTAATAGAGGCCTCTAAAGTAATAGCCCAAAGGGTCTCTAAATATCCCATAATGTTTTGTGTCTTCAGAAGAGTACTGTAGAAGCATGAGTAATGCATCTCGTGTACCCTCTTCAAGATCAGGGCTATTCTTGGACTTCACCAGGTTAAGCTTAAGGGTGTGTTCCTTAAAGTCACTATCCTGGTAGACCCATGTCTTACATTCTAAATGCACATGTCCTAAAGGTTTAGATTTCTTCTTAACCTTATAGTACTCCATCTGGGCGCCTTTAGAGTCAGGCTTATGGGCCATTGCTCTAACTAACTTCTCATGGTCTGGGGCACTTGAGAAGGTACCTTGGTTGAAGCCGGTGTCAAATGTGCGCTGGTGATGCATATACTTAGCAGATGTTACACCTACACTATCCACAGTCTTCTTTGTTGTGAATATGCCCATGCCCAGGACCATATCATTGAATATTCCTGTATATCTCTGTGTATTCTTTATAGTATTTTTAGTGCTCTCTACGGCTTCTAGGTTATCCATATAGTACTCAGAATGGGAAAAGAACTCAGGGTCAGGCAAGGTGGCTTTTACATCACCTGTACCTGTTCCAAACTTAGAGAACACTGTTCCCAAGATGCCTCGTCCAAAACACATTATAGCTCCTCACATACCACACTGGCTGCCATTAGGTCTTTGTCTGCTTGACTAAGGTCTTTAATAATTTCTGATTCGCCTCTAAGGTGGAGCTGAGGAGAATACACTACTTCTGAATTATTGAACTTATCTACCAGTTTAAGTACTCTGGAGATAGGATATCCAGATACTTCTCTGTCCAGCAGGGTCTTATCATCGTCCAGGCTGGAGATCTCAATCCCTACAGAAACCTTAGTTTCCCCGGGAACATATGAGAAAGTAAATACCGCTTTCTTATTCTTATTCTTATCTGATATAGAATACTTTGCTGTCACGTTCTTTTTGCCCATTGTTACTCCTTGCTCGCTATCATTGCTACCATCTCTACTCTATCTTCTTCAGATATATCCTTAAGAACTTCTACCTGGCCTCTCATATTTAGCTGAGGGGAGTACATCTTTTTATTTACGCCCCTTAAGGTATCTATTGTTTTAAGCGCTTTCTTGAGCGGCCAGTTCTTACACGTTCTATCCATTATAGAGACACCGGTTGACGCTTTGGTGATATCTATATGCATTGTTAGGGTTGTGTCTTCTGTCACATCTTTTAATGTGAAGACAACCTTTTGGTTCCTAGTTGTATCTGTAATGGAATATTGGGCTACGATATCTGTCATGTGTCTTCCTCCACTGTTGTTTCTTCAGCTTTTTCATTAGCCTCTAAGAGGTCCTTCTGTTGTTTCTCTAATGCTTCCATAGCTTTGTCTAATTCATCACCTTCTCCGAAGATAGTTTTCAGCTGTGCCTTAGCTTCTTCCATCTGCTCTCCAGTAAATGGTGTTGGGGTATGTTCCTCTGTGACTTCTTCCATTAGCACCTCTTCATATAGAGGGAATTCAAAAACATCTATGAGTAAGGTTTTACATGCTTCGCATAAAAGTCTAGATACTGCTCCCTCTCCTCTTACTAATTCAAAGGCTTCTTGGTCAGTGATGTCTGACATTTTTGTGCCTTTTGGGTGTTCTGGGGGAGCAAAGTAGCTTTGGAAGAGTACTTCCTCAACTTCTTTAATTTCACCGCATTCTGTGCAGATTTCACGCATAGTCCTGGCTTTCTATTCCTTAGTGAATTGAATACTGGGGTAGTGGAGGTTGAACTATCAGAAAAGGAACTCCTCCCTCCATAATGGTAGGAAGGAGGAGCCCTTGTATGTATCTCTAATATCTTTTTCATTATTCCATAACTATGCAGGTACCATAGTCCTCTAGTTGCTCTCTCATCCCAGCATAGTCCTTAGGCAGCAAGATAATCTTGTGACAAGGAGGTAGCTCATCATAACAATTTTGGATATCGGAATACCCATCTGTCATGGAGATGAAAAGTCTACAGCTTGGTCTATTTTCATTGATCCAGTCCACCACAGGGATATGGGATGTTCCACCCCAACCTCTGATATCAAAGCTTGTGAGATCAAGTCTATCTTCTCTATTCAGTTCAAAATGTCCCTGGATAGCTGCATCGCAGATGACCCAGTCAATTCTGATATTGTTAAAGGCATTAAGTAGCCCATACATTTGATCTAGGCATTCCTGAGTATCTCCCTGCATGGAGCCTGAAGTATCCCAGTGTACTACTAGATCAATATTCTCTTTGTAAATTTGAGGGAAGTAGAAACCCGTGGAGTGAGATTTCTTATGTGGTCTCATATAATTGAAGTCATAGATGATATCCTGGGTGATGAAATTGTACAACATCGACTTCCAGTCCATCTTAGGTTCAAGTAAGTCATCCATAGCAATGGCAATACCAGCAGGGAGAGTACCTCTCTGTCTAGCAATTGTCGCGGCTTGGGTGATAACTTCTTTCCATTTATTCTTGACCTCTTGTTCAGAGAGACCCTTCATGCCTGGGGTATGGCCGTCATTGCCTTCTCCATCACCCTCTCCTTCTCCATCTCCTTCTCCGTCTTCATCCCCAGTGCCTGGAAAATGGATATCAAAGCCCTTTGGAAGCTTTGACTTATTGATCTTAAAGATTTCTGTATAGATCTCTTCTGAGGTCTTTTCATGGATATTGTCCACACTAACCCCGCCAATATTGATCTGGTGTCTATTGGGGATCAGACCTCCTTGGGGGAGATCAGTGATTCCATCATCTACCAGTACATCATTAACTTTTATGTCATCTGCTATGTTCTTAACCTTAGGATCAAAGCCCTGATATCTCATTAAGTGCTCAAAGACAATGTGACCTACTTCGTGACACAAGACTGCTTTGAGTTGGGATTCTGAGAGGGTCTCGATAAAAGACTCATTATAAAATAGGTTTCCTCTGGCATCCACTCCCATTGTGGGTACCTTCACATCATCTCTCTTAATATTGAGATGCATAATCAGAAAGCTGAAGAACGGCTTCTCATCTTGAAGCTTAATCTTAGCCCTCATAATCTTATCAATTGGGGACAATTTACTTTCCACTGTTTTTCCTTCCTACTACTTAAAAATTAATTCTTGCCAGCCATGAAGATGTATATTCAACCCATCAGTATAGCTTACTTTTATTGTGGGAAACCCTAAACAGATAATCCACAATATTGTCCACATGAAAAATCTTAACATGCTACTCTCCTTGAATAAAAAGGGGAGGGTTTTTACACCACTCCCCACAAACTACTAGGATTACACCAAGTACTTGGCGTACCGCTTTACGATCTTAATGCACTCAGGAGACTTTGTCAGGGCTGTGACAAAGGATGTCTTGTTATGTGCTTTCATCATTCTAAGTAAGTTAACGCTGAAGTCTGGGTCCATGTGAGGACACACTTCAATAACCTTTGTAAGGAGCTTCTTGTCAGCTCTGTACATCTCAGACACTGCGGACACAAAGGACCACTTAAGGTCCAAAGCCCCGATCTTCTTCACCTTCTCTGGATGATTCAGGAGATCGTTAATGTCCAAGGTATCATTCAGCTTGACATATGCTTTAAATTCTAGGGCAGGTCCATCTCCAATGGCCGTGGCTGCAAGAGTGTGGACAAAGTCCATGCCCTTCTCGTCCCTGATAAGTTTTGAGCAGTATACCCAAGATCTGGGAGTAGGGAAGGCATCAGTCTTGGACTTAGCCAACTTACTCAGATCTGCCATCAAGAGGCTGGGCTTGAACTGCAGGAACGTAATGATCCTAGAGTCCACATCTGCCTTAATGGCAAAATCAGTCCACTCTTTGATGGTGGGGGGTGTTAAGTTAATATGGGAGAACCTATTCTTGAGGGGCGCTGCCATCTCGAATACATTAGCTCTATCTTCAACCCTATTACCTGCAGCAAGGACGGAAACACCAGGGGAGAGGGAAATCTCACCAATGCACCTATCCAAGATGATCTGATATGCAGCAGCCTGTACAGCGGGGGAGGCCAAGTTCATCTCATCAAAGAAGAGAAGACCTTTGCACTCATGCTGTGACATGCACTGGAACAAAGCCATAGGACTCCACTCTACATACCGGGCAAACCTCTTGTCAGAGATTTTTGAGTTGTTGGCTACGTCCATGTCATGTGTTACCATGAATGGCAGACCACGGAGATCACCGGGATCCATCTGACTGATTCTTACATCAGCAAGGATAAAAAGCTTCTTCAGCTTATCAGGCTCAGTGGCCAAAGCGATATGCTCTTCTTTGCTAAGGTAATTCCAGTCTACCAGTTCCCGATCTTCCTTTGCAGCAATGATCTTTGCCTGTTCTCTGATAGTATGGGATTTTCCGATACCAGTAGTCCCTTTAACAAAGAGAGGGATTGTGGTGTAATATGACTTGTGAATAAGCTTTGCTAGGGTGTTGTGATTAACGTCCATTGTTTTCTTTACAGCTCCATTATGGCCAGCTCTACGCTGACCTGTTCTTTGAGTTCTTTTAGGGTTTTGTCGGTTTTAAGCTCTATACTCTGTTTATGCATTTTGTAGGTTTGATCTCTACCATAATAATTATATGTATGTACATTGTGAATAAAAGCTAAGAGTAAGTTTTTCTGACTAGGTTTATACACCGAAGTATACCTATCTCTTTCATAAACAGTGGTCTTCTCGTATAGTCCTAATGTACTGTGGCCAGGTTTCTTTCCTAAGGCATACAGCTTAGTGGGTTTCCAGTTGGTCGCGTCGCTTGTTATAGTAAACTCTGCTAAAACATCCACTGTATATTTAACTATTGCTGCTTCTAGGATGTCTAAGTTCTTTTCAGTTAAATATACCTTACTAAACATGTCCTTTTTTGTAAGGAGAGTAGCAAGTACTTTATCTGCGTTAAACTTCTCTACATTTATTTCATGCTTTTCACTGGGAGCTTCAATTAGGCCCAAGGTTGCTCTCAGCTCTACGTTGTGTGGAAGTGTCACCAACCAACATTGCAGAGATCGAGGTCCTTTGTATATCCCTAGTAGTCCCTCTTCTCCATATATACCATAAGCCAAGAGAGTTGTGTCCAGTCCTTCCTTAAAGGTATTCTTATTGGTTAAGTATTTTCCATTTAATCTCTTAGGGATTTCCTCTTTGGTTAACCCTGTTACTTTTTGCAAATAAGTGTTGAATGTCATTCTATTTCCTGATAGTTTGTGTTAGGGATCTTTCTTCATTTTTTCATTTCCTAGTTTTAGGGCTAGAACTTGATCAAGTATATTTCTTATGTCTTCCTCTAATATTGTACCTGTAGTACTGTAATTAGTATACACTCCATATAAACAAGATAATTCTATCTGTGAAAAGTGGCTTGTCCTAACAATAGGTTTCCCCTCTGTCTCTACATAAAATGCAGGTATCTGTTGGGGGTTAATACACTCAGCATTACATAAGTCTACTAAGTCATTATCTAGTGTTATATCTTTTTCAGTGCACAGGTATGCACTGTATTTTTCATCTTCTAAGACTTTAGCTATTCTCTTCTTCAGGATTTTACATTTAGCGCAACCCTTCTTACCAAATATTACTATGTTATACATCTTTCTCCCACCCTGGGGGAACCCAATCATCATCTGGGTCCTCCATTCTACGTAAACCTTCTTTAACTTCCTCAGGGAACTCGTCTCTAAACCCCTGATCTCTATTCTTATGTCCCTGTTTTAAAATTGTTAATATCACTTCCTGAAATTCCTTTGGGGGAACATCCCATTCAGGTTCCGACTCTATATTCTCCTGTATGTCTTGCATTGAGTTCTCCTTCTCTCTTAGACTTATTCCAGTTTTCTATCAGAGAGAAATAACCCACAACTCGTGTTAAGTGTTTCACCTCTGGGCTTCCACAATGAACACATGTGTCTTCCAGTCCTCTACTTTGCTTTTTACAGCGGTCACAGATTGTAAACTCAGGGGATATTGTGATCTGTGCAGATTGGGTATCTAAGAACACCCTCTCTACTAATGTCTCTATTGTCTTGGGATCTGGATTTTCCTCGCCCACAAAAGCATGGGTTATGGCCCCAGATTCAATTAGGGAGTGAAACTTGGCTTGTTCTCTAATCCTCTCTATGAGAGATACATCTGCATCTGCACTGAGATGGATGCTATTGGTATAATACTCTGTGTCCTCTCCACCTTTGATCACTCCTGCAGATTCTGGGTAGAACTTAAGATCAGTTTTGGCTAATCTTCTTGCAGCGGATTCAGCTGGAGTCTCTTCAAGAGTAAACTTGAGTCCATGTTTCTTTGTGTAGTTCTGAGTCTTATGGTACATATGGGCTACTACTTTGAGTGCCTTGTCCATAATCTCTGGGTCATCGTGCATCTCTTTACCATACATATAGTTGAGTGCATCGTTAAGTCCTATGATACCTATGATATATGTACATTTGTCTAACTCAACAAAAGGTTTACCATGGGCAGCTATTTTACCTATTTGGTATAAAGGCTTCCCTGGTTTGTCTAGAAGCTGTGCTATCTTATCTTTCTTCTGTAGATGGGCCTGTACACACAGACTCATTGTATTATCTATCTCTTCTAGGAATCCCTCTATGGACTTATTACCTTTCCTTGCTGCTCTATATGCAGCTTGGGGTAGATTTACAGTTACATTCTGAAACCCACAAAAAGACACTAATTCAGGATGCATTAAAGCATACTTATCGTCCAGTGTAGTGCGCAGTCTACAGTTGTGTGTGATTACTCCACTAGGTAGGGTAAAATATGGCTCTTCTGTATTGTCCATTTCAAAACAATACGCTTTGTCGGAAATAGTTCCAAGGTTTTCTATAGATTCAATTTTGAAATATACGCTATTATTATGTACTTTATAATGCTCTGGATATGCTCTTCTATTCTTTAGGTTAAACCATCTTATGCAGTATAGGGGGTGGTTTCTCTTGAACTGCTCTCCCCTTATAATTACAGGTTCGTCTGTCCTATCTGATACGTCTATAGTTGTCTGCATCCCTAAGCTAGTAAAAACACACTCCATCTGATCAATCAACTTTTTAGATGTTGAGTAGATCCTATTGGAGTTTCCTCCATCAGAGGTGTAATACCCGTGCACTATGCCTTCTCTAAACTCCGTTGACTGCACAAGAGCGTTTAAGTCCAATTCTTTTTCATAACAATGGTTCCCGGCTATCCATACTCTAATAAAGTCTATAAGTTCTGCAGAGGATATCCTTACAGGATGAACATTATTATAGGGGGTGTTGAGGCATATGTTTGCAGAAATATTCCAGTCTTCTAGAGCTTTAGTCAGATAAGGTAGAGCTATATTATAATCTCGCTCATTAAGTGAAAAACATACATCATGTTTTCTACCTGATTTATCTAAACTCCCATCGCCTAAATATAGACCTATCAAGAACCCTTGTTCAAAAGTTAGGCCTAGATCCTGTGTGGCTAGTTTATCTAACTCTAGTGTGTTAAACTGCAGATAGTCTTCTACATCTAACTGACACGCCACTGTATCTCCCCCCCAGGTGGGGAATATATGGTCCGCTGTTACTACCATCTCTTTGTTATTTGTTGTCTTAATTTTATAGAAATCTACATCTGTAGAATCTGTCTCTATATATTTACCCTTACACCAAGCACCATTATGAAAAATAGTCAAATTTCTTTTATATGCTTCGTAGTCTAAATCTTTAAAGTCTTTAAACTTTGTTTTGGTTACTTTAGCACTGCCTTTTATTAGTATATCTTGGTCACCTGAAAAACAACAGGCAGACAAGGTAACAGCATCTCTGTCAAACACAAAATACGTGGAGCCATTAACAGAAGATAGTTCACAGGCTTTAGAAAACAGTTTGTGATTTTCTTCCTTAAGGAAGGTGTCCGCATCAACGTGAAAATCGCATTTTGGAAACGGAAATATATTGCCATTCTTATCTCCTTCTTCCCATACTTTAAGTAGGGCTGAGCAGAATCTCCGAGACTCTACTTCGTAATCTTTATATGTCATTAGTTTAATATCAGTATAGGGATATTCAACTTTATATCCGTGTTTAGTGTACACTTCTTTATATACACAAAGATCGCCATGCCATAAGCTCATTAGCTTATTTCCATTAGGATCTTCCTCTTTTTCATATCTATCCTCTAAGAGGGCATCGTGACCATTCATGGTTGCTTTATACTTACCTCCTGGTCCTATTACAGGAACATCTCTGAGGTAACTTGGTACTCCACTATGGATATTGAAATCTAAGAAAAGGGTCTGTCCTCCTCTGCTGAATGCATTCTGAGAACCATTAAAGATTAACTCTTGTGCAACCTGTTTCATTTCCTTGTCTGTTTTGCCCACTAAGTAGGGTGCATAGAAGATGTTAACATAGCCGAGACCTAGTGCACCGGCATAGTTAGCCTGCATACTAGCTAGATACGTGTTTAGATGCCCTGTAAGGACACTAGCACTCTTAGCCGGGGCTGACTCCGTATTAAGGTTGTCATGCCCTACAAGGCCGTATTTCTTCAAATACTCAATACTGTGGGATGAGCAGTATACTCTATGAGGATAACCTAAGTCATGTAAATGGATTGCCCCTGTTAAGTGGGCTCTCTTCAATTCATCTGAAAACACTGTATCTAAAGCCCATTCCTTGAGCACTACTTCAGAGATAGCCATAGAGACTGCCTCTGGGTTGTTGTTGGAGATGTTACTGTTTTCATCTACCTTGTCATACATCAAATTGTCTACAAAATCTCTTGAAATTCTATATACTGTTAAGTCCTGTACCTCACACCCATAGTTGCCCTCATGTAGTACAGTGTTAATTAGCTCTCTTACAAAAGCTGTAGTTATAGTTTTTAGTCCTGAGTCTATTACCTTGTTCTCTACTAATTTTGCTATTGCTTCTCTAGTATCAGAGTCTAGTTCTGTCTGGGTCTCTAAGGTCTTCTCTATCTCATTTCTATCCCAAGTAGTGGTATAACAATCAGAGGCCTCTACTAATAGTAAAGATGCATCTGTGATACTCTTCTTGGACTTGGTTGTATTCTTTACCTTTATCTCTTTCCTAGCTTTATCCCTCTTAAGTCTATACTCTGTATAAGCTACTCCTACATCGTCACATCCCACTTCCTTTAAGTACATAGCAACTAGATCATGAACCTGATTGATGTGCCATATTGCTTCGTCCTCACCATATACTTTTTCTGCCACTTTTTCTGATACTATACTAGGAACTAAGGAGTGATTAGACCCTCTGGCTGCTATATATGCTTTGTGCACTGCTGCCTCAATCTTAGCTTCATCAAAGTTTACTATCTTGCCGTCTCTCTTCTGGAACTTCTGGAATGTCATTTCTTCTATCATTATTTTCTCCTATCCTTCTCTTTTGAATAAAAATACGGACCCAGTGTGGCCCGCTGTATGTCCTTACTCTACTAGTCAATTTCGCATCTATCAATAGGGGAAAAATTGATCAAAATTTCATAACATCTGGAACTGCTTTTTTACGAATAGGTTAAGCTCTAAATCTTTTTTAGTGAATCTTGTAAGAAATATGTTTTACCTTGGAATCCCAGCATTTTCTACACTCTTGACATCCCTTTTGCCCATTTGTGGCGGGACATATTCTAGCATCTTTATATGATATTTCTTTGATAACTGTTGAGAAGGGGTACTTCTTCAGTTTACCAGGGTCTTCTACTTTAAATGATGTGCCATCCTGGGAACCAATAGCACAGTCATACATTGGCTTTCTATCTATATAATGTGCAGAGAGTCTTATAGTTAAGTTCTTTGGTACATCTTTTTTATCTATCATTTCTACTAATTCATATCTCTTGGTGGGTAACCAAAAGTGTACTTTAGGTAAATTCTTTGCTATACTCATGATAGACAAAAGATCCTCTACATATTCTATATCTCCACAGTCATGCCATCTGAAATAAGGGACATTACCATACCAGCCTGTACATCTCTTGGATATAAGGTGTTCCATACCTTTCTGCCATTCCAAAGAAAACATTCTCTTTTGGGCTCTGAGCTTCATAGCTGCTTGTACCTTGGGGAAATTATATCTCCCTTTCTTAGCATAGCATTTGGAGCATATAGAGTCACAGTCACTATGTTTAGCTATAACCGGACATGTATCTTTAGATACAGAGTAACCATATCCTGGCATCTTGGAGGGATTGGATAAACCACCTGTTAATTTAGTGGCTTCTTTAATCGTCATTCTTATCATTTTACAATACTTATTATTTACAGATAATGGGAGCACTCTCCTCTTTACGAATAGGTATATAGTTTAGTTTAGTAGTTCTTCTGGTTTATCTTTATCGTCTTCATCTTCATAGTTGTTATTGGATATTTGTTCCATGGCCCAGAGAACAGCTCTTCCTAAATCAAATCTGTCCAGGCCTTTGTGTCTAAAATTCACATAATACCCCCAGGTCTTAGGGTTCTCTAATTTTATTCCTGCTAAGATATAATCTTTAAATTCCGTTTCTATTATAGGTGTACATTTCTTGATAACTTCTAATTTAGTATCTTCCATAGTAGTCTTTTGAACTTCCTCTTGAAAAGACACTAACATTAGACTCTTACACAAAGCATATAGTGCCTTCTTTGTACCATAGGTCAAAGAAGAATAGCCTATTTGATTACTGGATCCCCCATAGGGGTCCTCCCTTTTGAAGAGGACCCCTATAAGAATAAAATTAGAAAACAGTTCACTGAAATGAGGTATTACCTTTTCCAGCCTAACTTGTGTATTACCATTAATGTTCTTATTCCTCTCTATCTGGGGCTCCTTCAACTGGAGTCACTGTATCCTGATCAGGCACGACCACAGCGTCTTCTTCTGCTTCTACTTTTGCCTCTGGGGTATTAGAGGATAATGCTGCTAAACCTGCTGCGCCTAGAACTGCTGCAATAGGCTGTATGATACCTGCTATAATCACAAGACCTAAACCGATCACTGCTGGATTAGCCTTTATCAGAGCTGTTGCTCTTGCTGCACCAGTATTAATCATATTCCTGCTGTCCTCTAATATAGTTTCTCTTGTCATAGATTGCTCTCCTTGTACTTTTTCCAATGCTTTTTGTCCGAGACCTCTAGAGAAGTTAGTTTCTTAGAAGTCACATTACTCTTCCTTCAATTCTATCTGATTTGGTTACAGGATGTAGAGAGTAGTAGATATTTAGTAGCCCATCACTAAAGAATACACCTGTCTCTCCGTTGAATTTCTCCAGGGCAGTCCCTAGGTCTCCTATCTCTATATTGGTTAACTTCTTTTCTGATCTAAAAAACTCTCCAGCTGGAGGTGATGATCCACTGGGGGGAGGCCCACAAAGCTCGTTCCACAATTTCATTAAATTCTCTACTAATTCATCCTCTGTCTGTATGGGTGTTTTCATTCTTTGTGTTTTCAAATACTGTTCTTCACAGGTTATGGCCACTGCAAGGGCTGAATAGATATCAGCCTTGAATCCTTTGAGTTTACCTTTGGGTCTCTTCCCTGCAATCAAGTCTGGCTCAAATCTATCAAGCAATTCTTGTCTTATTCCACTATCTTTGGCAGCACCTGTGCCACATATGTACTTCTTTTCATCTACTCTCTTAATTCTATAATGCTTTTTCCTAAACCCTTGCATACATTTTCCAATGAAGAAACAGGTTTGGAATGTCTCTTTTCCAACTCTCTGGCCATATGATGTAATAATTTCTATGGCCATCACATCTGCTTCGTCAGGATTTTCAACAATAATCTTTAGCAAGGCATCGTTGTCTATTTTACCAAACGATATTATATCTTCTGTCTCTGTATCATATACTACATATCCAGATTCTGATGTTCCTGGATCCACTCCAAATATCTTCATTTATTCTCCTTTTTAAATCTAGAAAAGTCCCTATCTTTTAAGAAAAGCCTATCATGTTCTGCTCTATGGCATGTGGCGCATAATAGTATACACTTATCTAATTCTTTTTTACAGACTGCTGATAATTTTCTTGTGGTGTACTCTTTTAGCGAGAATTCCTTTTTTGAAGGATCGACGTGATGGAAGTCCAAGGCACTTAAACATTTAGCATAGCCGCAGTGGGAGCACTCTCCTCCTTTATAGTCTACCATATCCTGCTTATATCTACGTCTTAAATGTACACTATAGGAGCTTTTACATCTTTTACACCAAACACTGTATAGCTGTCTACCTGTAACGCTTATTCTCTCTTTAACATATTCTTCTAAAGGTTTCTTTTCTTTACAGCAAGAGCAGACCTTTTCCTTAGCAGGGGACATATAATCCCAATACTTCATAGAGCGAGGTGGGGAACAGGTGTAGCAGTATTTTCTATTATATGCTGTAAGAGCCTTACCTCCTATTTTTTGTCTAACAGGAAAAGACTCTTTGCAGTTTTCACAGGTATTATATACTTTTTCAAATTTACCTATTCCGCACTCTGGACATTTCATCCTACTTATATGTACCTCATGTCCATTTATGCAGTTTTTCTTAATTGTTCTCATAATGATCTCCTATTGTGGGTTTACTATAAATATACCACAGTATCTCATCATTATCAAGAGTCCTCTAACTTACACATATCTTCTTCGTATAAGGTGAGGTGTACCGGTTCTTTGAACTGGTTAGGTTTAAACTTCTTATTAGGTAACTGCCCTACTGGGCCATATACTGAGGACCACTTTCCATTTACTTTTTCAGGCTTGGGTCCATAAAACAATAAGGTCTCTTTGCTATTTGAGACTATCCAAAAATCATAATCTCCATACATATTATTTCTTACATTTCCTTATAGGTTGTGGAGCGCCATATCGGATTCAAACCGATGCCCGAGCCTTGGAGGGGCCCTATGCTATCTCTAACACCAATGGCGCACATATTTTTCTTTTAGTACCGGGGTGGTTTTTTCCCTCTAAGTTTATGGAACTGATAAAATTCTGCCATATAATTTACTGCCTGATCCGGTCTCAGGCTGACCTCAAAGCAGTCATCTAAGTACTGCTTGTTCACATCCTTTAGGCTGTATTTATACCTAGCCCTGAGGATCTGCTCAGTTTGTCTCCACCAGTCTCTTAGAAACTTGTCAATGGAACTCATTTTAGAGATCTCTTAGTTTAGCAATGAATTCGTCTTTGTCAACGAGATTCTCTGTCATTGCTGCAACATCTTTTAGTGCCACTGTTGCTGCTGCCATTAAAGACATAGCAGAACCGACCTTTCCAAGAACAGTTGGGGGATACTCTTGTTCATCTTCCAAGGACACTGTATACCCGTTTTCCTCTAACTTCGTGATCGCCTTTGCGATATCTGTTTTAAGTATTTCTTCTGCAGTTCTCCTGGGCTTCCTTTTGGCAGGCTTGTCAGGTTTGGGATCTTTGACTGTGTCCTTCCTGTCAGTGTCCCTTTCAGATTCATTCCCAGGTACTGTCTCGGTATCCTCATCCACCTGCTCAGCTCCTTCTCCCAGTACTTTATCACCACTAGGACCGGAATCCTCATCTCCACTTTTAATATTTTCTTCATCTGTAATCTCCGGTAAATCTAAGGTAGCTTCTGCTGCTTTTTTTGCTCTTCTTGCTGCGGGCATCTTTTTCTTATCCTTTTTAATAGCTCTAGGTTCGTAATCTTTTACAAAAACGCTCATCACTGCATCAATCTCACTGATGTCTCCTGGAGTGTACCAGTCTGCTATGAGAACAACATTCCTATTTATAAGCTTCACCCCAAATTGTTCTGATTCCTTATTGGAATAGAAGTCAAACTTTTTGTCGTAATCAAATCCTGCCAATCCCTTAGGCATGACTGTTTCTAAAACAGTCCCCTCAACGGTATCTACGGCTTCAAAGATTACACCTCCTGATGGAGCTGAACTCTCTACACCTATATCAATTTTTGTGTTATTTTGCTTTAGGGTTATAATCTTTGCATCTGTATTCTTAAGTGCATCATTTAAAACTTGTAAGTCAAAGGACATATCTTTGTCCGTGGTATCTGACATACCTGATATTTCAGTCATTATATAAATAGGGTCATATTGTTTATCTTGTATATTGTCTTCAGTTGGTACTGCTACATTGATAGTAGAGTCCTCTGTAGCTGTTAAATAAGCTTGCATATTTTTATGCTTTGGATGCTTTTCAAAAGTCTTAATAAACTCTTTGAAAGGTTTAGTTTCGATATCTATCCTCATGGAGTCTCCTGTTGTAATATCCTGGATCGCCAATATATTGAATTTTTACGGAAAGGATTACATCATGGCAAAGCGTAGACCACGTAGAACGTGCATGAGATGTAAGCAGAACAAAGCCCCTGAAGGACTTTATATATGTACTAAATGTAAGAAGATTATCAAATCCCTATCTGGGGGTTTTGCAGAATTATCTGATGAAAGAGTACATAAAGCTTTAAACTCTGAATACACCTTATAGCATTAATGCAGTTTCATATAATTTATATAGCTTTAGGGGCTTCATCTCTAAAGCAGGGAGATAGTCTTCCATATCTCCTAAATACCGGGCTTGTAAGTCTTCTAACTTATAACCCTTCCTGTACTTAGTACCTACAAGGCAGGCACTTATTCTTTCATTTAAGTCTGTAAGGTTTTCCACATCTGGTGGGATATCTTCTCCCATATCCTTTAGCTTAAAGAAGCTGGACAAGTCCAAGACCTCTTTATCCTCAAACATCTTAGGATCAAAATCATCAAGCCATCCTTCTACAAAGGCTTTGTTAAATACCACATAGAAATCCATACTGTACAGAATAGGAAGAATAAGTTCCTTTGCTCTGTCTGCCCCCACTGCTCTTTCCGTATAGGAAGACGGAGATACTCCTGTGTACTGTACAACAGCACTAGGGTCTGCTCCGGTTATGTATGTTATAGAGTGTTCTTTACCTGTATGCAATCCAATTGACATTAGATTATTCTGGGACGGTTTGAGACCATCTGAGCCTACAGTTAAAACACATGCTTTATTTGTTATATACTCTCTACTTGCTAACCACTCTCCTAATCTCATGTAAATGTAAACTCCACTGTTTTTGTATTAGCTACATCTTTCTTATCTACTGCAAACCATGTGCCATAGATTGAAGGATCTGCAACCACTATCCCTTTTCCATAAATGTGCTCAAAAGGGTAAGCACTTCTTCCTTTCCCTGCATCTTCTGCAAAGTCAGGTAAGCATCTCCTAAGGCATGTCTCCAAAGGTAGGCTCTCATTGTAGGCACCTGTAGCCTTGATAGCCTCTAAGGTTGCCTCTCCCTTTCTAGGATATAGAATCTTATTATTAGAGGGGCAGCTCAAGTAGAACTGAGGATGTACCATCTTAGGTATTGTATGAGGAGGAACTTCTAATTCCCCGAGTATCTCTAATAGGTATGAATCTGAAGGCTTATCTTCATTAATTTGGTTCTTTGAGGTTCCTTCCTCTAGGTCTTTTTTTATTCCAGCTATCTCACAAGTCTCATTCTGAAATATTCTACTAGAGGGGAGTACTCTTCCCTTCCTGTTTCCAGACATGATTCTATAACAAGTCTCTGTTGAATACTTGAGGATTGGCTCTTGATCTTCTGTCTTACTAGAATATCCTATCACTCTTTGGATAATGTTATCTTTAACTACATAGAGATATGTTTTATCCAATCTAGTGAAGACATCCTGCTCAGAGAAGATAGTACCATACCATCTGTAGTATATTGTATCAGGACTCTGCTGGAGCTTCTTTGTCAGAGTCTGTAGTGTTTGCGGCATATCTTTCTTCCTGATTTTTCTGTATATCAATTAGATAGTTATCTACTGATTTCTTTAATGGATTGAGGTCATATCCTGTAGGGAGAGCCCCACAGCTTTTCACTTCATCAATAAAAGAGTTGGCTGTTTCTTTACCCATCAAAGATAGCATAGAGGTTACTTGTTGAAAATCGTAACACTCTTCTGTGTCTAGACTGTCTGGGGATGCAATGGCCATTTGCTTACTACCATATATGTAAGTAAAAATGGATGTCATGAACAGTGTAGAAAAGGTAGCTAACAGCTCTGTGCCCATAGCTCCCTTAGTCTCAATATACTCAAACAAGTGTCTAAGCTGATTGAGGCCTTTCATTCTATCTGCTCTAGAATCCTCATAGGTTCTATGGAAGAACTGGATTATAGTGTCTAAAATCTCCAATTCTGCTTTTTGGCCCTCATATATGCCTTGGCACATAATCGTAGCATTCTTCATCAAAAAAGGTAGGCATAGTGCCAGGTCTCTCTGGAAAACCATTGGGGGCCCTGCTCCTGGAATTCTCATTCCCATTGTAGATCCTCCTTTGGTAAATGTATTTGGTTTCATCTTTTCTCCTTATGTGGAAATCTACCAACATTAATACACCCAAGGCATATTTTATCCCTTACAATGTATCCATAATGTTTAGTTGGTTTAGTGTTTTTACATACCTCTTTAGGGTATTCTGCAGTGTGTCTAGATAAAGCACACAGCTTCTTAGGTAATTGACAGTTCATACACTTATTTGTCAAGCCCTGAATGCAGGGACCTATTCTTTTTTTTAGTATATTCTTATTATAAACCTGTTGACTGTTGGAAGCATATATGTCTGTAAATGTGGTTTTATAGCTCTTATATCCTATCTTAGCAGTTAGCCATAGATCAAATAGATCTTCTGGAATATGCTCATCTTTCCATCTAGTTCCACAAGCCTTTAGGATTCTATATACAAATTTAGAAGAGAAGTTCACAATCCATGTAGTTCCATAAGTGTTTCCACCACAGGACTCTAGTCTACATTTATATGTCTTTCTCTCTGTAAAGTCCCTCTCTATACTTATTACCTTTATGAAGGCCCAGTTAGCTGGACTCTTAGGTGACCATTGGCAATATAGTTCACCGTCTAAGATGGTATCTACGCATCCAGCAATGTGTTTGCATAGGACATCTATAGTTAATACATCTAAAGGTGTTCCAATGTAATGGGAGAGAATGCTTGTTACAGACTTCCTCCTCATATACTTGTCATCTTTAGATAGCCCTTTTCTCTTTGGGAGATTAGAAACTATAGCATCTAGCACTCTTTTCATGTTAGCCTGTTGGATGGTTGCATCCTGTAGACCATCTTCGATAAGAGCACTTTTAATCTTAGCGGAGAGCTTGTTGAATCTAGGTACACTAAAGCTGGGTAGATTATTCTTCTGCATGATCCTTGGCCGTGGTATCACAAAACTCTAGAAGACTCATCAAAGTATCCTGGCAGTCTGCTGTGTCATTTCTGATCACTGCAATCTGTTCAATTACTTTGTTGTACACTTCATCTGTTGTTCTCATGTCATCAGTGGCTACATCCAAGTAGTCTTTACTTTCCATGAGCTTGTCCGTGAAGTGGTGATAGGTCTTCTCCAGGGCATCATGCATCTTCTGGAAGAACTTAAGAGGCTCTGCAGTTTCTATTGTGCCATCAGTCTCAGGGACTTCTGGGAGAGCGGGGAGGGCAGGTAGTCCGCTGCTGTTAGCCTTCTTGATCTCATCTCCAAGATCATACTTATCAATCCTGTCTTCCATGATCTTCTCTACAATCTCTTCTCTATCCCCATCTTCTTTGACAGCAGTCAACATTTTGAACTGTGTCCATTCAAGGCCTTTTACACAGAGATCGTGTACTTCCTCAAAGGAGGGAAACTTCCTGAAGACAGATAGGGTGTACTGAAGATGTCTCTTCTCATACTGGGTCTTCTCCATGACCTGAGTGAGTACATCCTTTTCACCTCTATCCTTTAGGGTATCGATGACCCTTCCTACATTCCAATGCCTTAGTGTGGCATACCTGGCTGCATCGATCAGATTACTCTTGATCAGAGTAAAGCAGTCTTCTTTCTTCTTTGGGACTTCATCCACAAAGATCTGGAACTGCTTAGGAACTACTGCTGGGAGGTCCCCAATCAATTCAGCTTCTACTATTTTAACTGCACCCATTTTCTATTCCTTTTCCATACTTCTACGAACCTTACCCACAAAGGTATGGCTAACTGCACACTGTCTACCGATTTCTCTATCGCTCAGGGCCGAGATCGCCGTTTGAGAGAGAGCTACCCGGACAGTAGCAATTTTGTCCTCAATGGATCTATACTGAGGAATTGCAAGCTTTTCGACTAACTCCTCTATGTACTCAAGACACTCCCTCACTACCTCTCCTCCTGGATCGGGTAACAAGTGACTACAGGTTTTCATCTTCTCTCTGTAGGTCTTATCTCTTAGATTACTCATACTTTATACTCCTTACAAAATAACTCTAGGGGATAGACATATGCATTCTGGGCTGTTCCCTTTGCAGGTATCTCTATCCTGGCCCTTCCAGACTGCTGATTGGGCACAGTGGCGTTGGTTAAGACCCAAGGACCACTTCTCTTTATCTTAAAGATCATTATGGGGTAAGGCGTGACAGCCAAAGCTTTCTTGAACTTACCCCACATCTTCGTCTCTTGATACTTTCCTGAAAAGATCTCTGACATGGTGAGGACAGTGTCCATGATCTCCATATCTAAATCAACTATTACTTCCTTCTCTATGATCTTCTTTACTTTTGCAGTGAACTTATCTATAGCTCTCTGCTTCTCTAGCTTTTTGAATCGCTTTTCGCTATTTCCAAAGATTGACATCCAAATACCCTTTTTCTCCTAATGTGTAAGACATTGTCTTGTAGTGCTTTAACTATATCTGCATCTGCATGTATGGCTTTTCCCATCTCTTTTGCAGAAACATCTGTTAGCCCAAGTTGCTTGCTTGAGCACTTAGATCCACTTCTAGTAAACTGTATTACTTCTTTGACCGCAGTGGCTGATATCTTATTATCAGTCAATAGGTCTACCAAAGCAGAGTCCCAGTCATATTCAATTATCTCAACACCATCTTCTTTGAAGGTGCTGGTATATGGAACTAGGATAGGCAATCTCTCACCTGAACCTAGAGAACTCTTACCTATTTTCATCTTGTAGCAGGGAATATTCCCATGGACTGATTTCTTAGAACCAGCCTTCATCAACTCAAATTTCCAAGTGTAGGCGAAATCTTTGTGTCCTCCTCCAGCTTCCTTTTTGATTGCTGGCATAAAGGGGGATCGTGCTGTGGCGCCAATATCTAACTTCTGATGGTTTACTACCACCAGGGATATTGGGTTACCTTTTAGGCACTTAGGAACAAATGTCTGCATATGTTCTTGTATCTGTCCTGCATTCCTGGCTCCACTAAAACCGGCTACATCTTCCTGTGCCATGATCTTAGATGCTACATCTTCTGATGTGACAGCATTTAAGGAATCTACAAAAAGCAACATAGGGATGCTTTTGTCTGGAATCAGTTTGTTGTATTCTTCTGTATAATAGAATAAGGCATGGAGCATCTTATCTAAAGAGTCCACTTCTGTAAACAGGATATTCTTTAAGAGTTCATCGTTGTTAATAATAGCCCTGACCTGATCAGGATTAGTTTTATGTTCAGTATCAATAAATACTACTTGACTGTTATGTTCTAAAAATAGCTTAGCAAAGTACCATCCTAGGGAAGACTTGGTTGTTCCCCAAGACCCTACTAAGGTAATACATCTCTCTAAAGCTAAGACGTCAATGCCTAAAAGGTATTGAAGAGGGAGTTTATCATTCCCTACTGGTATGCCATATACAGAATCCAAGAAGGTATCTGCATCTGCTACATTGGTTGTGCCCCACTCTTTGATAGCATTGTCTCTGAGTGCATTGGCGAATCCTGTAGGTGTAGCATTGGTTAATGCTGTTGCTGCTTTACGACCTCTGGCCATAGTAATCTCCTATATGTAGAAAGAGGAAAAGCCGGGACATTTGCCCCGGCACATATAGACTTGTTAGTCTGCCATAGGCATAGTGTGACCCTGGAGCTTATCCAAGTTCTTCTTGAACGCTTCTGGGCTTAGTTCACTATCATCTGAGACTTTGGGTAAGTCAATATCATCTCCATCAGCAATAGAAGGAGCTTTGAGTCTTGGGGCGGTACGCTCCTCTTGGATTGGCCCGTTCTTGGCTCTAATCTCTCTAATATCTTCTGCTTCTGGAATGTCATCTGCAGCTCCGAGGAACTCTTCAGGGACATAAGAAGTATATGCTGTGTTTCTAAAACCGAAGTCTATCACAGCAGGCTCAAAGAGTTTTGACAAGACCCTAACAGTTTCATCAACTGTGGGGAGATGAATAAGTTCATCCCAGGGTCTCACAATACCTTTGACTTGATCTTCTCTAAATGGTGTTTTCTTACCTAGAGACAGAGAATAACTGATCTTGCCTCTTTTTCCACCACCTGATTTTTGAGTAAATCTTGAGAGTCTTAAGAGGTGACCTTCAGCACAGGAGCAGAAATCGCCTAAACGATTATTGCCAAGACTGAGCATCTCATCTTCATCCTCTTTCTTTAGTACGTTGTTCAGGAAAACGCCTTCAGCACTTTTGGGAATGAGGAAGACATATGGACCTTGCCATTGCATCTTCTTTTTCATATCCCTTTTGACTTCTCCATTTACTTTTGAAGCCATGCACTGAACCATAAACATGGGCTGGGGTCTTACAATAGTACCTTTAGATGTCCAGGGCATCCAATGCTTAGGAATGTTTGTCTCCATACCGCGCTGCTGCTTTTCATTCTCTACAAAGATCTTGTAGCTGAGTCTCCTCATGAAATGGGCAGCTGGGCTGTAGTTACTCCCAGGAACTGGATTTCCTGCTTCATCTTCTGGTTGGACTGATGAGACCAACATGGTCCTACCATTCTTCCAGATTGTACATACTTCTGCATAGTAGAATGCACAGCCAAGGCTATTGAAAGGGTCTTCGACGTTTCCATCTGGGTTAAGGACCAAGTCCTCATCTCCATCTTCATCAAATGAATTGAAAACTCTGATTTCTGTTTCCAGGTCATCTTCTTTCAAATAGGGGATAAGGATCTCAAATCCTGAGTCGGGTTTTACTATTAAGTTTAAATTAGAAAAACTATTAGTGTTTGTACTTTGTCCGGTGTCGGACATTTTTCTGAATGCCATTTGGTAAAATATTCCTTGTAGGTTTTTTTATGAGTTCTTTTAGATATTCTTTATCTAATGCAAATTGTTCTGGTATTCCAGGGTGATGTTTACAGCCCCATACTATGATATTCTCTCCTTTCTTCAGAGGGAACATTGATGCTGCTGCTTTAGTCTTCTGGCAGAAATGACAAGTCTGTTTCATAATCACATTTCTTTCATCTTAGGTGTCCAGAGGAGAAGATTATCCTCCTCATCATACACGGGTTCAGCTTCTTTGTACCATCTAGTCATTAGTGTGGGTTCTACCTTTATTGTAACGTGTTTAATCACTTTTTCCATACCTAGAATCATATATTTTTCCACTTTTTTGACATTGGCTTGAAGCTCGTCTCCTAGAGGCAACTCTACTATTATCTCATCCATTCATGTTCAGCAAAGGTCGTTGCTCTTTGCTCGCTTTACAGCTGCTGAATGTTTCCATTCAGATCAGACTATATCATCACCCTAAGTTACTAGGGGCAGGGCGCTTCCACTCACTTGAGTGTACTTCCTCGCGGAATAGTCGTTGAAGCTTCTCTGGCCTTATACCATTCTTTACCGGAGCAGTAGAGATTGTTTCTCACGGCATGAGCAACATTCTCCCTGTGAGACAATACCTCTAAATTGTTCAGACTGTTGTTTACAGTATCGCCATCTTTGTGGTTTACCCTCTCCTCTTTGGCAAGGGGCCTTTTAAGATGGACAGATGCTACTAACCTATGCAGTAAATAATTCTTCGCTGCTGCCTTCACTCTTATGTAGGGCGAAGCACTTCTTCCATAGTGTAGTCTAGTCTTCAATTTTTTGGTGTCTCCTCTCTTTGTACTGTAAATATTCCCGACTCCATCTGTATAATAGTGAGATAGGCCTGGGAGAGGTATTAGGTTCGAGCTTGCCTGCTGATTGTCCATTTTAATATCCTTTTGATTGTTACTTAGTGATAATGTACTGCACCCTATTTGAAAGTGCAACCACTATAGTACAAAAGGCTTTAGGATTTTCCAGCAATTCACCCTGTTTTACATCCACAATGTTTAGTATCTATATAAATGCACATAATCTCCACAGGACTTGTTAACTCTAACAAAATCCTTTTCCTTTAAAGAACGGCTTATATAGCTCTTGCTAAGCCCCCAAACTTTAGCTGCTTCGGCTTGAGAAGAATACACCTCTCCAGTTTCGCGGCATTGAAGTCTCTTTTTAGGTTTTCCTGTGGGAGAGGTTTGAAGGATATTTAGTTGTTTTTCTCTAAAAATAGGATCGCTCCATACATCCTTCATTCTATTACTCATTGTCTTTCTTACTTTAGAACTAGACCTTTGTTTCCTCAAGGTGGTTTTTATTCGTTGCCGCCTTCTCCTTTCAGAGCTTTTGGTTCTACGATAACAAAATCCACCTGGTTGAAGATTATAGCCTAGAGATCGGTCTCTGGTTTTAAGTTTCCTTATCATCTTTTTCTCTAAATCAGCTGCTTCTTTTCTAGTTAGTTCTGATTTTACCACTTCTGCTTTAAATGCAGACATGCCAAATTGTTGGATGGCATCGTAAAATCTAGGACAACCTTTATAGTTGCAGCCTTCTTTACCGGCTCTCTTTTCTAAAGTATATTTTGTAAGACCTATATACTTTTTATTACTTTTTGTGTGCGTGTACATATATACAGAATACATGATGTCTCCTTCCTATACTAATATAGCATTAGAAAGAGACGTGTCTATTATGGATAAAGTTAACCATCTTATAATCAGCTAAGTATAAATACCATAGGGCGTATTTTGCTCCATCAGCTGCTAAGCCTTGAACGAAAATCGTATTCTCCGTAGTCTCTTTATACTACGCTCTTACACTTGGAGATAGAGAGTGTTTTTCACATACTCTCTTAGATAATTCCTTTAATAATTCTACAAACTCTTCCTCGTTTAGATTAGATTTGGCCCTGTTACATATATTACAGGACATAGCCAAATTATCTAAAGCATGGGTGTCAGGTCCCAAAAGAGCCTCTTTATGATCTATATGTAAATTCTCTTCAGTTAATTCTATATCACAGTAAAGGCATTTACTATCTTGCCTATAAAAAAGATTTATTAGATCTTCGCCAGAGGTCTTGTAATCTAATGTTTGAATTGTAAGTGCCGGGTCATGTCTCTTCCTGAGTCGAATTAAGGCTCCTGAATTAACTGAGTAGGCTTTTGTTCTCCAAAATACAGGAGAACTTATATCTTTAAACTCCCTTCTGCAGGAATTTTTATAATTCTGTACCAAACATAGATCACAAATCTTCTTCCACGTACCTTTGGTTTTTTTAGAAAATTCTGAAAGTTTTTTCTTGCTCGAGCAAACAGAACAAATCCGTTTGCCCGCTGTCTCTAAAATAAGATTAATGCTAGTTAAATTACCCAACTTCTTATTCTTAGATGCCTCACAGTCTCTTAAATACTTTTCTTTCTTTTTCTCTGGAGAGAGGTGTGATCTATACTTTCTATTTCTCTTCCTATTTTTCACCCTCTCCTTTTCAGTATCTTCAAGTGTAAGGGAAGCTCTCTTCTCTCTATATCTGTCTCTACGTTTACTTAGATACTCTTCTTGAGTCTCTTTCTTTTTAGAACCTGACATTATATTATCTCCTTGACATTGTGTAAGTCTGGACTATATCATCACCCTATTTCTAGGGGCTGGGCGCTCTTGTCTCCATTACTCTCCTCTAGGGAGTCGGGAGTTAGTCTCTACACCTTCAAAAGCATTGCTGCTTAAGCTTGGCTCGGTATTACCATCTGCCTTTAATAACATACAAGTTACTAAGCAGATTGTCAAGTTGGCTTCCACCGAATTCACCCAATTTTATATGTGCAACAAGTTTACACATAGTTCAACGCTGCTGAATAAGTTGAGTTTCTTTTAACTCTTCCTGTTAAGGTCGTTGACATATATCTATTCATCTTAAATGTGATGTCTCTTATCTCTTTTTCTGTTTTACCAGTTTGCTTTAAAACTCCAGATAAGTCCTGTATTGTTTCTGTGTCCCAATACATTCTATCTAAATGCTCTTTACAATACTTCTTTACTTCTTTACTTGTGCTAATTGTATCTTCTGTGGGTTTCAGATGATACTTCATCTCAGGAAAGGTATTTAGCCAAACCTCTTTTAATTTCCTTGCTCCATCTAAATCTATATCTAACCCATATCCTTTTGCATATTCCATAAATGTCTGTGGCCCAAGGCCTCCAGGATATCCGAAGCTTGCAGATTTTGACATCTGCCTGAACTCTTTTAATACCTCTTTGGACTCATTTTCAGGATTTAATCCAGACTCTTTCATCAATACTTTACCAAACCAACTATGAAGATCGGTCCCTGAGTTAATAATCTCAGCCATTCTTGACTCACCATAATTTAGTAAACAGTGTTCAGCTAAAGCACATAGCTCCGCTTGACAATAGTCTACTGCTAATAGAACCTTGCCTTCTGGAGCTACATATATTCCCCTCATTCCCTCTTTTCTAGGCACTTGCTGAATATTAACTTTACTGCAGCTTGTTCTACCTGTAGCCACAAGTGGCCTAAAATGTGGATGAGCTCTTCCATCTGCATAAATATATTTATCACTTAAAAAGTTTTTCATCATCTTGTTCAAGTGAACATATTCTTTATAGCAGTGTAGGAAAGGTGGGCAATTATCTCCCAGCTTCTCCAATAAGGCATCTGTAGTTGATATCTTCCCTGTTGGCGTCTTAGGGAATGTCAGATTATATCTTGTCTCAAAACTAGCCAATAGCTTCTGTAGCACATGGGTGTTGTTCTTTTTCCCTGGCCAAAAGCCAAAGGTATTCAATACATATAGTTTGGATTCTATGTCGTCTTTTACATCTTTCCTAACCTTATCTAGATACTCTCTGTCTATTAGGAAGCCATTTCTCCCTATGGAGTTCAAGGCTATATATCCGAGTAGCTGTAGCTGCTCAGTCTCATATTTAGATACTAGAATGTCTCTGATTAGGGCTGTTACGATACTATCAATTGCAGCATACTCTATATGTTCCTTTGTTAAGGGAGCGTCTAGTGTAAAGGTGCATCTGATATCTGAATTCTTATCTAACTCTATTTTCAACAGCTGTTTCGCCATTGCCTTTAGAGAAGCATTGGAATTGAATCTGCCTCTATCAAGGCTCTCCATCATATATCTCAAGTACACATCTGTAACCCTACCCTCTCTAAGGGCAGCGAATAGTGTGTTATTTCTAAAGTCTAATACATTGAGGTCAAAGGGGGCGGTGTGAAACACATATTCCAATTCAGGATTTAGTGTATCCATTCTCCTAATGAAGTCAGGCATTTGTTTTGCAGTAGTAACATATACAGTGCTAGATCTGGGGAAACACACCTGTAGGATTACAGGCACTATGGGGGATCCCTCTTTGATCATTTCTGTCTCAGTATCTAGTGCTGCGAACTCCTCATCTGCTGCCTCTACTGGATCAGAAATACCATCCCAAGATTTGATGGTCCATGTTCTATGTGCTACTGTTATCTTAAATGGTTGCATCTATTCTCCTTATAATTCCTCTACTACCATAGCTGTCTCTAAAATCTCTTGTAGATTTCCATCCATCTCAGGTTCTTCAAATAGATCCCATACAACGTCTATATGTTCTCTCTGAAATGTCACGGGATCTGTTTTCAAATCATAAGTTCTATATTCTCCTGCTCTTTTTTTATCTTTTTCATGGATACTATAGAAAGCTGCCAATGAGGTCTCTTGGAATTGTTTTATTCTTTTTCCATAATAACTGGTTGTGCTCTTTTCTCTATAGGCATGGTATTTACCTCTTTTAGGTTTGGTGATAAAGGCATGAAAAAAGTCAGTGCAGTCACTACTAGAACTAGAGGGAACTGCATATTCATATATAATATCAGGTACTACTAAAGCTTGGGTGTACCTTTCCTCATCAAAGAAAAGCTGTTTCCTAGTGGAGCTGCTGTACCCTACCCTTGGCCTGCTTTGATGTTCCTTTATCTCCTGGTCTATTTTTGCATCTAAGAGGTCATTATAGAAATTAGAATAATCTTCATGTCCATATCCTTGCATATATTGTATATCATCCTGTCTGTTGTAGTTGTACCCTTCTCTAATATCAAACCCAATAACTCTTCCAGGTCTGATTTGTATAAACCCATTGAGAGCCTTAAAGGCCTGTGTCCCCTCTATCTCTTTAGACAGATAGGTACAGACATTATTATATTTAAACTCCTGGGGTACTTGTTCTAAAGATGTGGTATACTCAAAGGTATATCCTAATAGGGGTTGGTTTGCTCTAGCATCCAAGTGTGTTGGGATATCTATGTGCAACTTTGTTACACCCTCTTTTGGTTTAAGGGTCTTAGTGTAGGTTCTTTGCAGTAACCAAGCTAAGGAATGTTTTTTGTATTTACCTGTTAGTTCAATATCCATCAGTTATGTGTTTCCTTCATTTTTTCAGAAATAAGAGAGTTTATCTCCTCTCTAGAGTAATTATCCGGATCGCCTTTTTCTAAGTCTAGTACAGACACTCCTCCTGGGAATATCTCTTTAAACCTAAGCATCTTTGCAATATTGTGTGCAGCTTTTTTGGCATCTGGGTCTAAAGCAATTACAGCTTTACCATCAAATCCCCACAGCACTCTCATTATCTCTAATTGGGCAAGACTTAAACTCTTACCAAATATAGCTACAGCATGGGGACCAATTCTCCACACATCTGTAACTCCTTCACATATAACAATCTCATTATGTAATAGGGCATTATCCATATTATATACATAGGTACTCTTCCTGCATCCAGGAGGGAAGAGATATTTCAAAGGCATCCCGTTCTCTACTATTCTCCTAGCCTGCCAAGATACTTGGACTTGCCTTTGGATAATAGGAATGAAGAGCCTGTCCTCATAGAATGATACAGTTTTTGATTTGTCCTCATTATGCCAATCAAGTCCAGCAGGTATATACTTACACATATAGTGGTCATTAAGCTCTTGGATATAGAAATGTCTCTCTTGGAGATAATCCCTTACATATCCAGGAAGGGCTGAATCAATAAGAGGCAAGGCCCCCTTCACTACTGGAATTTCTATATCCAGCATCTTCTTAAAAGGTACATTCTTAGCAGTATAGGATGCGGCAACTTCAACCTCTGTAGAGGTAAAGTCTAATTTGTTTAAATGTGTCCATATCTTTTCAGTCTTATGGCATTCCTCATTATAGCAATGCATACAATATTTACCAAAGTACACAGGTTTCTTTGTGCCTTTAGGTATTACTTTCTCTCCCCAGAGATGACAGAATCTTAGTCTATGTCTTGTATCTCCACAAACTGGACAAGACACTTCATAAGACTCACCCCAATCTTCTAGATCAGCATACTTATTCTGCTTAGGGGTAAAACAAGAGTACCTCCCTGCTGGGATACTATACTCTGCTTCATCATCTTCTCTGGATATTCTAACATCACCAAACATCTTGTTCAGTGCATTATACAGTTTAGGATTAAGCATGTTAATCTCCTTCTAATTGAGTCTCCAGTTCCTTTACTTTATCAAGCAATTCGGCATAGGTAGGCTCAGAACTACATTCCTCTTTGATCTCTTCTTCCCTAAAGAGCATGTAGTTAAAGTAGTTCATTACATCGGGTTCATCTGCTTTTCTAAAGTGCCAAGCCTTTTCAGATTTTTCATACTTTATACATTTAGCTTTACCATGGAACCCCCTTTTGCTAGAGGACTTCAGGTACTTTATTTTATACCATTTATTTATCTCTGGCTTCATGTTATAGTCTTCCCTAATTTCTTAGCTAGTCTTTTAAACTCAACTTCCATATTCTTTGATTTTTCTGCTTCTGCTTTTTTAGCTTTTCTTTCCTTAGCTTCTGCTCTTTTAATCTTAGCTTTTTCTCTGTCTTTTATTATATCATCGGCATATGCTATAGTCGCTTTGATTTTCTCTAAAGCAGATTCTTTAGGAATTTTCTCTACAAGAATGGATCTTTCTGTATCTGCAAATCCCTTAGGTTGTCTTCTTTTTATATCATATTCTAGAAAATATCTCTTTAAAATTTCATACTCTTCTTGGGAAACCTCTATCCAATCTGCATCCTCCAAAGAGTTCAGATGTATCTCCTCTCCACATTCATAGCATCCATTATAAGTATAAATATCCACTATCTGGACCTGTACCTTCTTTTCTTTTTTCATCTCAATCTCCTATCTTCAATCCTAATTTGGCAGCAAGGACATCCAACTTTTCTCTATCAGTCTTTGCCTTTAGAGCTTCTTTTTCTTTCTTCTTCTTTTCTGCAGCTTTCTTTCTCTTTTCAATAGCTCTTACAGCTTTCTCATCAGTGATTCTCTGTTGCTCTATAACTATCTTAGCAAGCTCTAGGACTTCAGCTATTTTTTCTTTTGCAGTTACTCCGTCCATTCTAGTGGCCAGGACATAATATTCTCTATCATTCACTCTGTGGGAATAGTCTCTAAAGTACTCTTTAAGAGTCTTATATTCAGCGTCATCAACTTCTACCCAGGCCTTCTCTCTAGGATCTGACATCTTAATATCATCATCCCCTCAGTCAGTCCTGAGGCCGGTCAACTCTAGTAATTGCACTTGTCTCATTTTATTATCTCCTCTACCAAACCGTACTGGTTCTTGGCTTTCTTTTTCTTTTTGCAGCCTAACTTCTTAAGATTCTTTTTGCTGGCCTTATGTATCTTATCTCTTTTTCTTTTTTCCTGATTATATTTCTCTGCCTGTATAGAGCATCTCATTTTACTCTCCTATCCCAAAAGTTCCGCCCTTTTTATCATCTAGTAGAAAACCTAATCCAGGGGGTGTGGTAGAATTAACATTAGTTTGTTCTCATTTAATTGTCGACATACTGCTTCTCTTTGATGTTGTTTTTTAGTGAAATATACGCTCTCATTGCAACGTCATATTCTTCTGGCTTCACATCAATTCTATTAATGGTCTTCCATAACTTAACCAACTTAACTTCTTCAGGAGTAGTGTATATAACTTTAAGAGCTTCCTTTTTAACAGTTATAGCTTTGGGCTCTTCCTTTTTAACCTCTATATTCTCTTCTGTAATAAGGTTATAGGCTTCTAATAGATCTTCCCAAGTAACCACTCTATTCTTAAATTTAGTTTTAACTGTAGGAGCTAATTTTAAAGAGTTAAGTTCCAGGTCTGCTTCATGCATAACAGTAACTAGTTTTTTTAGGTCTATCTGGTATAACCATTCAAACTTGTTCACGTGCTCTTTAGATTTGATATAAGGTTGAAGCTTAGCTAGAGCTCTATCATAACTATCTTCACACATTCCAGATAATGCTAGAACTTGGCTCCTTTGAAATCTGAACTTACCTTCAGAAGTCCCTTCCAAAAATTGATCAAAGTCTTTGCAGCTCTGAAGGCTGTACAGCATTACATCTAATATCATTTGGACAGTGGGCGAATTAAAAAACTTCCACGTATCATAATGTCTCTGAGGGTAGATTTTTACCCGTAGATGTTGTATATTATTCATTGTTCAGTTCCTTTAAGCCCCCTCTAGCCCAGGGGGTTTTATTTTGTTATATCTATTCCACATCGTCCATCAAAACAGTATCAGGGAGCCGGTATGTCTTCCCAATAGTCTTGTACCTGATCTTCCCTTCTGCTATCCAGGCATACACTGTTCTCTTAGTTACTCCTAAAGCATCTGCGACTTCTTGGGGTTTCAGCCAGTTTACTCTTTGTTTCATCTCTTGTCTCCTTATGTTGTTCTACTAATCAATATACAGGGGTAGATATCTAAACACAACACCTTTTAAACACAATTATCCTAAAATAATCACAGGAATAGTCATAAGGGGTTGGTAGATAGGAATTAGAAAATGTTAAAGAATCCCATACCCTGGATTTGTAGGTATGGTAGAATGTCATACCCTGGATTTGCGGTTCCCATACCCTGGATTCCGGGGTATGTTAAGATACCCTGGATTTGCGGGTATCCTAGAGTTAAAGAGCTAATAAGCTATTAACTCCTAAAAAGGTTCTTCAGCTCTCTTGGGATCGCTTCATCATTTTAGTCGTTAGGGAGAAGAGAAGAGTCGCCGCTTTCAGCAGCTCCATTCCATTCACTTCGTTCATTCCAGTGTTTGAGTCTCATTCTTCTTCTATGTCATATGCTCCCCCAACACCTTCATCAAATAAAAACCCTGCTTCTGCAATAGGAGGTAGATCAAGAGGCGTATCAGGGATTTCTTCATTTACTTCTTCTGGAATCTCTTCCCTCAGTAAGATTGTGTTATGGTCTGGTCCAGCACCTCTGAACATACATCTAGCCCCATCAAGGATGACCTCAACAGTTGTATTATCTGCTGCTCTAGCTTTATCTAGTCTAAAAGTCACAGTGCCTTCACTATCCTTCCTAGTGGAAACAAAGCAGAAATCCAACATGTTCGCAAAGTTTTTGTCTTCTTGGGCGTCATGAGCACTAGCTATTTTATCTACTCCAGCTACAGCTCCAGCTAATTGATGGAACACAAATATAGGTAGGTTATATGCAGTAGCCAAGCCCTTAAGCTCAAGTAACCACATCTGTTGTTGCGCTCTTCTCATGAAATCTGATGCTGTAGGATTGTAGGCAAATAGCTTAAGTTTCATTGCTCCCCACCAGTCTATGAACAATACCTCAGGCTTCTTACCTTTAGAGATTAGTCCATCTATTGCTCTAAAAATGTCATAAGGGGAGTTGAAGGGCTGTCTAGCATCTACCCATGAAAAGAAATGTAAATGCTTCTTCCATGCTGCTCTAGAGTCCCTATATCTCTGTAATACATCAGGTTTAATGTTCCTCAGGTTTGTCTCATTCCAGTCTCCTCTTGTAGAGGCTGAAGCCAAGACATGGGCTCTTAAAGCAAGATCACCCTTCAGTGGTTGCTCAAAAGAGGCCACTACAACGTCTTTACCCTTCTTTATGCACTCATGTACGCCTTGCCACACTATAGTGGTCTTACCACCCCCTGTAGGCATCACAAAGCCTATTAGCTCCCCAGGTATGTATCCACCATCAAGAGCTTGGTCTATAAAAGGCATTCCAAGAGGTTGTCTCTCAGCTGCCTGTAGGGATTCTAAGGGTTCTCCATCAAAAGGGTTTTCATCTGGAGGAAGCTGTAAAGGATCCATCAAAGACATCCTGGATGACTCTAGGAGTTCATTGACATCACAGGTTCCTTCAGCTAATTTCTCTTGTATATCTACAGAGATGTATTCTTCAAAGACTTGTTTCAAAAGTATCTGCAACAGATCTTCTGAGAACTCTTCTACTGGAATCTTGAACCACGAATCTAAAAGTGCACGGGTATGCACTCCTGTTTCTTTATCTTCTACCAGTAGCTTCAGGTCTAGATCAGTCTTCAAGGCTTGGGGCTTAAATACCCTCACCTTTGCTGTTTCATAGAAGTCAGACATGCTTCCCCAGATAAGCTCTAGGTCAAGGTGATCCTCAAATATCTTGTATTTCTTTATTCTTGGGTGGACTGCCTCTACTGTACCAGGGAGTCTCAATAAATGTTTTAGTATAGTACTTTTCTTTATATAATCTGCTTGTGTTTCCACACCCTCCTCAAGTACAGGAAGGTCTCTTGTAATTTCTGTCATATAGACTCCTAATCAATTAAATACTCCTTTACTAAAGGACAATATTTTAGATACTCGGGGCATCCCATTACAATGTATTCCACTGTATGGATATACTCATCTACAATATCCTGTAGCTTATGCTTCAAGGCATACTCTACCCTAAACACAGAGTTCAAGGGAACTGCTATGCTATGCAACACAAAGGACACATCATTGTATACCTTTACATTATTTTCAAAAGTCTCTTCTGCTAACTTAGCTAGGGTCTTGATCTGAGTAGATCTTGTTTTAGAGAACTTAATGTACTCTTTCCAAGTAGACTCAGCATTCAACATGTTTGTGAACTTCAGCCTATACGGTCCTTGGTGAGCCACACCTCTCTTGAAAAAGGAGATGAAGAAACAGAACTCAAAGGCACAACAGTCCCAAGTCTCTAGGTTCTTGGCTAATTTCCCATAATTCTTACCCATATATTTTCTATTAGGTATAAAACCACTCTCTGTGTACATACAGATAGCTTCAAAGATTTCATCAAGTTTATTCATTAGAGACTTAGTCCTTTAATATTTGTGGTTCTTCTAATTGACCACCCTTGTTTTTTATAATGTGCCATTCTTTTTTTACTTCTTGCTAGGAAGGTCTCACTAAATTTATCATTGAAGTCAATTATAAGTCCCTTTTCTTTTTTACCATTAGACACTCTAGATAGTCTTCCACCTATCTGAATAGCGGGGATAGCTCCTGCTAATCCATCTGCTCTAATCAGAATACTAAGGTCTGGGAAATCAATCCCTTCTCTCCAGCACATAGTGGCTATTACATGTCTTAGATCCCCATCTCTGAAATCTTTCTTGAACTGCTCTATGTCAGGTTTCAGAAGATCATCTACCTCAAGTAGGTTCATCTTATTGAATTGATCATATCTATCCTGTGTCATCCCAGCATGTACTAAGGTGTAGTTGGGAAGCATCAATCTCAAATGTAAAGCATGTTCAATTGTCTTCACCAGAATGAGAATCTGTTCCTCTTTGTCAAAGGTGTGTGCAGCATCAGCTATTAAAGTATTCCTTGTCCTATTTCTCCAGATATTGTGCCTCTCTTTAGCTATAGGGTTCTTCTTCTGTATCTCTGCTATGTTATCCATGTCAAGCATAACTACTTCTATTGGGGCTACTGTTTTATCGCCCTCAGCCTCGGTATAATGAACCTCACATATAACAGGTCCAAATAGGGCCTCAATGTATATCTCAGATGCATCTGATCTTCCACTTGGGGAGGCTGTGAAACCAAATCGCCTACAGCCTGTGAACTGAGATAGAACCTTAGAAATCTTTGGTGCTGCTGCTCCATGGACTTCATCAAATAGAAGTAGGGAGGCCCAGTCTGGGGGCACTTTGTGAAGCGATTTAGATGAGCATATTACAACATCAGCATCGGGATCAAAAGACGCAGTAGCATGTACTTGTATAACTTTTTTCCTTGGATTTGAAATAGTGACTCTATCATAGATATCTCTAAGTACCTCCTTTTTAGGAGTGGTTATTAGAATCTTAGTATTCTTATATACTCTACATAGTTGCTCTAGTACATATGTCTTCCCTATAGCAGGAGGAGCTACAATGACGCCTCTATGTGAGGAACATATTGCAGCCAGGATCTTATTCTGCTTAGGTCTTAGCATATTAGCTAGCCTATCAAAGTCAGGATCTGGAAGGGGTGCTTGGTAGTCCTTCACTGTATATTTTATATTTAACTCTTTAAGTTTTTTAACAAGCCTCACAAAGAGGCCCCCAAACACTAATCCTTGGGTTCCCCCATCAGGTCTCTTTTCTAAAGAGTACAAAGGTTCTGCTTGATAACTAAAATCCAAGCCAGACTTTGATCTCCAATTAGGAGTAGTGATCTGCCTATAGCAGGTCAATTCTTCTGCCAATTGAGGAACCCAAGGATTCACAGAAACTACATGTCCAAACTTACCTATTGTTATCATTTTTTTCTAATCATAAGAGATTGGGGTATCTCATACCTTTCTTTTAATTGTCTAGTGAAGTAAGGTACTTCATCTGGGGTATCATCTTTGCAGTATACAACATGAACTCTAACTCCGGGGAACTGGAGATTATATAGATGAAGGTTCTTCTTCAATATGCTTTTAAGGCATAACCAAGGGTTTATATCCAATATCTTGGTTTTGTTTGACGGAGATAAAACATCACCCTCTTTAAGAACTGTAAAACCATTTTCTTTGAACCTCTCTATTTGCTTTACTTTTCCTTTTGAACCAGGTAGGCCTACAAGAAGAGTTAGTTCCATGGGAGTACTATAGCTCCTTATTTATACTTATAAAATCAACTAAGGTCTGGGCTCCACCTTTTGTCACTTCATCAAAGATTTTCTCTATTTCATCGTCCATTCTATCATTAAGGCGTTCCCTGACCCTTTGTTCTATTTTATAGTGAAACTGATCCCCTACATATTTAGATATAGCTTTACTAATTTTGTTTTTTGTAAGATCAGGGATGGCGTCTTCAACCATCTTCTTTGTGAGTTTGGCATCTATGAGTCCATCAAGATGTTTATTCACATGAATCCCCAAAGGGCTATCTTTTTTTAATTCAGGTCTAGACCAAGACTCATCTATCCCCATTGCTCTTGACACAATCTTCTCAAACCATTTATCTAAGATACTATCCACATCTCTCTTCATGGACGCTTTGGATTCCTTCTTCTGTAACCATTTATGTACTATAGTGTTAAGATGTTGTAACGTCTCAGTGTCTATCTTTACTTTTTCTTCAATCAGATTCTTCTCTGGCATCTATCTCTCCAAATGATGTTGATGTTCAGCACATTTCTTCCACTTCTTGGACTCTCCCTCATGGGCACACCAAGGACAAAGATCGTTTCTACCTATCTTCTTAAATTCTCTCTTATAGGGTTTAGGATTCATCATCTGTGCTAAGCAGTCTTCACAAACACCAGAGACCTCATCTCCTCCAATAGGAACATGTAGATCTACGGTGTTCTCATGACATACTTGGCACAACTGTTCCGTAGTTTCTTTTTCTTCTTGCACAGCCTTCTAGTCTCCCCGTAACTTTCTCCATTAACTGGGTATGTTGACATTTATTACACTTGCACTGTATCCAACCACCACCTCTTATTTTAGCTGTAGTAGTGTCTCCACAGAATTCACAGGTTTTTGATGATCTATTGGCTATCTTGCCTATTTCATCAAATAAGTCTATATCATCTCTCTTAGACTCTGCACTGAAATAAAAGCATAAGTATCCAAATTTCTCCTTGATCTGAAGTACCTCTACCTCTTTAGCCTCTTTCTCTAAAAAGGCACATATCTCATGAATGAGGCCAAACCACCCATCATTACAGGCAGCGGGGTAAGGAGTATGCTCGATAATTGGGTTTGACGAAGAGTCATAATGTCTCATGAAAGAGAACTCTTCAGCCAGCTTCTTCTCCAAATTCAGATTCATTATCCATTTCCTTAATAGAGTTAGTAATAATGTCTACTAGTGAGATTTGAATTAAGCTGGTGTACAGCTCTTCATCCATCTCAAAAGTTTTCATCTTTGGCTTTTCAGTATCTCCGTATAAAGCATCTATGTCTTCTGGCATTAATACCTTAACCTTCTGGTCCGCAGTTTTATTATAGTCTTCTACCAATAATTCCATGCCGTGGTACAATATAACTTGCTCATCCCTTCCATTTAACTCTACTTGAAGTTTAGCTCCGCCTCCTTCTAAGTCTGTGATTTCTCCAACTTTAAGCATTTTAGCTCCTTAGATTTCATTGAATGTAGCTTGCAACATCAGTAGGTTATCGAGCTTATCTACTCTCTCCATAAAAGATTTGAATCTCTTATGTTCTACAAAGATGTCTGGAAGGCACTTACCTTCACTTTTCTCATAATTCTCTTTGGTCCACTTTGGGCGATACTCATAAGATTTGTTCTTAAAAAATATGACAGTGAATATAGTAGAGAACGTGTATTTCATCTCTCCTGCCTTAGAATCCCACTGTGTCTTGGTCCAGTCTATATAAGGAGTATAAGTTAATATGTGGGAATCTACTTTCATAGTCACTAGGGAATGCTGAACAGGTTCTACACCCCTCATATTGGTTGCCATCTCTCTTAGTTTTTGTTTCTCTTCTGATACAGTAATACTCATTTTAGTCCTTTGTATCTAACTTGTTCTAGTGCGACAAGTTAAGTAGTATTATCTCTAGTTTGTGTCATAAGTCGTTCTTCTACTTTACAGTTCCTGTACAATATCTTTAAGGTCCATACCTCTATTGTACTCTTTGACTTTTTTTAGAAATTCTGCAAATCCCTCATCCATCATTACTTCATAAGGGAACAACTCTTTTTTATACTCACCTCTAGAAATTACCCATCTATGATTAAGACTTGGGTGATTAAGGCTAAAAGCCCTTTGTCTATATTTTCTAGCTGAATACCTAATTGACCATTTACCTACCTTGAAGGTGGGAGGAGTCAGCCTGAGCTTTGGTGTGTCTTTCTTATTCATTCCTACTCCTATAATGTTCTGCAAACAATTTCAAGATCCGTGTAGTTTTCATATCTGTCCACTCTTTCTAGAAATCTTTCAAATAGCTTTTTACGGGATACAAAAAGATAAGGAAGGATTTCTACTCCGTAGTCAGTCATATCTTCTCTATCATATCTATTTTTTATATTACCTTTATAACAGACATAAAATGCCCTGTTCCATTTAGTTGGGCGGTTATATTGTTGATATATCTCATACACAATACTCCAAGGGCCCACTTTCATAGTAGGATCTTTCTTTTGTGTTTTATCCTGTGCTCCAAGGATACTAAAACTCATATTATGTTCCTCTACAGTTCTTCACAAACAATCTCAAGATCCATGTAGTTTTCATATCTGTCTACTCTTTCTAGAAATCTTTCAAATCCAGGGTGGCCACCTATAACATAGGGAACACAGTTCCTTAAGTCTCCACCTGGCACTTCAGTCTTTTTTAAGGTCATCCAATGTCTATCATTAGCTTCCACTTCAAATGCATGTACCCAGACTGTGCCTATATTATAAGGTTTATATATAAAGTATCGTATCTTCCATATACCTGATGTCATAGTAGGATAGGATTTCTGTATCTCATCTCCTACTCCTGCTTTACTCCAGCTCATTAATCTTCCTCCAGGTCATCCACTATATCTGAGGGATTTACCATGTTTAAAACACTGCTGGCAAACTCTTCTATTTCTTCTACATCAAATATATTTTCTAAACCATCCTCTTTATTTACTAACCCAAGGTTCAATGCAGCTTCTTCAATATTATTATCTCTGAAGACCTCTGTGATGGACATGTTGTCTCCAACCCACTCTCCCAATACCTCTTCATCATATAGGTCATCACACTCAAAGAAACCTCTAATCACTTCCTTAAAATCATCTATGATGCTGTCTGACCAGTTAGCCTTATTGATCATGTCCCCAGTTGCTTCTAAGATCTCTTCCTCTGAGAACACATCTTCTATATTGAATTCATCTCGGAACTCATCAACTCTCTCTTGCTCTTTTACGGATAATGACATATTATACTCCTACATCAATTACTCTGCTAAATGCTGAGTACAAAATGGGTTCATGTGTTGCTATGAGAACATACATACCCTTTTCAGTATGTCTCCTTACCTCTAGAATTACATTCCTGACACATTGGATGTTTTCCTCATCAAGATGGACTGTTGGTTCGTCCAGGATGAGTATAGGTACTGAAGAACTCAGCACATCTGTTAAAGCAAACCTGAATGCCAAGGCCAATGCTACTTTTTGTCCACCAGATAAAGCTCTAGCAGATTTCTTGTTGTCATTGGAACTTACAAAATCACAGATGAAATCAAATTGATCATTTATCTGTGCTGTGAATACAGTTTGAAATTGTTCTAGGTAGAAGGCCAGTTTAGTATTTAGGGCTAATAACATTCTCCTCATGGCCAGCTTGGGGAGGTTTTCTCTATGTAGAACTTCTTTGCTTCTTTCAAAGAGAGCTTCTACTTTCTTTATGTTGTCTGCTAAGGTCTGTTCAGTCATATACTTGAGGATCTGTTTTTCACATTCCTCTACTCTTGTTAATAGCTCTTGCTGCTCTAATAGTTTAGCTGCTACTCTATCTTCATATTTTTGATGTGTATCTATTTGTATCTCTGCAGATTTTCTCAAAGCCTCTGGGAAAAAAGTTTCCTTTTCAGCCATTACCTTTTCAGTCTTATATGTAGTTAATGCTACTCTCTTTTTATTTACTTTTAAGTTGATCTCTTGCTTCTGCTTAAGTTTATCTAAGTAGCTGCTTAAGGCTTCTTCTCTTGTATTGAGTTCCTCTCTTGTAAAAGCTTTTCCTCCTTTAGGAGTGATTTCTCTACTTCTTTGCAAGAGATCCCCGCAACGTCTATTAAAGTCTTCCTTGATATAACTCCACTTTGATAATAGTTTGGAACTAGTGTCAAAGTGTTCCCTACGCCCTTCCATTTCCCTGAGCGCAGTTGCCCAGAAGTCGAGATCTTTACTGAACGCCGAGGTAGGTGTATTATAATTGGATTCACAAACAGGACATGTGCCATCTTCTGATGCCTTTGTTTTTAAGTTTAAGACCCTTAATTGATCTTTTACCTCTTTAAGATCTGTTGTTAACTTTTCTTCATCTTCGCTAACTTCAGGTTTTGTTGTCATATGTTTAGCTAAATCTATTTGTTCTTTTTTAAGTGCTTTTTCTATACTCTCTTTCTCTATTAACTTTTGCTTTAGCTTTATTTCTTCTTCAGTCAATGGAGTTACTTCTGAAATCTTAAGTCTTCTTATTTTATTCTGTAACCCTTTCATCTCTTTTTCTACTGCATCTATCTTTCTATCTATATCTTTTATCTTAGTTTTATATTCTTTCTCTGTAGTTCCTTTTATAGCATCTTTTGCCATAGGAAGGATCTCATTAAATCTATCTAATTCTATCTCTAATTCTTTTATGGCTAATAAATTACTACTATGTCTAATTTTACTCTGATCTACTATGTCTCTCAATTCAGCTATATCTGCAGTTCTATCTGGATACACTACCATCTTATTTAAGTAGCCTTGTAGAGAGCTTCTAATAGTCTCTGCTTTAGCTACATTGCTGATCTTCTGGAAATAGGCCATCCTTGGGGAATGAGCCATATCTACAATATTAGACAGATACCCCTGACCTACAAAACAAGTCTCTCTAAAAATAGTGAAGTTCATGCCTAAGATCTTTTCCATCTCATCATTCACTTCAGCCAGTTTCTTAATACTTTGGGAGTTACCTTTGGAGTCTTTCCAAGATAAGACTGTTTTGGAGTCGTGGATATTTCTAGATAATCTATAGTTGATATTGTTGTGTAGGAACTTAAACACTGTATGTCCGGAGTTACTCTTCCATCTCAACAACTCAGACTTTGTGTACTTAGGAGGTGTTAACCCCGTGATAGCAAAGAACTGAGCTGCGTCTAAGAGATTGGATTTGCCTTTTCCATTATTGCCTACAATGCCGGTGATCCCTGGTTTATATTTAAGGTTATACTTTTTATACTGACATAGGTTGGTCACCTGTAACTCTACTGGAATCAAAATCTACCTCCTTGAATATTTCTTCATATCTCACCGCATACTACCTGTAAAGATAATTTGTCTTGTACTTCTTCTGATGCCTCTAAGATAGGAACCACCACATAAGGATATCTGTTGCCACGTGCATAATAGTGATCACCGGGTTTAGCTCTTACCATATCTGGGCCATGTATAAAGTTGTAAAATGTTTTATTGTCTCTAGTTCCTTTGAACTTGTTAATCTTTTGGTCTATAAAGAGCCCATACTCTGGTAGCTTAGCTGTTATAGCTTCTTCTACCTGAGTAAATACTTCTTCATCTATCTGGGAACTAACATAGGAATAACCCAACAATTTCTTGCCCCCTGGCAACACAGGCATTTTCTGCCTAGGTAAGTAAGTCTCTATTTTTATCTTGCCATTCTTATATTGTCTCAATACCATGAAAAATGGACGGCCCTCATGGACTGACCCATAGGTGAAGGAAAAGCCTACATATTTACCTACAACAGGTAATTGCTTTGAAGGTCTAAGGTTTACTATATGTGCCTCTTTATTTAATACCTGTACTCTAAAGAAATCTGGCCACCCTAGTACTTCTTCTGCCCTGGATACAGGAATCTCATGTACACTAGGGTGATCTCTATTAATAAAATCTGATATATCTGCTCTTATAGCTTTTAAGGTATAAGGGTCTGATCTATATACTACAACGGCGTAGTTTCTGGAATACCCATAGGATAGGGCTTCTACTTCATTTGAATTTATCGAGCCGGGTACCCATACTCTGCATGGGGTATCTGACACATATCTTGTTTTACGTAAAACTTCATTAACTGTCATGTCACTGCGTATTCCTCTAGTTTTGTTTCGATAATCTCTCCTGGACTATCTGAGTCTAATAGTTCTTTTAGAAATGTAAATACTTCGGGTTCTTTCTCTCCATCTATTGCAAATTTAAGCAATTCTGATAGAGTGGCTTTATCATATACTTCATCCAGTTCTGCTAGAGAGTTAACTCCATCTAGATTTGAGCACACCTTATCTAAAAGGATATACTTAGAGATGAAATCAGTCTTCAATTTGTTGACTGACTCCATCATATCTACTGGGTATCGAAGCTCTGCTACTGGTTTCATCTGCTCATTCATATTATCTTTCAATATTTTCCTAATCGGGTCGATGTCTTTTTTAGTGTATATTTTATGTATGAATACCTTTCTAACATCCAGTCTCACAAACTCGGGCTCCTTCCCTCCAATGAGGTAGAAACCGTGGTTGTTTCCTTGAGATATGTTACAAGGAAATAGTGCTCCTGGGCTGAGACAGTATCCATCTTTGTGTTTGAATTTAGTGATATCAACTGTGTGAACATCCCCTACAAGTACATTCTTGGCTTGTTTTGGGATATCCTCAAGTGATATATCATAGGCACCTTCAAACCCCAATAGGTGTTGAAATGGTGCGTGGAGTACAAGAAAGTCACATTTAGGAACTGTGGTCAACTTCTCTTTAAGGTCTTCAGCTGACATAGAGTCAAGGCCAAAAAGAGTGTGTCCATCAATTTCCAATAGAGTGTCATGCAGGTTATATCCCCCTTCAATATCGGGAATGGATATCTCACCTTTGTCATGATTACCTTGTATGGTATAAGTCTTGATTCCTACTTGGTGTAGTTGGTCTATAAAGTTTGTGAAGTTTTTGAGTGCTTTGCCGTCAATGGTTCTTTTATCGAAAATGTCTCCAGCTAACACAAGTGAGGTGATATTGTACTGCCTCCTCAATTGTAGTAGCTTGTCCAGAAACATTTGCAAAAAAACATAACTATCATTTTTTAGCTCTTTGATACTCTTTCTCAGACAGTGTCCAAGGTGCAAGTCGGCTGATACCGCTATCATATCTTTCTCCTATTGTTACTTCAACTTAACGAGGATTCTGCATATCTTATGTATTGCGGTTTTGAATGGATTTTTAGTTTGTTTGGGTCTTTTGGTGCTTTTTCTGTTATTGACTTTCTCTGCATATTTGTTATATCTTTTTTTATATTTTTTATTAGAGACCTTCAATCCTGCCTTTAATAAAGCAGCCCTTTCTATTGTGTCGTCTTCAAATTCTACCATTTATTATATGGCTCCCAGTTTAATCTCGATACTCTCTTATACTTGTTTACTTATAAATTTTTACAAATAAGTTTAGAGTTTTTGGGTAGCTGGAGCTTGTTGGGGTATTTAGTTGTTTTTCAAGTTATAGCTAAGAAAAATAATAGTTTAGTTGGGACCAGTATCCAACTGACCTTGTTTTCTGAGCTTGATCTAAGTAAAAGATTTACTACATTTGCTGTTGTTGTACAGTAAATATAGCTATCCTTTATCTCAGATAGCGCAAAAAAAACACGGTTAGTGTTGACAAAAAAGTGGATCTTGTTTTGTAGATCCCATAGCAGTACATTATATTATGCCACAAAAACAAGGGTATTTAAGGTGTAAACACATGACTAATAAGGCCGATGAATATTTTGGTAAAATAGCCAAAATCTATCAAGACACAGATTGCAAGACATTAATTCCTTTAATGATTTTGCTCAATTTAAGGGGTACACCCTACAATTTGAGAAAACATTTTCAGTTTGAGCCTATCTTTTCCCTAGTCCGACCTAAGAGAATGGTCCTCAAATGTGCTAGGCAGGTTGGTAAGACTCAAAATGTATGTGGTAAGAATATAATCTCCTCTTGGGCAATACCCAAGTTTAGAAGCCTATTTGTACTGCCAAGATTTGAACAATCTAAGAGATTAAGCAATGACGTGGTAAAAGAGTTCATTGAGGAGTCGGAATTCAAAGATTGTTTCCATGATAAGACCTGTGAGTCCTCAGTTTTGCAGAGAACCTACCTAAATAGGTCAATTCAGTACTTCTCCTATGCCTTCCTTGATGCAGATAGAGTACGTGGTATCTCTGCAATACAAGATTTGTACTTCGATGAGGCTCAGGACATCAATTGGGACTTCATTCCTGTTATAACTGAGGTAACATCAGCTGTAGAAGACCTAGGTTTCCTTAATTTCACAGGCACACCTAAGACATTAGACAACACATTGACTGAATTATGGAATGATTCCTCTCAAGCAGAGTGGATTGTACAATGTCAACACTGTAATAAGTACAATATACCCGATATTGAACACGATTTACTCAATATGATAGGTAAAAAGACCTGTATTTGCTGTAAATGTGGCAAACCTCTCAACTGTGAGTTCGGTCAGTATGTACATAAGTTCCCAGACAAGAGATCTACCTTTGTTGGGTACCATGTTTCACAGATAACTCACCCTCTTCACTACAATTTCCCGGCTAAATGGGACGAATTACTGTATAAAAGGCGTGTTTATAGCCAATCTAAGTTCTATAATGAGATATTAGGGGTAGAATGTGACTCTGCTGAGCAATTAATCACCCAATCCCAGCTACAAGAAGCGGCATGTGGGGAAGATAATACCATAGAGAAGGCTTTAGAGGTCGCAAAAGACTTCAAAATCCTCACTATGGGCATTGACTGGGGAGGAGGAGGAGAAGAAAGTGACTCTTATACTGCTGTAGCCATAGGTGGAGTGAGACCTGGGCAGGATATAGTGGAATGTATCTATGCAACTAAGACTAATAAGAGCCTAGAACCCCATATAGAGACCAAATATATCCTAGAATTGTTCAAAAAGTTCAAACCTAAGTTCGTTGCACATGATTATGGGGGTGCAGGAGCCCTCAGAGAGACACTTTTACTCCAAGCAGGGGTTCCATATGAGAAGATGGTGCCGTTTACCTATGTTTGCAGTGCGAATAAGGCTATTATAAGCTACAATCCACCTAAATCCGGGTATAGACACAGCTATTCCCTTGATAAGGCTAGAAGCCTCATTGTAACGTCCACAATGATCAAGGCAGGGAAGATCAAGTTCCCTAGATGGGAAACAATGCAATATATGTCTCTAGGGGGCAAAGAAGTGTCCCTTTTGCTGGATTGGGTCCATTTGTATGAGGATAGACAGGAAAGACCTAGAGGATCTGATATAATCTTCATCCAAAAGAAACCTAAGAAGTCAGATGACCTTGCACATGCTATAAATTACATGTGTAGTAGCATTTGGCACACTATGCAGAAGTATCCCAATTTAGCTGAAGCTGAGAACATCAGATTAACAGCTGAAGACCTGAAGAGTATTACTCCTAGGACTTTGACTGTTGAGGATTGGTCGGCCTAACCACTACAGTGTACTTTGTAGGATCCCCTAAGATGATAGGTCTCATCTCCTGGAAGGCCTCTTCTATTGAGTTAAAGTAGAGAGTCTTAGCCCCAAGGTGCACAGAGAGGTATATTTTAATAGGTTCAGATGGAGTGTACTGGGGGAGAGATAGGGTGTAGATACCCTCTGAGTGTACTACTTCATACCCAAATATCATACCAGGAGAGGTACATCTAGGTATCAATAAGGCAGGTTCATGTCTTTTCTGTTTAGACAGTCCTCTACATGACACATTTATGTGGTAATCCCTTAGACCTTTGGTGAATTGAGCAAAAGATGGAACATATGCTACCACTCCATTAGCTAAGTGTTGTCTAAAGGGATCTTCTACATCAGAGGAGAGACCTAGTTGAGACAAGAGGTTATGAGGTATGGTGTATATAGAGAATAGTTCTAAAGACTTTAGATAGTGGGACCAAAGCTTTTCCTTTAAGGAGGTATAGGTCTTCCTATCTGTAATCTTTTCTAAACTACACCCCAAGGAACACTCAGGACAAAAAGACCATACATTGTTCAGTTTAGGGAAGGCTAGGAGAGTATCTTGAGCACAGAACTTACATGTGCCTTTGTATATCTTCTTTCTAAGGAATGTAAAAGGCTCGAGATTGAATTCTTCTATATATTTATCAATTACCATTAGGTACTTTTGAAGCTGGGTGAGATCCCCTTAAGAATTCCAGTACATCTTTAGGTTGAACCTCTAACCCAGAAGGTGTTGACCAGATCTTAGTTATAGTTGCTAATACTAAGAAACTAAGTATAGCTAACCAAACCTTTACCCAAACACTTAATTGCCCTCTAACCTCAGCTATAGATATTTGACTCTCTTGGGCTAATTTAAGCTCTTTCTTGATATTGCGTATAGTGTCTTGTACTATATCGATATCTTTTCTTATCTCGGTAATCTCTGCTTCTTTTTGAATCTCGGTTTTGGTTGTATCTAAGATAATATGGTCTAGTCTATTGTCCAGAGCCTTCATATCAACATTCAGTCTCTCCAATTCAATAAGTACATATTTTGACCATTCAGTCCATCCAACATTGCTCATATTATTTAACCTTGGGGGTTCCTTCCCAGCAAGGCAAACTTATAAAGAGTGACTCACCGTTTTCTAACCATGTCATAGTATGGTGGTTAGAGCCAGGTGGTATAACTGCTACATCCCCGGGCATTAAGGAATAATGAGTTAGAAAACCATCCTGACTAGTATCAAACTCTATGTGGCCACGGATTAAAACAATAGCCACCTTTGATTCTACATGGTACCCTTTCTGAGTGTCTCCTTTGGTGTGATGTGCGTGAACAATCCCACAGGAGGGTTGATTTAATAGGGCTACCCAAGGTAGAGCCCATCCCTCCATCAATCTCTTTGTGTTACCTTCTAATTCAGTAGACATAGTGTCTATTTTAGGTAATCTCTCTGTAAGGCTTCTAAGCTTTTCCAAGTTCATAGTTGTTGATAATATTTGACAGGGGTCCTCTAACAAAGACTCTTTTTTGATACTGTACTTTGTTTCTGTATCTATATCTGTTATCAGATAGGCCATACCTCTATACTGCTTAGATAGAATACTCTTAATTGTATCCTGCCCCGTAGTCTCCTCTTCTTCTCCTATCAATACAACATCAAAATACATTGCATCCTCTTTAAACCTCTCCAAACTATCTGAGGTATAGGTTTTCATACTAATGTTCATATCTTTATACAGCTTAGATATCTTCTCTAACCAGCTGAGATCTTTATGTATTACTGCTAGGGCAGTCTTTCTTAAACTAGAGGGAGTGGAGGAATACTGTTGCACAATTCTATCTATCATTTGGTAAATTCCTGAGTATGAATCGACTCGCTAATTCTTTTTGAGACAAGAGGATGTATATTATACAGTAAATATACAACCCACCTAGATCTTTTACAAAACTATAACTCTTTAGAAATAGTACTAAAAGAGGTGTATATTGTATAAGTGTAGTTGTAAGTTTAAATAATACACCCATATAAGGAGATTATGATGTCAGATCATATCAACGACAAGAACCACCAGAGACTATATGCTTTATATAGTCAGATTGAGTTTCCAGAGTTTCTTAAGAAAGCAGAACTATCTAGTGAAGAGGATGTTAAAGAATTACCTACTAGATCTTTTGCAGATCAAGAGAATAGAGAATTTCCTATTCACACAAAAGCAGACACCTATCTAAGCATGGCCTTCTTCTCTAAGTATGGTACTGCCTTTGGTCAACAAAAGACCATTGATAAGATTCTGGAAAAGGCTGCTAAATTGTGGGAACTTGATGGTGAAAGAGAAAAGTTACAGAAACAGTTAGAAGACTCCTTTGAGAAAAAAGCATCAAAAGCTGAGACTATTCAGTATATTGTTAATGGAGATGCGGTTACTGAAGTGGAAGTTGACCAACCTACTCATTTACAAAAGATCGCTATGGATATTATATGCCACCCAGATAACTATATCTATGAGACAAGGCAGAAGGTTGCTCAACAGCTCTTAGGTAAAGTAAATGTCTTTAGCAAAGAAGCAGAACAAAATCTACAAAAGACTGCTGGTTGGGGAACTACCACAAAAGAGAACGCTCTTGGTGTGATACAGATGAGACACTTCGCCCTTAAAAGAGACTACCCAGAGATTTCAGAGAGATTTGAGAAGATGGGATCCTTTATAAAGGCTCAAGATGACCTGATTTCTCCAGATGTCTTACAAAAGGTTGCCGCTGCTTTAGATGTTATTGATAGAGCCTATGGGCTTAACCTCAGATATGATGATGGCTTCCAGGCCCCTGAGAGAGATCTCATCACAGTTACTCTACAGGACTCTCAAACCCTTAGGAAAGAAGCCTGTATATTAGCTAATGGACAGATGATTTCAAAACAAGCTCTGAGAAAACAAGGTACATTGGTAAAAGATATATTCAAAAACGTCTTTGGTGCTCATGTAGCTAACACAAGTGATGCCATTGAAAAGACGGCTTCTCTATCCAAGAAACAAGCAGATATTCTCTGCAATTCTCTAGTTTAAGGAGAAGACCCTATGCCCGGATTAGGCGATGTACTTCAACAATATTTCCCTGCCATGGGAGCCTTCCTTCCAAAATTAACTGGTAATCAGGTAACATCTGATGAAGGATCTGACACTTTTGGAAAGGGTGGTCTCTATGGACCCCAAAATGTGGGGAAGCAGTATCTAAACTTTCTAAGAACTAAAGAAATAGAAAGAAGCATGACTCCTATTGCTAGGAAGATGAAAGAGTTTCAAGTCAACCTAGCTACTAAGATAAACCAGCAAAGATTTGGTATGTCTCCTGAAGAAGCTGAACAAGCAGCCTATGGTCCCTCAATGGGGTCTATGTTAGCTTGGGGAATGCTTAAGGCTAATGGGGTAGACAAGATGCTAGAGTCTGCTGAGGATACTATGAGGAAGGCTGGGGTGTATTCTCCAATAGTAGCTCCTGGATTAGCGGGAAGAGCTACAATGGCTAGAAACAGAAGAGCCTCAGCTTTTATGGATCACACTGTTAATGTCCTTATGAACCCAAAGAATACTAACAAGATGGGAGCCATTAATGCCCCTGATGCAGCTAATGTTATATTCCAACAGTTTTTGAATGGGTCTTTTAATCATATTATTAGCGATCCTTATAGCTTTGATAGGAGAGGTAACTTTTCTAGGAAGGCAAAAGAGAGTCTGTTTAAAAGCATGTCCGGGTATACTAAAGCAGCTTCAGAGATGGGAGACTTCTTAGGTGTACCTCCTGGTGCAGCTATGCCAACAGCTATCTCTAAACTAGGATTTGACCCTATCAAAACATTAGGTATGGACAAGACTGTAGAAATGTTTAGAAATCTTAGAGGTAGTGCAGAGATAGCAGGTATTAGTGATGAGCAAATGGGACAGCTATTGGGGCAAGCAAAGCAAATCTATGCTACTACAGGGTCTCCGGAGTCTGCTTTAGCCAATACTCAGAACTTTATCTTGGCCGCAGCTGCAGGAAAGGGACAAGATATGAGGGGCCTAGATAAGGGACAAGTTAATTCTTCTCTCTTCTCTAAGATAAAGCAATCCAGTAATAGTTTAGGGTCTCAGCTCTTAGCTACCTCCTATGCTGCTTTGACAGATCTATATGGAGAAAAGAGAGCCAAAAGTATGGTAGACCATGTTAAGAAGAATAGTAAAAACTTCAGATCTGTAAAGGGATTTTTGGGGGCTATAAATAGAAGACTCCCTGCTAGTGACTGGTTATCTAAAGATACTCTTAGAAACTACTTAGACTCTGATGTAGCTAAGAAATATACTGCTATGGGTTCTGGGACTTTGAATATCCTATCCCACCAGGCTACTAAGCTTCTTAGCCAAAGAGAAAAGGCTTTAAAGAAACTAGGGTATAACTACCAAGATATAGAAGAGATGAAATCTATGGGAGGGTTAACCCAAACAGGTGTAGAGAAATATATTAACTCTAAGCCTTTTGCTAATGCTTCTGCTAGGAGAGGACAGTTGAGTAAAATAAACCAATTGTTCTCTAATATCTCTGTACAAGCAGGATTCCAAAATAATAGGTTGGCGGACAACTTTATTGCTACAGCCCAAAAAACTCCTGAGATGAAACAAATGAGAGAACACATCCAAGGAAGGACTAGAATAGAGAAAGCCTTGGAAAGAAGAGGAAAGAGATCTGGCATCAGAGGACTACAAGATACCATCTTAGCAGATAAAGGTAAATACTCTGATTGGATCTCTGGGGTACTAGGGAAAGATAGAGATATCACAGCAAAAGATATGTCGCAGTTACATCAGGTTTCTAATAGCCCAGAACTCAAGAACGACTTCAACTCTTCTTGGTCTAATGTCTTTGGCCCTATTGTGGCTCCTGAAGAACACAGTTCCCAAAACAGAAGAAAGGCTCTGGACCTCATAGTAGGTAGATAATGAAAAATACAGCTGAAATGTTAGATAACACAGGAACCTATACCACAGTTGTATTAGCTATTCTTATGGATAAATATGGAACTGAGTTCATGGAATGGGATCCTGCAGTCTTAGCTCAGCAAATAGTATTAGACTTTGCTATAGATGAGGTTACTGCTGATTTGAATGACAAGATCCAAGCTGGAATCTCTATCTTCACTTCTACAGCATTTTATAACTCTATAGAAATCTTCTCTTCTATATGTAACACCTTATCTTTTAATGTAGGGTATAGTACTGATATCTTCATCCCTGCTGACATAGATGATTGCATGTGGGGCTGCATAGAAGTTAAGCTCTTGGAGGGGGATGAGTATAATAAACAGGACTTCACTCCTGACATTGCCACCTTTGTAGGGATGCTCTTATCTAATGAGGGGATCTATAAGCCACCTAGTGCTCTAAGTTTTGCTATATTCCCTGATGAGGAGTCTGTTGAAGATGTAATAGCAGATGATCCTATCTTCTTCCAATCCTTCTGGAAAGGACAAGAAGATAAAAAAGCCGGGTTAGAAATCCTAGCTCAAAAGAGATTGAGAGATTTGTTTACCCAGCTTGATGAAGTAGATGTAGGGGATATCGATAAGGGATTTACATCTAAAGTAAGAGATAGTTTAGGTAGGGATGCCGGCTAGTCTTCTCTTATGCATCTCTTCCATTAATACGGCCTTCTGACTATCTACTAGCCTTTTATCCTTATGGATGACTTCAATCTCTTGTTCTTTCAGAGTAGGATACATAAAAGTATATCTTAGTAGCTTTTGATCTTCTGTTTCAGTCATTTCACTACCATCAGGGGATTTACCTGCATACATGTTGGCAATGATCTCTGTTTTTTTGTTTTTAAAAGGATCTTCTACCTGATGCTTAGCTTCCCTAACTGCTTCTATGATCTTCTCTACTAACTCTAGAGCTGGACCTTTTAGATTTGGGGGTAAAGGCATTTCATTAATTGACCTTGCTCTCATTGCCGCATCTGTTGGGGATAGGGATTTAATCTGACCATCTTTGAGCTGAGTCTTTACAATCCCGTCTTCTGCCCATACTCTTTCAATTACTGAGAAATTGTCTTTTACAACTGATCTAGTCTTTTGATTCTTAGTGACTTTCTTTTTCCGTGACATAATACTTCCTTTACATTGTTCTTACAAGAATACCGTTTACAAACATAACTTCGCTATTTGCTAAGGATACTGTTGCTACTGGAGCTGCCACATATATCCTTTTCACTTCTTCCACTTCCACTGACTCAAGATACTCTGTAAAAAGGAAATGTCCAGCTTCAAGTTCGTTCATCATGTAGTACTCTTGCCCTACCACATATACTTCCTGTTCTGGCCCTGCAGCTAAGAAATAGTCTCCGGCTCTAACAGTATAGATATAGGATACATACCCAAAGTAGGTATCATCCACAGTATCTTCTTCTATCTCACCTGTCTCAGAGTTAAGGGTAAGAACTACATCATCATTCTTAGCAGTCACTAGTGCCTCTGTAACTGATTTAAAGGTAAGTCTACTGTCTTTTAAAAAGCCGTCTAGATAATTTTCCATTTTATTCTTTCTTGTCAAGGGACCTGTTGTAGTCTCTTTGTAATTGTATTAATTCTACTGCTTACAGCAGCAGGAGTGATTTTTAACTTTGCTGCTATTTCTTTTTTAGGTAGGACTTTGGATCCCATGTATCCTGTAGTGTGCTCAAAAATCTTCTTTCCTATATTGTCCAAATCATGGTAGACATAATCTTTCCATATAGCTGCTTCTGATCTATCTTCAAAGTTCAGAATATCCCCCTTCTCAGTTTCCATGAAAGAGGTGGGTAATTCAGAAGCCTGTATAGTAGCCCTTTTCACTTTGATCTTAGATAGGCCTGTCCCATCAGAAATCTCTGCAATAGACGGATCTACTCCTCTATTCTTATCTCTATATTCGTTCATGAACCCATCTATCATATTATTGTCTAGTCTTACATTTTCAGGTATATGTACAACTCTACCTCTTTCCGCATTAAATCTCTTTAGTCTCTGGAGAGTAGTGTATACATGTGTTTTTAGAGAAGCTCCTTTATTAGCATCATAGGACTTTATAGCTTTAGCTGTTAGGATATTAGCTCTAGTTTTTAAAGTTTTATCTCCTCCTCCAAAAGAGGTTAAGGCAGTATTCACTGTAGGCTTAAGTTGTTCAAAAAGCTTTTCATAATTGTCATCAGAGGGGTCCTCTTGCCAGCTTATGTATTCCTGTAGAGGAGTCGTCTTCTGCTTAGTATGTATTCCAAAATTAGTTTTAAGCATCGTTGTTCTCCTGAGTAATACCTCTAGTTGAGGGATCGTCGTCCCCTGGGTAATCCTCTCTGTATGAAGGTCGCTTATGGGACTTTAATAACTTAACATCATATCTTTTAGCTCTATTAACCAATCTAGCTATAAGTCCTTGCCTTCTTAAATATTCTAAGTACATCATATAACACCTTTAGAGTTTACACTAATATACTACGTATCTTCTGTTTTGTAATGTTTATTCTTCCCAGTACCAAGGAGTTCCTCTGCAGTTAACTCAAAAGTAGAGTCTTTAGCTACAGCCTTATCGATTATAACCCTAAAGGCTGCATTGATCTGATCTATAAGACTATTCCTCTCCTTGTTGGTCTGAGATACCTTATCCAGAAGTTCTACGCCCTGTTCTTTAGTAACATCTCCAGGGAACTCTTTTGCTGTTGTAGCATAGGCCCTTCTCTCATCTTCTATATGCCAAAGTCTAATGTTGGCTATACAAAGTCTGTCTACTAAATCTCCTACTGTCTCTGCCATTAGTCCGTCTCCTTTTTAATTATATTAAACGTACCGTATCCATTCTTTTTTCTAGATAGAGAATACTCTATGTTATGTGTTTCACTAAATAAGCGATTTATCCACTCAAAATAGGTTTTCCAAGGAAGCATGGTAAGGTGGTGTATACCATCTTCTCCTTGAAAATGAAGTTCAAATCCTATATGTTCAATATCTTTTAAGAGTGCCTCATCCTCTGGGTTAATCAGAAATCTTTCTCCACCTTCACAGTCTAGTTTTAAATAAACCTTTTGTTCTTTAGGGTTAATGTCATATCTTTTAAAAAGGGTAGATAATGAAATGCTATTTACCTCATATCCCTCTTCTCCCAATTCATCCTTCTATATAAACCTATTAACTCTACAGTCCACCATCTCTCTAAAATACAAAGGACTATCTTTTCCTAGAGCCTCCTGTACACATTCCACATTAAGTCCTGCCATATTAGAGGCTAGGTATTCAAAGGTTTCTATGCAAGGCTCAAGAGCAATAATTTTAGCCATAGGTTGGAGTATTCTAGCTGTCATAGAAAAGTAACCTATATTGGCCCCTACATCCACTATAACGTCAAAGGAATCCCTAGGGTACTTTCTTATTTTATATGCATCTTTATAGAGTATTGTTTTAATCTCTGTAAATGCTATTCCTTTTGGGTCCCCAATCATAGTTACTTTCTCTCCTTAGGTTGTCCTATTGCAAGGATCTCTGCTTCATATCTATTCTTCCCGCCTTTATCAGTTAAGTCAATCCAGTATACTCCATCTCTTTCCACTACGATGTTACGATATCTGGCATCGCCTTTAAAGGGTTTGCTTCTTTTGTGGATCTCTAGTTCTGCTCTGGCACAATCCAGAAACCACTCCTTGGTAGGTTTGATTACATTGAGATAATTCAAGGTTGCTAAGTTGATTCCAGATTTCCAAAAGAGCCTGTGGTGGCCTTTAAGGTTAAATGTGTGGACCCCCTTCTCATAGGTATGTTTGTAAATTGGGTATTTGTGACAGTCCTTAGCAGTAGGAAGTTTCATATCTACATGGGGAACTCTGCAAGTTCTCTCTACATCTCCCCCAATTAGCCAAATGTTTCTGGTGGCACTGGTGTGGGCTTTAACTGCTTTAATGAAAGTAACATCTCTACCTGTACAGCTCTCTAGATATGTTTTGATATCTCCTATTTCCCTAAGCTCATTCATATAGGCCTGACCACAAGCTCTAGTATCTTCTAGATCAGGTAGTTCTACTAATACCTGTTCTGAAAAAGAAGATACATGTTTAAGCACTTCCCCTGGATTTGGAATCCAATGTAACACACTGAGCAGCATGGACATGTTTACCCAGTCACAGGCTTTGGCCATTCTCTGAGCCTTTATGTCATCTATGGTCGTGTTACAGATAACAACTTTACCCTTGTAGTAGTCTGTGTACCAGTTATTAAGTCTCTTGAGGCAGTTCTTGGACTTCTCAAGACCCACTACTAGGCACTTGGTCTCCTCTGCTATTCTCTTACAGAAGAATCCCTCTGCACACCCAATATCCAATACAACTCCGTGTTCCGGGATATAAGGTTTAATAACTTCCCACCTCTCTTCACAGTCCCTGGAACCTTTATTAGTACCTATTGATTGATAGTATCCCATTAACCTATCCTTTTTACTATATTGTACATCCCCACAGATTTGCTTCTATTGGAGTTACCATACTTGACCACATGAGTCTTAGTAAAGTTATTCTCTACCCAAGCTACATACTGTTCCCAATTAGGTAAATGCATAAAATTAGGATTCTTATATGCAAAGTGAATCTCCATACCTACATGGTCTAATTGCTTCATTATAGTAGTGGACTCTGTATCCATAAGATGAACCTCCCCGCCCTCACAGTCTAATTTAAGATAGACCTTATGTTTCTTGAGATCTACTCTGTACTTAGTAAATAGTTGCTTCAAAGTCATACTGGTTACTTCATACCCTCCAGCAGTATCCTCATCTTCTAAAAACATGTTACCTGTTAAATGTTTAATGTCCTTAAAGTAAAGGGGATCCCCGTTGCCTAAGGCCTCTTGGAGTGTCTCTACGTCCAATCCATCCAGGTTCTTACACATATACCCATAAGTCTCCTTACAGGGCTCTAAGGCCACGATCTTAGTCTCAGGGTTTAACATCCTGGCATAGATACTGAAGAGGCCAATATTGCCCCCAATGTCAAAGATAAAATCAAAGTGGTCTTTTGGATAGTCTCTAATTCCATATCCGTCTCTATGTAATACAACTTTGATATCTGAGAACCCGTGTTTCTTTTTATTGCTAATCATCTAACTACTCCTTCATCAATGACCCAGGGTTTATCTAGAACAATGTCTGGGAACCTTTCTCTATCTAATAACTTGTTGAAATGGTGCTTCATGCAGTAGTCTGCTTTATGGTCACCGTTGAATGCTACAAAATGCCAGAATATGTTTTTAGGTCCTATTCTGTCCTCAAACTGATCTTCTTGACCATGTTTCTTATAGTAATAAGGTATCTCAAACCACTTACCAGGTAACTCCTCTGCAGGAATAAGTTCATGCCATAGAACATAGTTTAAAGTATGCTGGTCGTGCATCCACCTAAACTTACCCTCTAGGCCTTGATGAGCATGGTTCCATATATTTAAGTATTCCTTGAACTTGGTTCCGTGGACAATGAACATAGCTGAACTAATACCAAGAGTACCTTTGGGAATCTCTTGATCCTTTAGACATACATTATAGTATTTGCAGTCCATAGGTAATTGATCTCTCACATAGGCAAACTTTTGGGAAGTATAGAATCTTTTAGCATAATGATCAAAAATAGGCTGTACTGGATTAACACAGAGAACATCTGCATCTAGATACATAACTGTTCTATAGTTCTCAAAGGGAAACAGCTCTGTACATTTAAGTCTTAAATTACCTCTCTCATGTCTAGTGGTCAGTCCTGGTATATTCTTAACATGTAACCTAGTGTCCTTATCAAAGATATCTGGGATATCTGTAAAGACTAAAATATCTCCACTATACTCTCCAAAGACCCTAAGTGACTTTACTAAAGTATTACACATAGAAGCATGTGTAGGCCCAAACCCTGACATGTAAATTAAACTAGTTGACATGAATGTTCCTTTTAAATAGCATGATATTGTCTACTATATATTCTGGTGCTCCAAGAATTTCCCATCTTAGTGCCATAAGCCTTGACTCATCCTTAAGATATATGAAGTCTCTCTTGTCTAATTCATTTATCCAGAAGTTCCGAGGTCTACAATTAATATGTCCCGTTCCTTTCTGTCCAGGAGGCGCTGCGGATAATACTATCTTCTGTAAAGCGTGGCTAGTTAATACATCTAAGAAACTATCTGTTGATTCTGGCTTAATATGCTCTGCTACTTCTATACACCATATACACTGTATCCATCTATAGGGATGCATAACATCATCTTCTGTAACATCCCCTTGGACTATATGGTCTATGATGTCTTTATCCATAAACTCTTTAGCTATTTCATAGTTATACTCTATACCCTTAACTTCTTCCAGCCCACACTTCTTAAATCCTAATAGGTAGGAGCCTATGCCACAGCCTAGATCTAATACTGAGTTGGGGGCGTAGTGAACAAAGTAATCCAAGGCTAAAGCTTGCTCCCACTCATGATACTGGTCTAAGTGTCTCTTGTAGTATTTTCTATCATACCCCATATCTACTGTCTCCAATCACTTCTATGAATTCCTCTGGTGTTTCTACTAGGACCATAGGTTTATACTTATGAGATTCCATAGTAATGTTATCTACTGTTCTTCCATTTCTAATCATATACACAGGTACTCTTACACTATGTGCCATATGTGCAAATCCAGAATCTACTCCTACAAAATAGGCTGATCCTGCTAAGAGGACAATTGCATCTTTTAAAGACATATCTCCACCTAGTTTATATACTTTGTGTCCAATGTTTTCTATTACTCCCAATACCCTCTCCTCCATAGCAAAGCTAGGTAGGTTCTTACAGGAATGTGATTTCCCGTCGAACTGATATGTGACTATAGAGCCTCTATTCCATTTCTTTTTAGTTGGAAGATAAGGTCTAGCATATACCTCACTCCATAGGAGGTATCTATCTGGATCTTGGGGGGTTATTAGAATCTCCCCTGTAGTGTCAAATAAAGGGATTATCTCATGTAACTTATAGGATATATTTCTCCTCTTACCCTTTCTATTAAAGTAGTGATCTGAAAACTTAACTGGTTCTCCTAGTTTCTCTGACTCCAACAGTGCATAACTAATAGATGCCCAACAGTCTCCTAAGCCTTTTCCACATGGTGCGTAAATACTAGAACTCATAGTCAAATACCTCTATATCCTTTGAGTATATCTCTCCTACTCTTTCTCTCAACTCATCTGTGTAAAATTCCTGATATGGCGTTTTATCTTTACTTATATTGCTTTTAGGTAAGGGGAGGAAGGTCGTGTCTATTTTCTCCAAATCCCTATCTAAAGTTTCATATCTAAGTATATGGTCCATATGGGTGTTCATGTTTTCGTCGTAAACAAATCTGTACTGAGGGCTATATAGATGTAGTATGTCTCCTCTCTGACCTAGCTTTTTGCTTTTTAGAACGTACTCCTCTTTTGGGTAGTATTCCTCTAATCTATCCAAAGGTTCTTTTTCTACCCATTCTTTAAAAGTCAAAGAAGTATTTTTATACCACTTATGTATGAAGCTAAATTTATAGACAGATACAAGCCTATCCCAAGGATTCCTAACTACAGTAATATATGTTAAATCTTGGTTCTTATAATACTTAAACCATTCAGTATCCCACATCTCGGGAAGAGTTTTATGGGACCTGGACAGTCTATTCCAGTTTACATGGGTATCTTTTCCAAATTTATTAACTAAGGATGTTCCCGCAGTCTTAGGGATGTGTATTAAGAATAAAGATGAATTTAGAAGTCTAGGCATTTAATTTATTCCCGTCTTTTCTGACTTCTTCTACAAGGTACATAAATCATTTAACCACCACTATATTCTCAAGAATATCTTTTAAATGTATTTCTTCTTGTATCTTTTTAACTTGCACTACTAGGTCCTTGGAGCATTCTTTTCTATACTCTAGATCTGTTTCTTCTTTATAATCATGTGGGGGTGGAAATATCATATCATTGGCGTACATAAAATTACCTCTTATTTGTAAAGTCCAACCATCACACCCAGAAGGTCCAAGTCCTGTTATATGATTTCTATACACTAGGCAGGAACCTCTGGCTGCTTCAGCTGTTCCTGCCGCTTCTGCAAAGTTTCTAGGAGATAAGCTCATTAGTTTATTCCCATCTTTTCCGACTTCTTCCTGTCAATACCTCCAGGTCTGACTTCATAAGGAGTTCTGTCCTCTTTGTCCTCATAGACATATTTACTAATTCTATCATCATAGTACTTCTTGAAAAGGTCTCTTAGTCTATCTGATATAGTAGCGTCCTTAGAGATACCGTTTCTATTTCTAGCATGAGTGTCCCAAGCTATTCTATTAGTAGGGTGGAAGTGAAGACCTCTTAAGGGTTTCTTACTCTTATCATATCTAACTTTGTATCCTGAACATCCTACATTATAGGTCTGGTCTACAACAGTGACTCTATCTTTATACTCCCCTGTTCTCCAAAGCTTATTAATAGTAGGCTCTTCTTTAGCTTCTTTATTGGCACTGATATCTTCAACTACAGCATCAATCATATCAATTGCTGCTTTCCTATAGAAGACACAGCCTCCATTGAACTTAGGTCTAGAATAGGTAGCAATACCTACATCTTTAAACTTAGGTTCTTCCATCTCATGGTTTTGCCAGAGATCTAAGTCATGTGCCCAGATTACTTCATCTGTAGCATCAGGTTGTGAATAGTACCACTGCATAGCAAACATCTTAGAGCCTGTTAGACAAAAGTTATTCATAGGTATAGGTATAGCTTTGATCTCAGTATCTTCTATCTTATATGCAAAGTTAGTCAGTAAGATTATATCCTCTTCCTTCCATCCAAACTGTAGAGAGTTCTCCACTTGAGCTAGCATGGCAGTCTCTAGATCTTTAAAGGAGGCTCTTGAGCCGGGAACAAAGTTTGCAACCATTAGATTTTTCATTTGATCAACATTTCCTTTATAAAGTTAACAGTGACATTTGCACTACCCCAGATCTTTCCCTCATTAGCCTTAAGTATCCCTTTTTCAATCTTATCTGCAGAGATCTTTTTGTTGATAGTTTCTGTCTCTTTCCAATTCTTGTTTTTCATGTTAACTGTTTTTTCTTTACCTGAGGTTTTAATTCTTTCACAAAACCTAGATCCATACCACATCATCTTGAACTTCTGTAGCATAGCTCTTTCTACCAGGTCATGGTCATCATGTCCATATCCTTCTATGTCCTCATCATATCCTCCTAAGAGGTTAATGAAGTCATCTTTGTAGAACCCACATCTTCCATGCATCATTCTCTTGCCTTTACAGAACACTGCATTACTGGGCTGTTCATGTGCTAACATATTAAGGAATGAAGCAAAGCTCTTATTGACATAGTTATCAGCATCGACATTGTTCACTATCTCTCCTGTTGCACATTTAAAAGCTAAGTTTCTAGAATGTGTCATAGAATAGAACTCCGGATCTGTTGTCCTAACATATCTAACAAGACCTGTGGCCATATGGGATACCATGTTATCCCTCATCCAGTCTTCTAAGCCATCTGTACTATTGTAGTCTAAAATGAGGAATTCCACATTGGGGTAGTCCAGGTTATCTTCTATATTTTTAGGCAATACCTCTTTAAGGGTATGAAGCCTATTCATAACTGTAGTACATAGAGAGATTCTCTTGAACTCTGTTACAGGTTTCTTCCAAGTTATGCCATCCCAAAAATTCCATTTATCCCATTTGCCCATCTCTAGACTCCTCCTGTAGCACTCCATTTACATATCTATGGTGATTTAAGGTAACACAGTGATACCACTCACCATCAATTTTATACCAATCATCTTGTATTGTTATATTCTTCTTTTCTTCAGTTATGCCAGTGTCCATTTTACATCCTCCTCTTGTATGAAATCTAGAAATCTACCTATTACTTTTTCAGGAGTAAACTGTCTTGCATAGAATCTTGCATTGTCTCCTAGCTTCTGAATCAGCTCAGGGTTTTCAATCAGTTCGCTCAGGTACTTTTCAAAATCATCTACGTTTTCACAGAGGTATCCGTTGTTTCCATGTATGACTTGCATAATAGTACCTCCATCAATCTTTGCTGCTACTACAGGAGATCCAGACATAAGTCCTTCTGCTACTGCTCTTGCCCAAGGTTCTTGTCTTTTCCAACTAGGGTAGAATAAGAAAATATGTATGCCCTCTAAGTAATCTTTTACATCTATGGAGAATACCTTCCTTAGAATTATATTGGGTACCCCTTCTAACTCTTTCTCTCTATCTTTAGGTACACCCATAAAATCCCATATAACCTTATCTTTATATTTCTTATTTATTCTATGTATTAGTTCTAAGTGTTCTTCATTGAATTTATTACCTAGTGGATGGGAATGTTTACCTATTCTAATGATCCCGGTATCTATTTTCTTAGAAGAAACTTTAGTAGGGTCTATAGGACTCTCTAGAATCATTCTTCTTATATGTCTAACTTTTTCATGCTTTTCTTTATAAGAGAGCTCATCGAAGAACCTCTTATTAGTAGTGATAATACGCACACCTGTGCACTTTTCTATTTCATATAAGGTCTTTGCAGGAGAGACTATGAAGTTAAAGAGGAAGGTAAATCCACCTATCTTATTTAAGTCTACTCTCTTGTCTTTCCAATATTGGGCTGTTGTAAACTCTTTGGAGTCAGTGTTAACAACAAGTATATGATCCATTTCATATAAAATAGAGGGTTCTGCAAAAACACTTCTAATGAGAGAGACTCCAGGATCTACATGCTCTATGAGCTTATCTGCAAAACCTCTCTCTGTTAGGATATAAGCATCATGCTCTGAATGTCTTGCAATAGCATTAGCCATTGTTACACATCTAAACTCAGAGCCCCCAGCCATATTAAACTTGCTGAATACACCAATTTTCATTATCAGTCTCCAGGTAGTAAGGAATCAGGGATATCTTCCTCAAAGAGTTTAGAGGCACCTTTAGCCATATCCTCAATATCTGCTGGAGGCATCTGTAGGGGAACCTTTTGTTCTACATCTACAGGAGCTAATTTAGAGACTGATCTGAAGATTCTGTTGAACTTCTCTAGTTTTACTCTGGAAGTTCCCTTTGGAGCTACAGTTAATAGGTCATCCTGAGGTCCCATTTTCTTTACATGGGCCTTTAACCCTGAGTCCAGCTGGATAGTAATGATCTCATCTGCTGAGTCATATATTTCATTTCCGATTTTCACAAACATTACTCTGTCTCCTTTTTCATTGCTGTCCCTACACCTAAAAGAATAGCCTTAAGTCCTTCCTTATATTCCTCTGGGGCCTTAGTCAGATGGGCATCAGCTATCTCAGGATCGGATAGGTCTTTTCCAGCATCTAAAGCTATACCTATGTTATACATGAGTTGGTCCATATGGCAGAAACAGCCATAACAAGACATGTACTTGTCTTCATTGCAGGAACCTTTGTTATAGCTCCTGTTGGACTCCAGGCCAGTAACAAGTTCTTCTACTAGGCCCTCTACTAGGCCATCTTCAAATTTCCATTCAAAACTGCTGTGATACGACACTTTACATTTACTCCTTCATTTACAAGTTGTCTATTGTTGCACTTAGTATGAGATATTCCTTTTGATCTTCTGTTAATGATATTTCAGTTAGGAAGTAAGTCCACCCTTGGGTGTCTGTACCTTTTAAACCTTTTACATAACAAGAAGAAAGTTCCTTCTCACTTATAAACTCTAATGCTTCTTCTTGAAATTTCCACTTAGCTCCGAAGTATTTTTCACCCAGTTTGAATAAAAGACATCTAAATCTATTACTATCTATAATCACTGGGATAGATTTGCCATTTGCTACCATCTCTCTAGCAGATCTTACTTCATAGTAGTTGAACTGCCCTATTGCTTCTTTGCATAATGAGTCAACGTCAAGAAATGTATTCATTCTTATAAGTTCTCCACTGTATATATAACCTCCAACTGCTCAATCACTTCTTCGTCTAAAGAAACTTCAGATAAGGTGGCTTCTACTTTAAAGCTATCTCCATATCCATTTATTACTTCTTGTTGAAAAGGTCCTATGTATTTTGGAGAAGAGTTTATCCCTACTCCATAAGCAATTGACATATCTGTAAATGTAGTTAATAGGGGAGGTTTAGTTAGTTTCTCATTCCACTGCACCTCAAGATCATAGTTATCTTCTATTAGTTGTGCAAAGACAAAACCATTTTCTAAAACAGTAAACTTCACATCCATATTAAAGCCCCTGGTCCAAGTGTACCCATTAGGCATGTATACTCTTAAGCACTCTATTGGAAACTCCTTGATCAACTTCCCTCCATTGTAACTCCTACTAGAGAGGCTCCCCCCACTACTGGTGCTACAGGTACTCATTGAGCTACTACTACTACTTGTATTACTACTTGTAAGACTACACCCACTGGTGGGGATTAGAGTCCTATTAATGTATTCATTTACACTTTCTGTTTCAAAATGGGCTATAAAGCTACCCATCTCATCTGGTAAATAGTCATTTGTCGGGTCAAAAAATTGCATGATTTTCCTTTCTTCCTCTTACAATACCGTCTTTATCTAGATCCCAGTTTTCATAGTAATCATAGGTACTTAGATAATCATCTATCTTCTGTACCACTGCCTCAGGTGTAATCATATCCATACACTTAGGTATCTTTACTCCACCTCTAATTACTGTTCTTTCACATAGATCTTTGTCTTTGTCATCACCGTCCCCAATAGGATAGGCTCTACTCTTCCAGCATCCCCCATCATCGCAACAGTCCATCATTCCACAAGTGTGCATATAAGCATGATTAGTATAGGCTTCCCATACACTAGGTTCCCTTCCTCCTGCCATAACTATACACGGTCTATTAGCTCTAAAGTAACAGGGTTTCATAGGAACTGCTGCTGCTAAATGCATAGGTAAGGAAACACCTGTTAATACTCCTGCTGCATGATAGAAGAGTCTTATGTATTGTCTCATCTCAGTTTTACCTACTAAGTTTATTACATTCTTTCCTGTTAAGTCTTTATGTCTATGATCTCCTGCTCCTACTTGAACAAAAGTGATATCCGGTAAGGCATCTACTACTGCTTGGTAATTATGTAGTCCCCATCCCTTTGCAGTATAGTCTGATTTAGTTCCTGCATTGACTAACCAATATGGAATATCTTTTTTATTCTCTTCATATATCTGAGATAGCCAACACTTCTCATCGTTGCTTAAGTAGATCTCGGCTTTGAACTTCCCAGGTTTAATCTTAAGGTCTAAGGCATCATTTAAGAAATCCACAAAGCCGTGAATAAAGTGATGGGAGCCTTGATTACTATGGTGCACTAATTCATATTGACATTTCATAACTTCTACATCGGGATCATTTTCATCTAAAGGGGTGATGAATGGATTGTTTTCCCAAAGTTCTCCACAAGAAGTCCTAACATCGGTAATGAATTGGTCTGGGTAGTTTTCATGAAGATCTCTTATAGCGGCGGTTAACATTAAAACATCTCCTGGAGATAGATGATGTGTTAAGATTAGTTTTTGCATTACTTATTCCTTCTAGGTTTTATTGAACTCGTATTCTCTTTCCAGAAATTATTCTTAATAGATTCCTTAATAGTGATAGATTCATTGTCTTTATCATAGAGGCATTCAAACATACAGGGTTCATTCCACCAGTCTACTTCATCCTTAGAAGCTGTAGTTCTGAAGTTATCTCTTGTAACTGCCCTGGTTTTACAGCTAATACATTCTTTATACGCCATTCTCTTGCCTGTCCGAAAACAAACAGACCTGGAGTTCTCTTTAATTAATGCGTCCTGGGCAGCTTCAAAAGTAGTCCAGAGCTTTTCCCAATCTTTATTAAGTAAAGCCTCGTAGATTTCTTCTGAGGGCTCCCACAAGAGACTATCAATCTTGATGTTTGGATAAGATCTTTTTAATTTAGCGTCTACGGGGTTGTCAGAGAAGTCTCCTTCCCCAATAAAATCGGCCACACTTTTGAGTGTAGCCTGAGGTGCTGAGATAAGATTATCAAATTGAACAAGTAGAAGCTCTGTATTAGGATTCTCTATGAGCCATTTAGCTGCTCTAGCAGTCACTCTAAGAAACTGCTCTGGAGTATGTACCTTAAGTTTCCTCTCTTCCTCTTGTTTCATAAAAGGCAGTCTTCTAAGGTTCTCTTGGGACTTAGCAACTGCCCTGGGATGTCTACACATACAGATCATCTTATCTACATATTTAGGATCTGTCCTTATAAGACCTTGAGAAACAATCTTTACAACTTGGTTACTCTTGTGTTCCATTCCTAAATGCCAAGACATACCTCTGACAGTATAGCCACACTCCCAAAAGCCATTGGGGTTCATTTCTTTAGATAACTTAATCTTTTTTTCATGGGAAGGTCTAAATTTCTCCAAAGCATATTGTCTAGACTCAAAGTGGATGTCTGTCTCATCTTCCCCTTTTTTCTGGGCAGCTTCAAATCGAGCTTCTTGGGGGAATTTAAATCCTAAGATTCTCTCATCCCCTAGGGCGTGTCTTAAGCAATCCATCATGAGACTTGTGCCGCTTCTTGGGCAACCTGTTACAACAATCATAAAAATCCTTTCATTTAGGTAGAAGTAAGATATCTGCCTAACCTAGAAAAGTCAACTTGTTATTGTATTAAATATTATAGGTTACCCTTTAGAATCACTAAGCCTTCCATTGATTCACAGTGCCATCAGGTCCACGTTCCCATTTAATAGTTACGCCACTTAATGATCCAGCAGTAGGAGTCACAGTCCCTCCACCTAATCCTAATCCAAACTGGGCATCGGTTATTGCTGTAGCTGCACCTGGAGCCCAATTGTCAGATATATATGTGCTATCAATGTCATAAGCACAGCTAGAGTTGAAAGTATACCCATAATTAGAGGCTGTGGTCATGAACCCTGTCCATCTGAAGGAATCGCCATAGATCAACAAGGCCCTGTTCTGGGAAGTTGCTGTATTGGCAGATAAGAGGATACGACTAAAACTAGATATAGAGATCCCTGCCTGTTCACCACCATTATTAGTACTATAATCACTCTCTATAGATTTAGTCTCTCCATCTGTAAAGGTCTCCCCAAGGTAACTCTTTGTTCCTCCTCCCCAACCAGATAAGGTGATATTAATAGCAGGGTTATCCCCTGTATATCCAGCTGCAGAAGAACTAGATGCAGAGGAGCTGGTACTAGATGTAGAACTGGAACTAGAAGTAGAAGAACTAGAAATAGAACTAGAAATAGAAGAACTAGAGGTAGAGCTAGAAGAACTAGATATAGAAGAACTAGATATAGAAGAACTAGATGCAGAGGAGCTAGAGGATTCTGAAGAACTAGATGTAGAACTAGAAGAACTAGATGATATGGAACTAGAACTAGATATAGAAGAACTGCTTACAGAACTACTAGAGGCACTAGAACTACTAGATTCTGAACTAGAGCTAGATATAGAACTAGAACTTGTAGAAGAGCTAGAGATAGAAGAACTAGAGGATATAGAGCTTGAACTAGATACAGAAGAACTAGATGTAGAGGAACTGGAACTAATACTTGAGCTAGCAGATTCTGAACTAGAACTAGATGTAGAAGAACTAGATATAGAGGAGCTAGATATAGAAGAACTGGACTCTGAAGAACTACTAGAGCTAGATACTGAACTGTTAGAACTGCTTGATTCAGAAGAAGAAGAACTACTCCTAGAACTACTAGATTCACTTGAGGAGCTTGATATTGAAGAACTAGAAGAACTTATACTGCTTGAGCTAGAACTGGACTCAGAGCTACTCGATACACTAGAAGAACTGGACTCAGAGCTGTTTGAACTACTTACACTACTAGAACTACTTACACTGCTGGAAGAAGTGTCTGAACTTGACTCTGAGCTGCTAGAGGAATTTGAAGAGCTACTTGATTCTGAGCTACTTGAACTACTCATACTGGAACTACTAGAGCTTATAGAGGAAGAAACAGAACTACTAGAGCTACTTGACTCTGATGAAGAACTAGACATAGAGGAGCTACTGCTAGACTCAGAACTGCTGGATTCAGAGGAAGAACTCAAACTCGAACTCATAGAACTAGAATAACTAGAGCTAGAACTTGAGTCAGAACTTGAACTAGAGGATACAGAAGAACTTGAACTAGAGGATACAGAAGAACTACTAGACTCTGAAGAACTACTGATGCTAGATATAGAACTAGATACTGAACTGGAACTAGAAGATATTGAGCTGCTAGTTGAACTACTAGAGGAGCTTATAGAACTACTAGATATAGAAGAACTAGAGCTTATAGAAGAACTAGATATAGAAGAACTAGAGCTTACAGAAGAACTAGATACTGAAGAACTAGAGCTTATAGAGCTACTATAGCTAGAACTAGATACTGAGCTGGATAGACTACTTGATATTGAACTACTAGATATAGAAGAGCTAGATATAGAGGAACTAGAGTCTGAAGAACTAGAGCTGATAGAACTACTATAGCTAGAGCTAGAAACAGAACTAGATATACTACTTGATATTGAACTACTAGATGTAGAGCTAGAACTTGACGTGCTGGATTGAGAAGAACTAGATATAGAACTAGAGCTTATAGAAGAACCAGAAGAACTACTTGGTTGGGGGGGCGAAACACTATAGGATCTGAGGCCGCTCAAACCACAGGCTGCATAAATAAATGTTCCATCACCTTCAACACCATAATAAATACCGCCTCTGTCATCGGAATCTATATAGGTTAAATTTCCTGCTCCATCTACACTATACGATCTCAGACCACTATCTTGACAGGCTACATAAATAAATGTTCCATCCCCCCAAACACCCAAATAATTATCACCTTGGTCATCAGTGTCTATATAGGTTAAAGCGCCTACTCCATCTACACTATAGGATCTCAGACCACTACCCTGACAGACTGCATAAATAAATGTTCCATCCCCCCAAACATCATAATAATTACCATCTTGGTCATCAGCGTCTATATAGGTTAAGACACCTGCTCCGTCTACACTATACGATCTAAGGCCATCCAATAGACAAGCTGCATAAATAAATGTTCCATCGCCCCAAACACGCCGATAATTACCCCCTTGGTCATCAGTGTTTATATAGGTTAAATTTCCTGATCCATCTACACTATAGGATCTTAGTCCGCCGCCCTGGCAGGCTGCATAAATAAATGTTCCATCACCCCAAACACCCAGATAATCCTCACCTTGGTCATCGGAATCTATATAAGTTAAATTACCTGATCCATCTACACTATAGGATCTCAGACCCCCTGCCCCACAGGCTGCATAAATAAATGTTCCATCGCCCCAAACATCATTATACTGATCCCCTTGGTCATCAGTATCTATATAGGTTAAATTTCCTGATCCATCTACACTATAGGATCTCAGACCACTATCTTGACAGGCTACATAAATAAATGTTCCATCAGCTTCAACAGCATAATAAGCATCGCCTTGGTCATCGGTGTCTATATAGGTTAAAACCCCAGGGGGTGCTGAACTAGAACTAGAACTCGTGGAACTCGATACTGAGCTAGATATAGAAGAACTTGAGCTTATACTAGAGCTAGATATAGAAGAACTAGAGCTTATAGAAGAACTAGATATAGAAGAACTACTAGATATAGAGCTTATACTAGAACTAGTTGAGCTAGCAGAAGAACTGGTACTTGAAGAAGTAGCAGAAGAACTATTAGATGAGCTACTTGATACAGATGAACTTGAACTAGATATAGAAGAACTAGAACTAGATATAGAAGAGCTAGAGCTAATAGAACTAGAACTAGATATAGAAGAGCTACTAGAGGAGATACTGGAAGAAGTTATACTAGAAGATGTGGAGCTTGTAGAAGAACTTCCTGAACTTATACTAGAACTGCTAGAGGATATAGAACTGGAGCTGATAGAAGAAGAAGAACTGCTCTGAGAAGAACTAGAACTTATAGAACTTACACTACTACTAGAACTAATAGAACTACTTGAACTTACACTACTACTAGAGCTAGATTCTGAACTACTAGATAGACTACTCTCACTAGAACTGCTACTAGATATAGAAGAGATTGAAGAAGATATAGAAGACTGGGAACTCCAAGAACTATCACTACTAGATCTAGAGCTGCTGCTACTACTGCTACTTATAGAACTAATAGAACTAGAGCTTATAGAGGAAGAACTACTTATACTTGAGCTTGTAGAGGAAGAGCTACTAACACTAGAGCTTGTAGAAGAAGAGCTACTTATACTAGAGCTTATACTACTTCTACTGCTTATAGAGCTTGAACTACTAGATCTAGAACTAATACTACTACTAGAACTAGAAACAGAAGAAGCTGAGCTGGAGGCAGAAGACACAGTAGAAGAACTACTAGCAAAAAGATCAGTAAGGTTACTATACCTTCTCATCTTCTTATAAACCGCAGTACTTGAAAGTTTAGTAAAAGATCTGAGACCCTTAGCTTGTGTAAGGGCTCCGGCTCTTAGGACCATTAGAGAGTCTCCTTAAACCCCGTGACTTCTATATTTACCTCATTGTTAACTGTAGCTAGAGAAACCAATGTCTCTCCTGAATCTATGAATAAAAGACCTGGGGTTGCAAACTCTATAATTATAAAATCTCCAGCTGGGATCGAGCTATTAAATATTCTATTCACATCTGCTGCTGCATCCCCATCAGGGACTTTCCACAAAGACACTGTAACCGCAGAAACTGAAGTACTGGTCAAGGTGATAAGCCTTAAAGACCTTGTCTCTGAAGCCCCATGTGTGTATAATGTTGTGTTAGCACTAGGTATAGCTCTAATTTCAACTAATCTGGACATCTCTGGTACTGCCATCTAAAACTCCTTAACTGTATGCCATTGCATATTTAACTGCAGCCTCATATGTAGCTTTATCTGCTACCAAGGCATCAACTTCTATTTTTTGATAAAATAGACTACCTACATTTGGAGGTAGTTGTTCAAACTTTAATCCCTGTATATCCCCAGCCCCTAAGGTAAGTGTAATCCCAGAGACCACTAAGGTTCCAGCTGTTACTGAAGTTGCATACCCATAGGCCCAGGTTCCACTTATGTCTACTCCTATTATCGCCCCCACTTGGATAGAGCTTGTAAAATCAAGCAACATTTGAATTGTTGTAGCATTTAAAGCTGTGTCGCTGTAGTTAGCGGGATCAATAGTAGTATAGGCAACAGAGTCTATTAGGTTTGTGAATATAGCTGGAAAAGAAAAGGCTCCAATTACATACCCCAATCCCCCTGCCAATATCTGCATTTCAACAACACCTTCAATACTAGATAAGGTACCTAGTGCAGTGTTTAAATCATTTGAGTTAGCATCTATAACAAAACAGAATTTACCATTAGCCGGGTCAACAGCTGCCCAATCAGCTACCTGGTTTATCTCAGAATTAGGAGTTCTTAGCCAAACTGGGCTCACTGCATCATAGTCATCATCTGCAGCCACAGAATAAGCATCTGTAGAGTCAAAATCTGTAACAGCAATGTATCCCGTGTCTGACAGATTATATAGATATAGTCTGAATAGAACTTCCTCTTTATAAGAAATAGAGGGGGTCGATCCATCAGAGTAAGGCTCTAGAGAATCTGAAATGATTTTCTTTTCTGTTAAGCTGTAATGTATATCTACATTTCGTCTAGCCATAAGTATATAGTCCTGTTATTCTAATAATATATCTCCAATTCTACTTAAAAATAGTTAAAGGCTTTTTTCAGAGGGTTATTGAAACTTAAATCCATCTGGAACATTAAACTTGTAATAGACTAGAATATTCCTAAGGCCCCAATTCCTGTATCCAGTATATGCATAAGTAGTTGCTAAAAGAGGGGGTTGAAAAGGGAGAGAGGGTTCAGAGAAATTCGATATACCTATATATGGAACAAGATCTGTAGGGAGAACTGCAGGAACTGTCAAGGTTGTGTCGGAAGAGGTTATTCTAAGTACTCCTTCATCATATCTTTCTGGCAGTGTGGCTTGACTTCCTGGTGTTAGCGTTTCTGGAACAAACCCCACACAGACTTTAAAAGTAAAACCTGAGGTATACTGGATGGTCTCAGATAACTCAGCGGCCTGGTCTTTTAACCAAGTAGTAGGTGTAGAGTGGTGCCAGCTCTTTATAGGGGCATTATCATTCCACCTTCTGACTTGCTTTGCCGCCAGATTCTCCATAGTAGATGAAGCTGTCTCTCCTCCAAGAGTAAGGTCTGGGTCAGGGTATGTTACTAGGTCATCATTCCTCCAATCAAGCATCTCTTCCCAGGGATAAGTATATACAAGTGTTTGGAAAGTACCTGATAAATAGTTAGGGTCTAGATACGTTCCGTTCCCGGATCTCCTTACAAAAGTTATTTTAGTAGGGGTTACTTCAATAATATGTCCACGTATATCCGGGAAGGGCATCAACTGACCTGGTGGGGGCACCCAGGCAGGGTTATTATTTATCTTTATTGATGCACCAACATAAATATTTGTATTTCCAGTATAGTCAACGGAGGTGGTTAGAGTAGCAATTGAGTTGTTGGCCGGCTCGCCTAAGGCTGTACCACAAGAGAAACTAGCAAGCCACCAACTAGATGTCCCACCAACATCCTCAATTTCATGTAAGACATCAGCATATTCAAATTCTGCTGCAGCTGATCCTGGCCCAGCAAAAGGGTAGACCAGAGGGTCTGTGAGTGTGGGGGGTTTGTCATCTCTGAACTCACCAATTCCTTCCCCTGTAGCCCAAGGCAGATAAAGCTCTCCAAAAAGTTCTTCATTCTGTTTCCTAAAGTGTATAGAACTGGTATCATACCCCCATCTTAAAAGATTTATAGCCCTATATCTCTGGTGAGCCCAAGAGGCTAAGGGGAGATCAGTATCTACCCATTCAGAATCACCTAGTTCTACTAATAAGGTTTCCGGTGTCCATACAGGAGGCCTCCAAGTATAGTCAATGTCAATCTTTCCATCCCAATCTCCTCCCTCATCTGTGTGGTTTATATAACTACCTACTAGATTAAAAAAGAATGTATCAAATGCTTCTACCCAGTCTGCAATTATAGTTGCACCAGAATTTGTAGGATATGTTATATCTCCTAAAATAGATGGGATAATACCGGCATCTGGGAGGGCAAAGTTTGTAAGGTCAGTAACAGCATCTCTTTCCCGTAGTGCCTGAAGTAATGCCGTAAAAACTATACCTCTTAACTTACCCTTTAATACAGAAGAACTTGCCCAAGACATAGTCTTTGTTACTGGGGTCGGATCTGCATCAAAGGCAAACTCTTCATATGTCTCCCAATCACTAAACTCCCATCTCATACTGGTTTCTAGAGGCATATTGGAGCCTCCATCCAATATACGTCATCTATCAAGAGAGCAGATCCCCAAGCACCTACTGGTAGTGTGTCTGAAGCACTTATTTGAACAACTTTTATAACTACACCTGTTATTGTAGCTGTTTCATCAGGTCCATCCCCAAAAACATTTCCTTCATAGGTATCTCCTGTACCACTTGTGATTTGGACTATAGCTTGATTGGGGCTACTTCCTCCCTGTAGTATCCAAGACTCATTCCCCCAAGTTATATCCTCAACAACTAATTTAGAGTCTTCCCCACTACTGGCTGATCCAATTGTTATCCACCCTAAAGGAAAATGAATTCTACTAGAAGTATCTTTCCAATCAGGCATAACTGCTAAACTTGCTGGGAGAATTGCATGAAAGGATATGACAACTCTATTAACTTCTAAGGCAGCCCCAGGATCAACAGAATCTACTCTCATGAGAAGTAATCTGGTTAAGTCAGCTGAGATTGCCGGGACTATAGGCGGACCAGGATCTTCAGGAACTCCTGGTGCAGGTCCATCTGGTGCCCAAACAGCGTCACTAGTTATATCCACTATATCTTTCTCAGTAAAGGTTCTTACAGCTTTGTTAATCATAAGAACTCCAGGAGAAGTAGCGCTTCTTTTAGAAACTCTAACTTTAGAATCTTCTGGAGCTTCTAAACCTGAATCACCAATCCATAGCATATCATTAGTACCCCATCCCGCTGTTGTTCTAACAAAAGGATAAAAAGGACCTCCATTAAAGTCAGATTCTGTATCTTCTATTTGAAGTCCTTGAGCGGGGTCTTCAGGAATAGTCATAGATAAAGTTTTAGAATGTGCCTTATTAACAAGCCCATCCATTCTTTTTATCCAGTCTATCTCAGGAGCTACTCTTCCTCCATAGCCTTTTCCTACATTTAGACCATCTGGTTTGGGTATCTCAGCCATTAGGAGCCCCTATAATTGTAACCGTCTCTTCCCCATAAGGTTGCCAAGTTCCACCTCTTTCTTTTATCACAGCTAACATTTCTGTAACACCTGTTGCTGCATCAAATCCAATTCTTAAATCTTCTATTCTAGCCCCATATTCCTCAGAGGGGGAGGTATCATTAACTAGACCTTTTAAAGCCTCTATCATGATCCCTTCTTCTTTAGTTCCGGCTAGTACAAAAGCATCTGTTCTTCTAAACCAGGTATACTTTGTTAGTTTTCTTCTAGCTACCCGAGATCTATATTCATTTTTTCTATGTGTGGTTCTTTGATCATATTCATACTCTTTTTCTGTTTTGATCAAATACCAATCTCCTGTAAACTCTGCTGAAGCCATTATATACCCCTTATCTTTGTATAGATGCCTTTTCTTATCTTCTTGTTCCAGGAACCATATAATACCATTGTAGTTGTCCAACCATCTCTAAATAAATCATAGTCTATACTTACAGAGTCCACGTACCACTCTCCACCCTCTTCATAATCTATAGTTACATCAGTAGGTCTAATTATAGGTCTTAAGCCCGGTTTCTTTGTTGCTTTTATATTTCCTTTGGCATCTACTATACATATGTTATCTGCAAGATCTTTTCCTACCTTTCCTGGGGCCACATCAGTATTCTCCTCATCTAAATATAAAGTCATAGTATACGCCATTCTAAGATACCTTGCCACTAGTTTAGTTTTACCATCTGGAGAAGAGGGGACCAGGTCTACATCTTCGTATTTATACTCAGCTGTTAAATACTTAAGTATCCACTTCTTACCGGATTGTTTTAATGACCATCCCATTATTCGTTACCTGCTAATCTTTCTATCTTCTTTTCAACCATTGCTAATCTGCTCTCAATTACTCCTTCTTCAGAACCATCTGACAAAACTGCAGTTGCATTCACGGTTTGCTTCTTAGTGGCTCTCTCTTGTATCTCTTCTTCATATTGTAGCTTAGCTCTAGGTCTATCTTCAAAGTTCTCATCCACAGCCTGATCATAAGACAATTGGGGATTCTTCTCTACAATTTCTTGAATATCCGAGATCTCCGTGGCTAGTAGTTGTTCTTCTGGGGAAGGTTTCTTTGGGATACCTTTCTTTATATCTTCTAATTGATTTATATTTACTGCAGAGGCCAGATCTTCTTTGGATAAAGAACTTAAAGTGGAAACTTGAGCCTTTTCTACTTTATCATTTAATAGTTTCCTGGCTTCCTTATTGGAATTGTCTAATAGATCTTTTTTTGTTAGACCTGAGGTTCCCACATCAACTATATCTACTCCCCCTACTCTACCTGTATTAATGGCTGTCTGGAATAATTTAGCCTCAACTCTTGAATTGGCGAGTTTTAGAATTTCTCTTGTCTGCTGCTTAGAGATCCCAAAGGGAATAACAACTTCTCTTTTACTCTCTCCAATAACTACTTCTTTCTCTGCTGCTACACCAGCAATACCTTTATATGTCTTTTTAGGATCTCTACTAGTAATAGGTATATTAGAGATTGTTGAGGGACCGGTTGAAGATAGAATAGAAGACATCTGTGTAGAAGTAAACACTGTTTCTGGAGTAGCTATATCTAAATAGTCAGGATTAGGAAGTCTATTCAAATCTGTTTTCTTTCCCATATATTCAACAGACTTCAGTAGCAGGTATTCATCTTCTGGAACAATCTTAGCTAAGAAAGGTACCTTATACACAGTAGGTTCTGGAGATAAAGTTCTTAATCCTTCCCTTAGGAGTCTAGAGCTATCTGTTAAATTCTCGTCTAAGTCCATTAACTCAGAACCTTCCACAAGGAGGTCTTCAAAGAAAGTATCAGATACTATCTCTTTTTGAAGATCTAAGTTTTTTCTAGGCTGCTTATCTTTTCTTTCAGAGGCTTTGTAGATATCTTTCTTATAATTCTCTATTTCTATATACTCTGGAAGATACAGAGATTCTTCTTCTACAAACTCTATATCTTCAGTATCCTCTATATCAACTCTTTTAGAAATTTCAGGAATTAGAGATTCATAGTTTTCTGCTTCATCAAATGTAAATATATCTAGATCTGGAACTATGTCCTCTATAGGGGTAGTGTTTATAGGAGGTATTGATATAGCCTGTACAAAAGATGCAGCAATAACTTCCATAAGTAGTACCTCTCTTTTGATCTGCTGCTCACTCTGAGAAAACAAAGGTAACTCCCCAGCTACAGATACTTGTGGATGAAATGCTGGGACACTTATCTTACTAGACTCTAACTCTCTCTCATCAAATAAAGCATAGTAAGGGCTTTTTGAGAATTCTTTTGCAGATTTATATCTATCAAAAAGAGAACTATCTTCTGTAGGATCTAATAGAGCTGAAAAAAGATCCACATTTGTAATAGATGTATCTATTTTTATCTTGGTAGAGTCTTTTGATAAGGGAGTTCTGGTGAGCCTTGTTTTAAAGGCCTCTAAGGAGTTTTTCTTACCAGTGGGGCTCAAGCCTCTATAAAGCTCCTTAACCTTCTGTAAAGATCTCTCTGGCATCTCTGTGAAGATGCTATGGGTAGTTATGTCATCTTCTATGAATGGAAGGACAGTTGTAAGCTGGGGGATTCTCTGAGAAGTTAAATTCTTCCTACTAGATAGGATGTAGTCCTCTAAAGGGAGGGACTCTTCAAACTCTTCTGTTAAAAGCTGTTTCTTAGCCCTAAGTAATTCAGCATCTTCAGATAAGGTAGAGGACAAAAGTGATTCTGCTAAAAGTAGGATGAATAAAGCAAGTTCCTGCTCAGAGAACAAAAACTTTAAACTATCCTTCAGGAGATTCTTCATTTTGAACCTGTTTAAATTGATCTAGAAACGATGCCAATCCTGGATTCTTCTGCTCTAGAGAAGCCTCTCTTAGCTCATGTTGCCAAGGAAGCTGTAAATCCAAATACTCATTACAAGCTGTATCTACTTCACTATCCGTTAAATTAGAAGAAGAGTCCAAAAAATTAGCTATCTGACATGACATCTTAAATTGCTTAAAAGCCAATCTCTTCTCTATCTCTGTAGACTTCAATATTAGAGACTCTCTTAGTATACTAGATGGATCGTCTCTAGTTATACTGGAAAAGTCAATCATATTGCGAGACAGGGCGCCTAAAACTAATGAAGTCCAGCGCCCTTCCAAAAATTTGAGTCAAGTCCAGTCTCTACTAAGAGTTTCTGTAATCTAACAAATTCTATAAGCACCTTTATAAAAAGCTCTACAAGATTAGAGTTGACTCCTCCAAGTCTCTCTTGGTATAACTTCTCTAAATCTTCCACCTTAATACTAGGGGGCACAGGTTCAAACTTCTTGTCACCATATTCAGCTAAGTAATAAACTAGCTTATACTTGGCACCTTTGTCTATATGTATAGCCTCATCTCCAGCTTCTGTATTTTTGAATATAGAAGATAAAGCTGAATTAAGATTCTCTGTCTGCATAGCTGTTAAGGATTTAAAAGTAACATCCAGTGTTCCCTTGAAAACAGAATACTTCTTTGTAAATGTAGTATTTCCTAATATGCTCCTCACATACTCTTTAACATCGTCTTCATCTACCACAGTATCTTTACCTAATACATGCTCACAAATTTCACACTTGATCTCTTTTTCCACTTCTTCTTCTTCTGTTTCCATTTAATTCTCCTAGATTGCTACATTTCTCATAAACTTGAACTTATATACTAAAGTTCCTCTGTATAACATACATCCACCAAATTGCTCTGCCACTAAAGTAGCTCCAGTACAAAAGGCTCCATACATGTTTTTTGTAAGAGTTTGGGCTCCAGATTCCCCTGTAGAATCTGTTACTGTTAAAGTCATCTTATACATACCAGCTGGTTTTGAGGTTGGGTGCGGAGTATATTCCTGCCCTACTATTTTTAAGGCAGCAAAAGCCCTAGCTCTAGATTCCTTCTTGGCTCCTGCTGCTGTAGCTGGGGATGCTGTAGTTGGATCTGCTGCAAATAGTCCCGATAAAGCTATAGAACCCCCTCCAGGGACTGCTGCCTGATAAAACTCTAAGGATGGAGCATAAGATCCTACCTTTTCCACATAAGGAATAGATCTAAAAGAAATGTCACTTTTAATAGCTAATGATTCTAAAAAAATAGGAATTACTACGCTAAAGGGAGTGGGATCAGCAGTAGGTCCTTCTACATTTGCTAAAGTGAATCCTAAAGTACCTGTATATAATGCCATGCTTTCCCTTATGTGGAAGTGAGGTTGCTACTATATTACAAATAACAACCTCACTATTCCTCATTTAATTTTCTAGCTATTAGCCAGAGCACTCACCGAATACACTATAAACTAGTGTAACAGCAACTGTTTTAAGACCTTCTCCGAATTCCTGGGTAGCTAAAGACCCACCTGTTCTATAGGTGTTGTTGTATTTAGCTCCATTAATATCCACGACTTTGGTTGAGCCGGTGACGCAGAGATCTGTATATCCTGACCATAGCCCTGTTGGGGGTACTAGGAAAGTAACAGAAATCTGACCCTTTGGAATGTCGGGTACATTTTTAGATCCACCAAGTGTAGGGATCTTTCTCAGGTTATTAGACCACTGAAGGTTTACACCAACAATATATCCAGTCTGTGGAAAGTCATCACTAGTGACTGATGGATTTGAACTAACAATTGTATATGCCATTTAAATAATCTCCTTATTGTCCAGTATTAGCCTGCATTAGCTTCTAAGATCTGCCACTGCCAAGCACCTTCCATAGCATAAATGTCACCAAGCTGTTTAAGTCTCCGTGCTTTAACATTCATGTCAAATAAGTTGGCTACGAAATGCCAGACAATCTTTGCTGCTCCCTTGGGGAAGAAAACAGTACCTGTTCCCCCTGTTGCTCCAGAACTGAATGCTGAATAGACTGTAGAAGCAGTTCCATATTCAGCAGTAGTTTGTAAGTCAAATGCCTGGAATTGCCCTGTGGTGTCTCCCCAGAAAATATACTTTGATACCCCATCATCCCATAGAGATGCAGGTGTTTGCCAACTAGCCTCTACTGAGGAAGCAGTGGCCACGTCTTTTGCTCCAGCGCCATCTTGATCAAATTCAATTTGAACGCCGCAATATCCTTCAACTGATAAAGCCATAATGTAATCTCCTATTGTTTAGTCTATATTTCAGACTATCTACCTATACTATATATTCTTTAGTTGAACTATTCAACAACTTTATTGCTCCGGTTCTTCATTTACAATAGACCAGTTATATGTCTTCTGCCAGGCTATAACTACTGAAGAGACAAAAGTGGTAGAAGCTTGTTTAGGCTTAGGCACTTGTTTCCCCAATCCCTTGACATCTATTGTGTCTAAATTGAAATCAGATGTTAATATAGGAGACATTAGCATAAACCTAGTAAATACCTCTTCAGCTAATAACTCTGCTTCTGTGCCTGAGATGCCTTCACATAGTATAAGATGTTTTCCTGTTAAATGCTTATTGTAGTTTCCTGTTGCAAAAGGAGTAGATAAGGACTCTGCTTGAACATTCAAATACCTTACCCCTATAGTAGTAGCCTCTAGATCCTGTCTTTCTACAAAGATTCCAGGTTTAGCAGAAGTAGTCTCGTCGTTGCGCATAAAGGAAGGGCCTATTAGTATCTTTGAAGTTGCTCCATTATTTGTCCATATATATCCCTTAAGTAAGGGGTTATCTATATTATCTACATATCCAAACTGATATTGAAGTAATCTCACTATAGCTCCAGTTATCTGAAACGGAGTTATATCCTCATTATCAAAAAAACTCTCAGGATAGGCTTGTATACTTCCTGACCATGTTGGTTCTGCGAATAAAGGCATTAGTCTTCTCTCTTATATTGTTTGTACTTACTTGTAGCTAATTGAGTATAAACATCTACCCACTTGTCTACATTATTCTCCATAGAGAACTTATTCATGACTGTGTTATATCCATTAGCACTGATCTTTCTTCTTAGCTCTGCATTATCCAGCATAGCTTTAATATTAGTATACCAATCTTCTTCTGTTTTACAAAGTAAAGCATCTTCTCCATGGGTTAAGAAGTTAAATACAGAGCTATCTGAGACAACACATGGCATCTTAGCTGATGCGGCTTCTAAGAACTTAACAGGGCTTTTACCATTGTTGTTGAAGTTTATATCTGCTAAGGGGAGAAACATTACATCTAAGCCTAGAGTCTGGATAAAACTATGATACTCTTGAATAGGTACATAAGGGATATGTGTAAATCTTATTCCATCCATAACATTATCAGTACCATTATATTTGAAAGGTACATTGTTGGGTAATTTACCATCCCAGCCAAATAAGGTAATATCTAACTCTCTACCATACTCTTCTTGTAGTCTCTTTAAGACAGGGGTTACTACTAATAAATCAGAGAAGTGAGAATCACATCCCATCCATCCCAATTTGAGAGGGCCTGTGTCCGAAGTGTCATACAAGGCATTCAAGAACACTTCATGGTCTACACAGTTTGGTAGAGTATGTCCTTCCATATCAGGATACTTAGAAATATAGAAGTCTCTTAGACTATCTCTAGTAGTTGTAAATACTCCACACTTATTGAACCATTCTGAAACTAGTTCCTCTGGAATCATATATTTAGCTTTATTAAACTTATCTATCTCTAGGTAATTGTCATCAATCTCCACCATCTGCGGGACACTATACTCTGCAAAGATATCTCTCATAGGAGAGAAGTCATTTGGTGGAGGAGCTTCCCATACAAACACATGTCCCCAGTTTGCTAATTCAGGACACATCTTTTGTGTAGTGAACATTTCCATATCTGGTCTTCTATTGATATACTTGGCTGGGAGATCTAGTCTCACATACCCGCATCCATTATCATGTCCAAATCCTACTATATGTAATTTCCCATCATTACTCTTTAAATTATACCGTGTTTCAAAGTCCATTTGTTTTTCCATATTCTCTGCAATAGAGATATCTTGGAAATGGAAGATTTGAGGTCCCTCATAATTAGAGCTTAACTCTGAAGTATTATAAATGCCCCAATCAGCTTTATTTAGAACTCTCTCTTTATGTGTTAGTAATGGATTTAATTCATCAGGAAAAGCATATATTAGATTAGACAGCCTTGTCATATCAAATGAGAACTCTTCCTCCAGATTCTCTTTACCTCTGGTTTGAGCTAAGAAATGTTTTGCCGAGGCATATCCCGGACATAAGTTCTTATATCCTGCTATTGCAGCTCTAATACATAGATCTACATCGTATAAGCAGTGTTTATACCCTAGGTTAAAACCACCAAGGTCTTCAAAGATGTCTCTATTCACCATCATCAAAGAACCACAACCAGATAATACTTCAAATTGAGTGTGGACATCTGAGTTATGTACATTGAAATTTTGGAACATAAGTCTATGAGATTTATCTTCATAGGCTTCTACCATATAACCGGTACACTGCACCTCTCCTGTTTTAAATAGAAGACAAGGGGTGTATGTAGCCACTTTCTCTTCCCTTCTCTCCACATCCATGAAAATTGAGATACAGTCATTACATAAGTCTATATCATTATCCATGAAACACACATACTGAGTGTCATCGGGCAAATGGTTTCTTACCAGCTTGTTCATGTTTTTGCCATAAGAGTATTCCCCTAGTTCAACTATAGAAATATCTAAGGCTTCTGAAATAGAGACAGTGCCCTTGAGGGCTTCTAGATTCTCTTTAGTAGACCCGGTATCTCCTAAAAGTACATTGAAGTTGGGATACTTTGTGTATTTGTTAAGAGAGTCTAGGAAGTTAAAGGTCAGTTCAGTGTTGTCTTTTACTAAAGTAACCACAGTTACTTTTGGGAAGTTTTTCATATTATCCTTTCAGGTGCACAGGTATGCACTTACAGATTATAGTCTACTGCATTTCGCCACTCTGTTTCTACATCGCTTACCAGAGCTGTATCTCCATAAACGGGTACGTCATATTCCACTCTTGTTCCAGGCAACTCTTTAAAAACTGCTGTATAAGATATAACAGTATCTCTTATTCTTGCCAGTGTCTGGATTTGCCTTATAACGTATCTCTTGTTGGTGTCTTTTTCTACCCATAGGTCTTGAGATGACAATATAGGATACGCTATACATCTACCCAATAGTTCAGGATTATCCTCTGTACCAAAAGGGATCACTATATCTTTGTCATGTACATCTAGTTTTGTGAAGTCTACATAATAAGGATAACCTTGGTAGTACCCTCCTACAATCCCAGTACCATAACAGGTAGAGCAAGAAGCTAATCCTCCATCATTGGGTAGATCAAAATCTGCACATACTGTACAAGCAGTACCATATATCCTCTTCTTTAGAAGCCAGCCTATAGTTCCTACATGCCACTTAGTAAATCTCTCATATTCATTAACAAGAGCAGCTCTAACCATTCTTCTCTCTGTTTTATCCAAAGTACCTCTCACATTACTGGCCTCTGAGATGTACTCTGTTCCTCCATCATCCAAGACAACTCTATAGTAGAGGTCATGTCTATAGTTGTATCTATACACAGTAGGGTCACTATACCAACACATATCTACAATAGGCGCTGAAGGATTTAACCTAGTCCAACTTGGATCAGTTGCCCTAGCAGTCTCTATATAGAAACTATAACTAGTAAGCTCAGGGAAAGAAGGATCCAGTTTCCATTGTATAAGTTTAGACCTATCTGTTGGAGATTCTGTGACATATACTTTTGTAATAGGGTTGGTGCTCATTAAAAATAACCTATGGAAGTTCTCCCAAAGCCTTCTCCTATGTTAACAGAATACTTAGTACTCATGACCCATTGTTTATACCTACTAATATATTCTTCAGAGAGCTTTAGATAGATATCAGCTCTTTTGTCATCTACTGTTACTCCCCCTGTTGCTACATCTACATCATTTCTATTCAGATTAAAGGAGGCCATTCTATATAGTTCTCCAATTACTCCCTCAGACCAGTGATATCTATAGGGAAAAGTCAAAGGTGTATATGTTTTCATAATAGGGGGAAGGGATTCATTCCAGATATCAACAGGTCTCCTGATAGAGAAAGCTATCTCTGTATCCGAGAACTCTACTTCTTCTAGGAAGGTATTCTCTTCAGGATGTCTATCTCTTATTAGAAGTCGGATCTCAGCCACAGTTAAGGGGCAGTAACTAGCATTTGTAGATGTGTAATTTAAAGATACATCTAAATACATTCTAAATCTGGCAATCACTTTATCTGAGGAATCATCATCTGTAACAGTAAATTCTCCAATCCATACTCCTGCAAAGGGTAAGTCATCGGCCTCTAGAGTTACAGAAACAGTACTTGGAGGTGTAATAGTACATTCTTTGGTTATTTGTGGACCGGCATCTGTACAGAATTCTTTAACATTTAAGGTAACGGTATAGGTACCTGCTGTTAAATCATAGTCATCCCCACTTCTATCTTTAAGTGTAACAGTGGCTGAACCCTCTGTTGACTCACTAAAGAATATAGTTGGCCACTCATTAGGTGTATGAACGTATCCTCCTGATGCTGCTGAAGTATCTGTATCAACTAAAACACATGTGTCTGGTAAAGCCATTTTAACTCCTTATGGAAAATTCAAATGTGGTATCTCTGTCTCATCTAGCATTAAATATCTGCAAAATGCATTCTTCTCAACCATCCAACAACTCCCTGTACAATCACAAGCTACATTATCAATAAAGTCTTTTCTTGTATCTCCATTCCAGATCTCTTCAAAAGAGTTCTCGTGTAGATTTCCCAAGTTATACTTGTTGATGTATTTAAAGTAGCAGCAGGGGTAAACAGCTCCATTGGCTCCTACTGCTGTTGTTAGGTGATGATAATAACAAAAACCACCTTTTGATTTCCTTTCTATCTCCGCTATTCTATTTGAAAAAGAGAACACTTTAAAACTATCATCTTCTAGAGACTTAGCTTTATCTATCTCCTCTAATAAAGTATCCCAACAGTTCTCAAAGATTGATCCCTTCTTTGGAGTGTGGGCTAAACTAATCCTTAAATTATCAGCACCTAGATCTTTAGCTATCTCTGCAATTTGAGATAACTCACCGGCATTGTTCTCATCTGCAATAGCTGAGATACCAAACACACAATCTGGCTGCTTCTTCGTCATGTATAATTTAATGTTCCTTAGTACTTTATGAAAGTTTTCTTTAGGGGAACAGTGTATTTTAGCATATGACTCTTCTGTAGCAGAGTCAAGAGATACCCTAACCCATGCATAATCTGAAACTTCTTCTGCATAAGGCTCTGTCAATAATTGGCCATTAGTAACTAAAGCTCTCTCTAGGTTTAGATCTCTAGCATGGGAGCTTATATCTATGAAATTAGGATGTAGTAAAGGCTCCCCTCCTCCTGTGTTATGACATAGAATCCCAAAACTAGAGATAAATCTATGAGACTCTCCTACACTTATATCATAGACATACTTTTCTTTATCTACCTCTTCTATTTTTTTAATGGGCAAGACAATAACATTCTCACTAATATGTTCTATTTTTTTATGTTTTGTTGTATGAGAATACTTACTGTCTTTGTACTTAAGCTCTTTGCCCATAAATTTAATTATTGATTCTAATTTTAATAATTCATCTTTCCCTTGAATGTTAACGGTACAATATGTAGTTTCGGGTAAAGATCTTCCCTCAATACTTCTAGGACAATTTATACCTTCATATAGGGTACACCAGATATCTAATTGAGATAACAAAAATTCTACAGTTCTCTGTAGAAGGACAGAAGAGGTTTTTAAATGCAAAGAGTTTCTAGAACACTGTCTATACAGAGTGTCTCTAAAATTACCATCTCCTGCAAACAACCCTGTAAGAAAATTGATTTGAGCAGATTTATTTGCATTAAAAATACAATCTGGTACTCTTTTGTTCCTAGATCCTTCCCCTATACCTAATTTTAAAAAATCTTCAGTAAGTTCTTTATTGCAAACAGAAATCTTAGTCTTATTATCAAATTTTCTAATTACTGCTTTATATCCATTAGTGGTCAGTATGTTGGCCACATCAGAGATATATTTTTGCTCCTGGGCATTAAATCCAAAAGTAAAATGTATGCCATGTGGAACATGCTTTCTTTGAAATGAAAAACACCCTTCTGCTACAAAATATCCCAGTAGTCTGGCCCAATCTGAGTTTATAGAGATATGTTTAGTAGGGTATTTTTCATTAGATAATACTACTTTATCTCCTATCTTTGCTTCTTTTAGAGGCTTATATGTAATTTTACCCTTTTCCCAGAAAAAGATACTGTGAGATTTTGTAACTGTTATATGTCTACCACTATCTAAAGTCACTTTCCATAACGGCTCTGTTTGTTTATGTTTTATAAAATCGGTTATGGCGTCTTGTGAAACATTTCCATTATCTTGGATTGTAAAAGAGTTTTTCTCAATTTTATTCTCTATGACTTCTTGTATAGGTTTTAGGGTTAATCCATCTTGATCTGTATAGAGAGGTATTAACTCATCCCCTTTAAGACTAAACTCCACACTCTTTCCTCCAGCACCTTTAAATTGAGATAGGATTCTTATGGCATCTTTATATGGTATAATGTCCTGTGTACTAAAGTCATCTAAGTGTTCATGAATCAAGTAATAACACCAAATACACTTGTTGGTGCATTTATTAGTTAAATCTATCTGCATATTCACAGGAGAGGCTATCTCTCCCTTTTTTATACTTTTTAGCTTAGGTAAAAAATGAGCAAATTTATAGGGGCTGTATACATCTTTACTTTTCATAATGTAGTCCTTTCTTAGGTCTTATAATCTCGTTGTAATCGTTTTTCAGCTTCTTTGTTTCATTTACATAGTACATTTTAGTATCCCCTATACCTCTTTTGTGATACTGATGGTAAGCCAAGGCCTCTTCTAATATCTCAAAGGATAGGCCGGCCCTGATAAATCTATCCCCATATTCACTATCCTCCCAAGCATACCCTCCCATGAACCCCTCATCCCATCCATTTATAAATTCTATATCTTCCTTTTTAAACAAAGCTAAGAAGTATAATCCTGGAGTCTCTCCCCTAAAGTCCTTAGATACAAGTAAAGGCCCTATAGAGCCATCTGGCATTAAATCATATGCAGTACAGAGATAATTGCCTCTTCCCTTCTCTTTGAAAACCTTTAACACATTTGGAGCAGGTATTACTTCAGGACAAGTAATAATTATATTCTCATAGGAACTGTTTTTAACCCCCAGGTTCAGAGCCATAGAACAATTGAACACACCCTCATCATAAATATATGGTATAACTTTTATATTAAAGCCAGGGGCGGACATCTCTGTAAGGGATCTGGAGGGAAGAATAAATTCTACTTCTGTTGATTCAATGATTTCAGAATATCTCTGTAAGGTTTTTTCTAATAGAGGCACTCTATCTTTTTCACAAGGCATTACAATAGAGAGTTTCATAAACATCTCACTCTTAGGTACCGACTAACTTTTCAAATTCTTGCTTACTATAGCTGCCTTAAGAGAGGGATGCAATTTCTCAGAAGGAATTGAGTCATCCTTATGTGCCATCTCAGCTACTGTTTCTTGCATAGCTTTAAATCCTCCATTAGAGAGATTAGCGGCTAGGCCAAAAAGTCCTCCAAGGAATGTCCTAACTGGAGCTAAGAGACCAAATGCTGCTAAAGCTATAGCCGCGATGAATAGAATAATGGAAATACCTAGGATCTGGTACATCAAGATCTTGGTCTTACTTCTATAAGTTTTACCTTGAGCTGCCTTTGCAGTGAACTGTGTGAACGCAGCCAATTCCTCCATAGCCTGTTTATGAGCTTCTAATTTTATACCCAAAAGATCTAGTTCTTCTGATGTATTACCTAATAAGGCATCTATTTGCCTTATCTGTGGAACTATCTTCTCATGTGTCTGAGGAGCTTCTACTTGTACAGTCTGCTCTAGAGAGCCTAGGAGGGTGCCTGACTGGTTTAAACACTGTGTGGCTGTTTGGATATGCTGTGAGGCCTCAGAGGTCGCTACAGCGTCCCTATAGAGCAGCATAGAGGCTTCTACAGACTTCTTTCCTAGTTCAGCGTTCTGTCCTGCTATATTATCCCCAAAAAGGTTCCTATTAGTTGAGGTACATCCTACTAAACAAACCAAAGCTACTGCTATTAAATATCTCATTGTCTTATTCCTATGTAGAACTAGAGCTAGAGCTACTAGAACTAGATCTTGAACTAATACTTGAGCTAGAACTAGAAGTACTAGATGAGCTACTGCTTATAGAGGAGCTGCTACTTCTAGAAGAACTACTGGATCTACTGGAGCTAGATACAGAAGAAGCACTTGATGATGCAAAATTGGGGAAGTAAAAACTGGAAGGAATATGCCCAGAAGCTGTGTACGTATATGAACTAGTCCCTATAACTATATCTGTATCTTGTAGGGTTGAGGTGATTTCAATCTCAGATAAGATCTCAGTTAATACTTCAGTCTCATCGGTACCTGGAGTGAATAGTAAAGTTATAGTGGCTTTTCTATAAAAGACAGTTGTGGAGGGAGTAGTCCCATATTCTATATAGTCTGCCTTAGATGCAACACTTTCAAAAGTCTCCTCATAAGAGGATGACCCCGCTATCTGTACTTTACTTACCACAAATACATTAGGGTCCTCTCCAGCAGTTGCTACTACTGTGAGAACTAGCTTAGTACTATAAGCAGCTCCTACATTAAATTTTTGTACTGTGGTTTGTAGCATTAGTAATTATACACTGTTGTTGTAGGTGTAGCTCCATTTGTCTCTACTATATCTTCTATAAGGGCCTGTAGCGCAGTATCTATGACTTCCCAATCTGTGTTTAATTGATTTAGAGATTTAAAGGTTAGATCTAGACCTCTTTGTCTATAGAAGATAGTGTCATAAGTTGAATCTATAGTAGGATAGTTTATCATGTCTGCATAAGAGCATGTTTTAAGGAATACATAGAAAGGTAGAGGACTGTTCTCTGGGTAATTAGGAGTATCCCTAAACAAGAAAACCTCTCCAGGGATGTTTAGACTTGTTGAAGTCACCCAGGCCTGAAGTCTAAATTCCTCTCCTACTTGGCTTACTCTTCTTGTAACTTTTATAGAAACAGACCCCCAGTCATTGGCAGATGAACTAGAACTACTGGACTTAGAAGAACTAGTAGAACTACTGCTCCTACTGCTGATACTAGAGGATGATTCAGAAGAACTAGAAGTAGAACTAGAAGATCTTGAGGAAGAGCTAGAAGAAGTAGAACTACTACTAGAAGAACTTACAGAAGAAGATATAGAACTACTAGATATAGAACTAGAAGAACTTACAGAAGAAGATATAGAACTACTGGACTCTGAACTTGAGGATGAATTAGAACTACTACTAGAAACAGAACTAGATATAGAAGAGCTACTAGATATAGAGCTAGATGCACTAGAGTGACTACTAAATGCTGAACTAGATATAGAGGAACTGCTAGATATAGAGCTACTAGATGTAGAGGAACTGCTGGACTCAGAAGAACTACTAGATATAGAACTAGAACTGGATATAGAGCTGCTGCTAGAACTAGAAGATACTGAACTGCTGCTGGAAATACTACTGGAGCTAGAGATACTACTAGAACTGCTATCACTACTAGAACTAGACTCAGAACTACTAGATATAGAACTAGAAGAACTTACAGAAGAAGATACTGAGGAAGAGCTAGAAGAAGTAGAACTAGAACTGGATATGGAACTACTGGAGGAAGTACTAGAAGACATACGTATCGCCTATTGCAGTTGGAGTAACTACAGTGGACCAAGCACTCCCAATAGCTTTAATGTCTACATAGTCTTGCATAATAATAGGATCTTCGACATAAGTACCTGGATTCACAAGAATGCAGTATCTATTAGACACTGAGGCATCCCCAATAGAGTCATTAGCAGCTTTGATACTGGAAAAGGGTGCTCCTGCAGTGGCTACCATGAGAATATTAGCATAGGGTAGCGCTATAGTAGCATCTCCTAAAAAGGTAACATTACCTGCAGAGTCTATTTTTAGATAGTCTGGGCCAGATTGATCCCCAATCCTTGTGGTTCCATTCTCATCTACAGTGACTGTTTTAACTGGGGCAGCTTCATCAACAGCTATGATTCTATGTGATAGACCATGATCTGGATTACTTAGGGGATCTGTGCCTATGGGTTGTTTTATTGCCATTTATATATCCTCAAAATTAATCGGGCTGAACTTCACCACTTGAGCTAGAGGAACTTTTACTACTTGCACTACTAGTACTACTTGAAACAGAACTTCTAGAACTAGATTCTGAAGAACTGGAGCTTATAGAAGATGAATTGCTTGAACTAGAGCTTATAGAGCTAGAGTCTGAACTAGAACTAGAGACTGAAGAACTGATAGAACTTGCTGAACTAGTACTAGACACAGAGGAACTACTGCTAGATACACTAGAAATACTTGAGCTAGATACTGAACTGCTATAGCTACTTGAAACACTAGAGCTACTCACAGAAGAGACTCTTGCAGAAGATCCACTTGATCCACTAGACCCAGAAGATCCACTAGAGGTGGCACTTGATGAAGCGCTGCTCTCTGAAGAAATAGAACTTGATGAACTGGAGTCACTTGATGTACTTGAACTTGATGTTGAACTAGAAATAGAACTGGAACTAGATATAGAAGAACTCGAACTTATAGAACTAGATATAGAAGAGCTGCTGTTTATTGATGAAGAAATGGAACTACTAGAAATACTTGAGCTAGAAACAGAACTACTTGAAATACTTGAGCTAGATACTGAACTGCTAGAGACACTAGAGCTTACAGAACTACTTATAGAACTACTTGAAACACTAGAGCTAGAAACAGAACTACTAGAGATGCTAGAACTGATAGAGCTGCTTGAAACAGAACTAGAACTAGATACTGAACTAGAGCTAGAAACAGAACTGCTTGACGCACTGCTTATTGAAGAACTACTTATAGAACTAGAGCTTGTAGAGCTACTTGAAACAGAACTAGAACTAGAACTCACAGAACTAGATTCTGAACTACTACTAGAAACAGAACTGCTTATAGAGCTACTAGAAATACTTGAGCTGCTTATAGAGCTACTAGAAATACTTGAGCTGCTTATAGAGCTACTAGAGATACTTGAGCTAGATACTGAACTTATAGAAGAAGAACTACTTATAGAACTAGAACTGATAGAGCTACTTGAAACAGAACTGCTTATGCTGCTAGAACTTGAAGAGCTTATGCTAGAACTGCTTATGCTGGAACTGCTTGAAACAGAACTGCTTATGCTAGATACTGAAGAACTAGTAGAAGAAGAACTACTTATAGAACTAGAACTGATAGAGCTACTTGAAACAGAACTAGATACTGAACTAACAGAGGAAGAACTACTTATAGAACTAGAGATACTTGAAGAGCTAGAAACAGAAGAACTTATACTTGAACTGCTTGAAATAGAACTACTACTAGAAATACTACTGCTACTCACAGAGGATACTCTAGCAGAAGATCCTGAAGATCCTGAAGATCCTGAGGAATTAGAAGATGTGATAGAACTTGAAGCACTAGATATTGAACTAGATACTGAACTAGAACTCACAGAACTAGACCCAGAACTTATGCTAGAAATTGAACTAGATATGGAACTAATTGAAGAACTGGAAATACTGGAACTAGAGTAACTAGAGCTACTAGATTCAGAACTGGCAGATGACCCACTTGATCCACTTGACCCACTAGACCCAGAGGAATTAGAAGAAGTAATAGAACTAGAAACAGAACTGCTCCCTGAACTGCTACTAGAGATTGAACTTGAAGCACTAGATATTGAACTGGATTCAGAACTAGAACTTACAGAACTAGATTCTGAACTACTACTAGAAACTGAACTAGATATTGAACTACTAGAGATGCTAGAACTGCTAATAGAACTAGAGCTTATGCTAGAACTAGATATAGAACTAGAGCTTATGCTAGAACTAGAACTAATACTTGAGCTGCTTATAGAACTTGAGATACTGCTAGAACTGGATATAGAACTAGAAATGCTACTAGAACTAGATATAGAACTTGAGATACTGCTTGAACTTGAGATACTACTTGAAATACTGCTTGAACTTACAGAGCTACTAGAGACACTAGAACTTACAGAACTACTCTCAGAACTACTGCTTGAGAAACTAGAACTACTAGACTCTGAACTCTTAGAGGACCCTGAAGATCCACTTGACCCAGATGATCCAGATGAAGTTGCACTACTTGAGATAGAACTACTACTGGAGATTGAGCTGGAAGAAGAACTAATACTTGAGCTAGAGCTAATACTTGAGCTAGATGCACTAGAAGAATAAGCCAATTCTTCATGGTATAGAATAGCAACATGCATTTCATCTATATTAACATTAGGAATACTTATTTTAACTACTGCATTAGGAGGAACCCTTCCTAGACTTCCTGTAATTAAAGCAGATGTCTCATCAGAAGCTAAAAAGGAGGCTGTGACAACAGTAGAGAGGAAGTTCTGAGGGTCTGTCCAGATCTCCAGTATAACATCTTCTGTGATATCTGCAGTGGCTTTAACAATAAGCTCGTCCAACACTATACCATTAGGGAATAGATGGGCATCAGTTGTTAATAGAGTGATATAGGGAGATACTGCAAATTGAGTATCTGGTTCTGAAATAGACAAGGTTTTGGCGTTTATCACCTTACCTAGAACTACTCCAGTATCTTCTGAAAAAGCCCAATGGTCATCTGATGCTTGAATCTCTAGTGCAGCGTTGACTGCATCTATAAACGAATATAGGGTTGAACCGCCTAAAGGCATAATACTATTCCTCTATTTAAAGTAAGCTATAACTCTATGTATTACTTGTAACCGATCTGTATAGCTACAATGGCAGTCTTTCCTGCCTCACAAATACCATTAATTGCTGCTGAAGACAGGTTGTCCAAAGTGATCTCATAGAACTCTCTAGGATACACAGGGATTCCCTTATTCAACTCGGCAGTGGCACCAATGGCTAAAAACACAGTAGCAGTAGTACTTAAGTTTCTTAAAATAAGATACTTCCTAGGAGCATCCTCAGCCTGGACTTGAGTACTTGTGTCTCCTACAACAGCGTTATCTACTGAACCACCACCAAAAACAATATCAAAATTAGCCATTATCTATTCCTCTATATGTAATATACACGATAACTACACTCTCTTAAACACATCTTCCAGTTTGACACCCTTTTCTACACCTGTACCCATGGAATCTTTAAAGATTTCAACAACTTCAGGTTGTGGAGTAGCCTCTCCATCAATAGATTTGGCCTCTGGTCTAAAAGACTCTATGGGGCCAACAGCTAAGATATCTTTATCTAGTTGAGCTGTAGCCTTTGACTTCTTGTCCCCTACTCTAACAGTTTCCATCATTGTCGACTTGGACTTTGACTTCTTAGGTCTGCCTCTTTTAGCTTTGGCTTTAGGTGTCTGCTTGGGAACTTCTTCTTCTGGGCATTCCACATTCATATCTGTGACAAGTGAAACCTTTACCATACCCATACCAATCTCTACATTCATTTTCTCGATCTGTCTCTTATTAGTACAAGCTGTTGGATAAGCTCCCTCTAATATAACAAATTCTCCTGCTGGGATTTCCATCCCTGCAATACCAATCCACTTACACTTGATTGTCTCTTCTTTTAGATTCATTACTTTAGTCTTGAGAATCATTTTCTTTTTCCTTGTTTTTGCTTTACATTGAAGCATCTTCTGTTCAATGAGACCGTCCCTATTTCTTCAAAAGCAGTAAAGTGAAATAGATGCTTTGATAAGTGCTCCGATGCTGTCTCTATTTCTACTGTTTTACCGGGGAGATGTAGTTGCATTTATGTCCTTTTTATGGGTAGAATCCATAATTACAATATAACCCGGTATATACAAAAGAAAAGAGGAAGGTGGTTTAGGCCTTCCTCTTTTCTAATTAAACTAATCGACTAAGGTTTACACCCAAGCAACTAGTGAACCACTGAATGCGGCTTTGGCAGCAGCAGCAGTGTTCTTGACGGTTCCGCCAATCATCTCATAAGCAAACATTTCAAACATATAGTTCTCATGTTTTGTGCTTACAGTCACGTCTTCAAGGACGTAGAAGTCCCCGAGGAACTTAGGAGCTGCAAACATATAGAGGTCATTGGTTGCGACTAGATCAGTCTTGATGGTGATAAACCACTTAAGACCCATGATCTGTCTCTCAGCGAAGCCATTAACGAAGAGTTCTTCAGATAGGTCTCCACCAACTTGCTCTCTGACTAATGCAACAACGTCCCAGATGGTAATGTTATTGATAAGTGCAACAGCAGGGCTGAGGTGACGGTTAGTTGAAGGAATACCCTTCATTGCTTCAGCAAGAGCTTGTCTGTCCAAGCCACCAACAGTAACATAGCCTTTGGATGCAACTTCACTACGGACAGCTGCATTAAGTGTTCCACAGACAGTATCCACAACTGCGATATACTTTCTGTCTTCTTCTGCGAGAATGTCTTTAAGCATGAGGTCGTTAAAGACTTGTCTGATATCCAGATCATATGTCAAAAGGTTGGCCACATCTGCAGTAAATCTATGACTGAGAATACGGTCAAACATGACACGGTATCTAGGTGCGTCCATATAATGGTTCATTGGCACTGCACCAAAGGGAACCGTATAAGCACTAGGAGTGTTTGGCTCCATGTCCTTAACGATAACTGGCTTAACAGTATCAACTTGACGGTCTAGATCAGCAGGAGTCACAGGGACAGGAGGCTGAATTCTTCTGCAGAAACCGTCTTCACGGGCTCTAATGCGGAGGAAGTCATTGACTCCATTCTGTGCTTCTTTCTGGATATAAGGATCGTCTGATGTGAGACCGTTTATGACGGCTTCATTCATTGCCCTAACTTTAGGTTCTATCATTGTATAATCTCCTTATATCTTGTTTATGTGATGTCAATTGCTGGGATGAATAATGGCCAGAAATAAAGAATTGCTTGGTCATAGATCCCTGTGGTCTCGCCTTGACTTACAATACCAACAATGATCAAATCATTATAGTTTGCGCCAGCGGCGGGTGTAACTAAACCAACATCAGTGGTTAGTGCGGCAGTCAACAGTGTGTTATAAGTATAAGTACCACCAGTGTCAAACTCGGTAGTAAAGATCTCATAGCCCCCTGTGGCTGGAATAGTGGCGATGAACCCACCTGAAAAGTTTCCGACATCTGCGTTGACATCGAAGTCATCTACTGAGTTTAATGCCCACATTGGCATTGCGGTACCGGCACAGCCTGCAATTAGGTTTCCGCTACCATCTAATGAAACAAGACTTCCTCTGTCAAATGTTTCACCAGTTGCTGGAGCGGCTCTGTACTGAAGGTCGTGCATTCCATTACTACCACTAACAATAGTGATAACATTGTCGTAGTATTGTGCTGGAGTGAGTGTTCCCATTGTATATCTCCTTTAAATTCTTGTAGCTAAATTGCTAAAGGTTCTTTCAAAAACCTCATCTGACTCACGGACACCTGCAACAGGACTCTGTGACATATCACTGGCACGTCCTAGTGGTGCGAGATCCGCAGCCTCTATTTCTCTCTCTGCCACCTTGCTAAGAAAGTTTAGAACAGTTGATGGGTCTTTAGTAAATTTCTCTACTGCTAACTCCTGCTCCGCTTCTTTAACAAAACCGGCTTTTACTAATGCACTAACTGTCTTAGTAACCTTCTCAGTATCTAAGGTAGAGGGAGCCGAAGCTTCCTTTTCCTGAACAGCCAACTTCTCTAGATTTTCTTTTTCAGCGGCTAGAGCAGTCACTTGATTCTGGAGGCTATCAATCAGGGCAGCACTTTTCTGAACATATTCTGCAACGTTTTTAGTATTTTCTGTACTCATAATAAGTTCTCCTTAAACGTCCTTTAAGTATTGCTTAATGGCTTCAATTCTAGATCTGTCAGCAGCAAGCTTAGGAATTTCTTCTGGAGCTGCTTCTGGGGCAGGTTCTGGATATTCCATAGGAGCTTCTTCTGGGGCAGGTTCAGGCATTGCTTCTGGTGCACCGACCATTTCAGGTCCTGCTTCCATTCCACCACCCTCTGCATTGAGTTCTTCAAGAGCTGCGGCTAGTTCTTCAGGATTAACTCCTGCTTCTTCTAGTGCTGCAACATCTTCAAAAGCTTGCTGGAGGTCTTCTGGAGTAACACCAGCTTCTTCAAGCTGAGCTGCTAAACCTTCAAGATCTTCTCCACCACCCATTTCTCCACCCATTTCTCCACCCATTTCTCCACCCATTTCTGGACCTGCTGGCATTGCGCCTTCAGCTGGGAGACCTAGAGCTTCTTCAGCTGGAGCTGCTGGAGGGAGACCTTCTTCTAAACCCATTTCAGGCAGCATGGCGGGGTCTTCTCCCATTGCCATTTTGTCTAAAAGGCCATCAATTCCACCATACTTATTAAGGACTTCAGGTGCGAGACCTAAAGAGCTAACTTCTGCAGTGTCTTGAAGTCTTTTAATCTGACCTAGTAAATGACTTTCATAAAAATCTTGGGCTTTCTCTGCTGAGACAGCTGCTAATTTCTGAAGGATTTCATCTGCGGGGTCTGTTGATTGGGAAGCTTCTTTTTCCTGAACGAGATCTTTCTCTAGGAAGGCGAGTACAGCATTACCTAGTTTTTCTAGTTCTGCAGTCTTCTGTTCCATACCGATCTCTTGTTTTTGAACATTACCAATAGACTCTGAGTTACCAACTGTAGTTTGGTCAACATCCAATTTCTTGGGAGTCTCTTTGTCATAGTCGTCTTCTTTGTCAGCATCAGTGTTAGCTGGCTGATCTTCGATGTTCATTCCACCATCTTTGGCATCTTGCTTCTGCTCTTTACCAAGATTAGTCTGGTCAGCAGAGACATCATCATTCATTTCAAGGTCTTTAATCTGGACAGAATCCTGATTTGAGGTTCCTTGCTCCGCAGCCTCTTTCTCTGAAAAAGGTGTGAGGAACTGATCAATCAATTCCATGGTGTCTACAACACTCATTTTCTTACTCATCATTGTCTCCTTAGCCTACTCTGTTTTGTAACACAGCATACTTTAGATTTTCTTCTTTGCCACTGTTGGCTAAAAACGACAACTGGTACTTAGCGTATTCTTTTGCTATGTATCTAGTTGCTGAAGTAGGTTCATAAGATGCAGACTCTTTATCCATTTCTTTTTGTTTTCCACCAGTTATAGAGATCTTTATGATTCTGTGCTCTACTGGCTCTGGATCAAGAGAGATGCTATCAGACAACCCTTTAACACTTTCTTCTGACTTCCTATCTGCGCGACCACAAGAGGAATAACTACCATCCTCCATTAACTCGTTTAGGTCTCCATTATCCTTAAGGTTTGAAAAGATACTTTCTAACTCTTTAGGTAAACCTGGGAAATCCTCAGGTTCTCTTTTAACTACTATACGTATAAAACTGTTCGGTGTCAACATGCTGTTATTATTGGAAAGGGAAGAAAACAGCTTATTTTCTGGAATATCCTTAAGTTTTCCAACAATTTCATCCTCAGTACCTTCTGGAAGATCAAAGGCTTCTGCTAAGTCTTTAAACATCCCTTCAGGTTTTAGGTCTACTTCTTTCTCTATCTTAGCTAACTTATAAATAAGCTCTGCTCTACTAGCTTCTTTCCTAGATGCTAACTTGTTAATAAGACTAAGGGGGAGGTACATCCCTGAATCATCTGTCTCAAACATGATAGTTTCATCTACACCTTCTGAAGCAATCTTTCCTAAAGTAAAAGCAATCTTATCAGCAGGGACTGTAACTCTAGAGATATCATGGAAGTGGGGTCTGTCATTGATGGCAAATACCTGGTGACCCTCTTTATCCATTTCTAGCTTAGCATACTTAAGATGTTCACAGTAGTTCTGCCTTGTCTTGGCTCTATTGCCACAGATAGAACAGATATCTTCAGGTACTCCACAACCTTGGGACCAGAATACTGGCTCACCAGAGGCTAGTTTCTCTAAGTCATCATGCCAAAGGTCATCCTTCAGTTTAACTACTAGTTCCCCTCTATGCATAGGTTCATTGTAACCTTCCCAGACTACCTCACCTTCTTTATCAAAGCCTTTTTTACTGTTGTTATGGTTTCTATATACTCCCCCAAACTCTCTATAAGTCTTATGGAAGCCAGTCAAACCTCCCTGTAATTGAGCTGATTTGAACAACCCCTCAGAGAAAGTAAAGGATCTGTTAGATTCATTGAACCAGTCAGCATTACTGTTTGGTCCGTAGAACTCTCCTGAACCAGTAGTAATAAGGTGTACAAATGAACTACCCTTCTCTGGTTTAATATCTTCAAAGGTTAGACTAATAGCTGAAGCTATCTTCTGCAGTTGGTCTTTATCAAAACCTTTATTAGCATAGATATGTAACAGAGATGCAGCTGGTCTATCATTATTCCAGAAGCCTGCTCTTATTCTTTTGGATATCATAATTTCTCCTAGTAAGGATTCTGATCACTCATTTCTAAGATAGCTGCATATGCCATGGCCAGGCCTTCTGGAGTCTGAAGCGCATCATTGCTTAGTTTAGGCCTATATTCGTTATCCATTTTAGAGCCACCTTCTACCCTACCGTTTTTGTGATTCGCTAATTCAGTCTTTAGAACCCCTGGGTCTACTTTACCATCATATGCGGCCCCAATAATATCTCTAACTTCATCTGGCCTTACACCAATGGCCGACATGCCATTTAAGTTCATTTCTGCAAACTGAGCATTGATGCTGTCTTCTTTTGCTTTAAGTGCGGGGTCATTTCTCTTTTTATCAAAAGCGTCTCTTTGTTTATCCTTATCAGAGGGTACTCCCTTTAGAATATTTTCTGCTCTGTTTCCAAGAATCTTAGAAATAGATCTTCCCATTCCTTCATCTGGAGTAACAGGAGAGGTATAAGGGGCAGTTGGTGCTTGTTTACCTAGCTCTTGAGACTTGATTGCAAATTCTTTCTTCTTGTTCTGCATCTCACTCAAGGTCTTCTCTAAGGTAGCTGAAGAAGCCATTTCAAATGGATCTCTAACAGAACCCTGTTCTAGGTTTCTCATCATAAGGTTCTTGACTATATGCTGATTACCAGAGGGAACTTCTTGCTTCGCGGTATTGAAGGCAGTGACAAGTGAATCAAAGTCGTATTCTTTAAGATCGTTGTCGTAGAGAGCTAAGTCTCTGAATTGGTTAGTTGTCTCAATCTCTCTTAATTGGTTAGAGATATCGGGACTCAAATTATCTTCTATTTTTTTTTTATCAGGTTGGTCAGATCTAAGCATTGAATGTAAGCCCTGGTAAGATAGGTTCTTCTTGGCCAGTGAATCAGCTGATACATTAGCTAAGAAGTCTTGCAGAAAAGAATCTGCTGACTCCTTCTCAAATCTCTTTAAAGCATTCTCTGCTTTGGCAACCTTTTCAGCAAACTCATGAGCAGCTAAAGCAGAAATGAAAGGTTCCTTTGGAGGAAACACTACAGCAGAAGCTGTCTTCTCTAAGCTGGGGAGTTCTTTTCTACATTTGGCTGAAGCATATTTAACAAGAGTTGCACCTGTGCCTGAATAACCATTAACCAACATCTGACATGTTTTCTTGTATTGTTTTGGAGAATAGCTGAGTAACTCTTCAGCTACTTTGTCTATAGCTTCAATCATCTTATGTCTTGAATACTTGGCTTCATTGTCTAGACCGATCTTCACTCTCTTCTGGAAAGCAGCTTGTTTGTCTAGGATACTGAGGACAGAAGCTTTTGTCTTAGGTTGGTTCCAAGGTTTATCTACTAAGTTAACAGTCTTTCTAACAGCTTCTTTCTGCATCGCTTCTTTTTGGGTACCTGTAGATTCCATATCTATAGTTGACATGTTTCTATAAGGTAGAGAGAAGGAAGCTTCCTTCTGCTCTGTAGGGGAATAGATATTTTTAACAATTACTGAAGCATCTGCTATCTCAAATGTTGCGGCCTTTTCTTCAGCCTCTTTCATGATGTGGACAGACTTAGACTTATTAAATGCTCCAACCATAGCTTCAATGTGGGCAGGACCTAGTCCATACTTCTCTGCTGTCTTTTGAATTGCATCATTTGCAGAAGCACCGTTGTTGGCTTCGAGAATAGATTCCTCTACTGCGTTAATGAGTTGTGCTTCTTCTTTAGATGTCATTTTATTCATAATGTGTTAATACCTATCCTTAAAAGTAAATGCCTTTGCTAATAATATACCTATACTTTAAAAAGTATACAATCATTTATCTAACAAAGCATAGTTAAAGTTTGGTCTAGCTTCTACTGAACCCAGTTTCTCTGATGCTGACATTAGACACATATCTACATGTCCTAATATAGAATCCACAAAATCTTGCTTAGCTATATTCTCGCCTTTTTCCATTGACTCTGAGGGGATAGTCCAGTATTCTCTGGCTAGTCTCAGAACATCCATAGCTTGATTATTATACATCAATCTCAAATCAGAGGTTATCTGAAATGAGTGAACTGTTAGTCTATCATTAGTTAAGTCTTTAAACCAAGTCTTATATTTCTTATTGATCTTCTGCTTATTACAACTAAACTGATCTAGGAAAGCTTCTGCTCCCCAGGTATATGCAAAGATCTTCCAAGTATAGTCGCAGTTGTTAAAGTCCATTGCTGCTGCTCTACTAGTACTTAAAATATTAGCTGTCACTGCTGCAGGGGATTCTCTAAACGCATCTATATCGAAGAACAGTTTTCTATAAGCTTTGATCACTTCTGGTGAACACTTTATCTTCAACGCATCAACTATCTCAGCATCAGTTAAAGGTGTCATCAACAGAGCTTCAATAAACCATCTCCAACCATCCATTCTATTATGTGTATAGATCTCAAAGGCTGGAGTTATATAAGGAAACTTGCTCTTATAGTAGGTATACTGTTTATCAACTTTCTTTCTATCTCTATAGAACTTTGCACCAGTAAATAGAAATCTATCTTTACTTACACTCTTTAAAGGTGTTGAGGGATCTGCCAAAAAGTGCATAGATGTGCACCATCTCCAAGAAGGAGACTGCATCCAATCTGGTTTCAGGCTTATGTCCTGTAGAGTAAAGTTCATTATTCCGACTCGGCGACGTCCTCTGAAAGATCACCAAAGAGGGACTCTGCTGTATCTGGATTATAAGCTGTCTTCTCTTTCAAGAATAGAACTAAGTCTCCAGTACTAACAAATACCTGTTTCAATGTCTCTTCCAACTGTATCATGTCCTCTTTTCCATATCTATCTTCGAACTCATCATTGTGCCAGTAATATAGAAATAACATTCTACCAACTTTATCCATACCTTGAATCATATCAGAGATATAGTCTTTTCTAAGTTCGGAGAGATCAGCTACTTCTACTAGACTTTGTAAAACAGAGAGGTCAAAGACTTCTTTGATTCCTGCCTTGGAGGCTTTAGTTGCTTTAGCTACAGCATCTGCAGGAAGTAATTTCTTCCCTTCTGTAGTAGATTCTTCTTCCAATACAGCGTCTTCTTCTTTGGCTGCTGGACCTCCTTGGAATGGCTTCAACTGTGAACCTTGATACTTATCTACATCATAAGGAGCTGCTAACTTAATGAACATATCTAGAACGCCGTGGCTGTTTCTAGAAGCTTCCTTTAGAAGTTGTTGTGCTTGGCCAGCATAGATACCTGCACCTAAGACTAGTGTTTTTAGGGCAGCTTCTTTTTCTACTAGGCCTGTATCACAATCTCCAATAACAATTTGAGCTGTTCCCCCAGAAGCATAAATTCTCATTGGTTCAAAAGAGGCTTCTTTAGACATAACTCTATATACAGTCTCTATAGTACCTAAAGCTAAGTCCTTGTCTTCTTTCCACTCATAGGGGAAGAACATTCTGGCATTACTTGGTACATAAATCTTGTCACTGAAGACACACAGTTTACCTGCTTCTTCATCAGTGAACTCTAGATATAGACTTGTAGGGGCATCCATAATTGCAGGAGAATCATAGGGAGTATAAACACTATCATTGGCTAAGTAAACTTGTACCTTTCCTTCAGGATCAGTAAACTTGTCATCTATTCTAGCTTCTACACAATACTTCATTTCCTGAGATAAAAGAACTCTATCCCATTCTTTCTTATCTCTAATTCCTCTTCTGGATGCTTTAACTCCAGCTTTGACACTTTTACCAACTTCTGATTTTAGATCTCTTGGAGGTCTAGTGAATACAGAGTTACTGTCTCTCTTGTAATACTTGGTGGGTGTCTTTAGATCAACAAGGCCCACCTTCTTGGCAGGTGTGTTGTTTTTATAGGAACAGAAGGAACCATCTCCACTATCAATGAAAAGAACTAGCATTGTTCTAAAGGACCCGTCTCTCATAAACACATCATAGATTCCACTAGTAGTGGGGTTTTCTACAACATCTGAGTCTACTTGAGTATGGAAGACCTTTGAGAAGTTAGTCCTCTCATCCTTAACAAAAACTCCCTGTTGGACTAGAGCTTTCTTTTCTGAGTCTTTTAGGCTCTTTGCCGCAGCTGAATCAACCTTACTAATAAAGGTTACTGAGACCTCGTCCATATCATCATCTTCTTGTAACATGGCAGCTTCTTTAACTACAGAAGCAATTTTTTGTAACTCTGAAGGATCATGTACTGAAAAGGCAGCATTGGCAAATTCTGCATTGTGCATAAGAGTGTTCGCAAAAGTAATCTGAGCATCTGCTCCCAATTTGGTCAATTGAGAGGCAAAGTCAAAGTCTACATCTTGCATAGCTCTTGCTGCCATCTTCTGCATATCTTCTATAGAGATTATAGCATTAGCCCCAAATCTATCAGACATAGATTCTTTCTCTATGTTTGAATCGGGACCTTCTTCAATAGAGACAGATTCAGGAGCATATGCTTGCTCCATATTTTCTCCGTCTTCATCGTCTTCACCAATATCTACAGATTTACCTAAAGTCTGGGAACCCTTTTCTTTGAAGGTAGTAATCCAGTTGTCTCTAGAAGGAACAAAGATATCGCTCTGTTTAAGGTAAAAGAGATCCATTCCTTTTAACTCTCCCTCTAGGAAGAATACAGGAATATATGCCCATACATTATTAACGATAAAAGCAGAGACTCCTACTGCTCTTGTTTCTTCTTCATTCTTGTCTATTACTTGAAAGCCTACACGATATTCTAACAGCCCAGGAACTTTTTCCTTCAACTGGTTGTCCACAAGCTGCCCAAATTTTTGTTCAAAGGAATTCTCAGGCATTTTAATCTCCTATAAAAGTTTCTTTACTAATTTATAAGCTAAACACTATATATTCAACAGATCACCTGGATCTGGTGTTAATTTAGTAGCGGGTCTTGCTTTTAAATCTGCTACATCGGATAACAGACTAGCAAGTATAGCTCTAAGAGGTTTTCTCTTTTTCTGCACGTTCTTGACATTCTTAATCAAGTTTATTACTTCGGGCCATCTCATTTTATCTTTGGCAACGGACCCTATAAATGATCCAGCCATACCTCCAGCGGTACCTCCTAGAATCATTTTCTTAGTATCTTCATTCCTGGGATCATGTTTATTCCATCTATGTCCTACATAAGTCCCCAGCCCTGCTCCAAGTATAGTAGAAATAGGGTGGATAAATTTAGACATTTTGATTCTAGGGTTCTTTGAGAAGTCATCAAACAGTTTTGTCATGTCAGCATCTTCAGTAAACATGTTATCCCCTGAAGCTTCCTTACTCAAATATCCTTCTATATAAGCTCTTTTGTTCATAATAGGTTCTTTATCTTCAAGATCAAAGGATAGTCCCCTTTAAGGTCATTGCTTATATCCTCAAAATTGGGAGCACCGGACAACTTATTCTTAATATACCTCGTTCCACCAGGAATACCTTCTGTAGCAAGATGGTGGATTCCTGACCCTACAGCCCCCAGTCCTGCTCCAATATCTCTTCCAACAATCCTCTGCATAGCTAATTGAAGTGCTAAGAATTTATCTCTATGCATATACCAATCCTTCTTATGCTTGTGTAAGTGATGGAATGTCTTGGGGTGTCTATAGGTTGTCCATTGAGTTTGCCCCCTTTCTGGAACAGCAATCATGGACTTCTGAAATCCTAGTTGTTCTAATATCTTAGGGGAGAAGTCTTTATAAGCAACCTTCTTCCTGTGTAGGCCTGACTGGAAAGGAACATCATGACCTCCAGATTTTAATTTAGATGCTGCGATGTGGAGTCCTTTCCAAGCCTGTAGGGATCCCCATTGCTCAGGACTAAACTTCTTACTTAAATCTTTTCCACCTAAAATAGATTTTTGTTGTTTTGAGGATATACCAAAGGGTGCACTAAAGTTTTCTTGGGCTTTAGGGAACTTATCCTTGTTCTTGTACATCATATAGCCAATGCCACCAGCTGCTGCAGCCCCCATTCCAGCAACAGCCCAAAGAGCCATTTTCTTCCTTCTCTGCCCATCATCATCTTGTCTTTTATCTATTGGCATTTATAGGGTACTCGGATTCATTAAACTAGGGACAAATGAGGCAGAATCATGCTTACTTGTTGAGCCATGAGTTACTGAATCTAATAAGGATCTCTTTAGTCCAAAACTGGCCAACCTTGTTTTCCAATCTGGATCAGTAGAAGTATTGTCAGCCAATCTTACTACATCAGGAACAAAACCAGGAGCTTCAGCATTAACTAATATCTTATCATATCCAATCTCTTTTAAGGACTTAACCATCTTAGGAGTAATCTTTGTGCCTATTGTGTAATGCAATACTGGTTTCTCTAGATACTTGTTCACACTTCTATTTAAAGACATAGTCTCAGAGTCTACCCTAGGAGTATATTCTCTCTGTAGCATAGAATAAGGTATTCTTTCCCCTATCTCATACCCTCCCACTCCATCTGGATCTGTTATTTTAACTCTATCAAAGAAGTTCCTAGCTAGTGGTTCTATATTTCTAACCATCTGTGGAATACCATTATCTTCTAACATCTTCCTGAATCTATGTACAAAGTATTTCCTTCCCTCTCCTAATCCCTTATGTCTGGCAATCTCTGCTGGGTTAGGTGTTCCATCTGTCATAGCGTCCCCAGCTTCAACCATATCTCCAACTTCTACATCCAACTTCCTACTCAGAGGAATATATACTTTGTCTTGTCCAATATATAGATATTGCCCTCCCTGAGGGGCCTTCTCTTTTTTAGTTACTTTACCATCTGCTGGGGCAAGTATAGCAGCTCCAATAAATCTTTCAGGAACTTGGAGGAATTGGTTAATCTCTGCAAACCCCTCTATCTCTTTAATATCTTTCCCAATATTACCCCCAGTATGTTTAGCTGAATTTGATACAATTAGACCATTAGATAGAACAAATAAGTGATCCTGATGTTCTACTTCTATATCCATGGTATGTCTTTTTCCTAAACTCTCCATAGATACCCTTTTTATAACATATGCCTCGTCCTGTAGGTTAGAATTATTCCAAGTATCCAATAGTTTCTTCTTTTTGCCGAATAATGGAATATTATTTTTAAATTTAGACACGGATTCTTTTCTGCTTATAATTACTCTATATAAATTTCTTTTTCCATACCCTCTAGTGTTATCCTGCTCATAGACCACTCCACTGTAGATACCGAATCTCTTTTCCAATAAGTGCTTAACCTGTTCCACTAATCTTTCAGAAGTGCTGCAGAACTCTATAGTAGGGTAGTCACTTTGTTTAGAGAAACCAATACTGCCATCAGTTATAAATAGCCCACTTAAAAGTCTAGCTACTGAAACATTAGACCAAGAATTTAATACTTCGGGGTGGATGTATTTCTCATAAGACATCTGTCCCCAGTGTCCCGTTTTCTGTAAATACTGTTTACAAGGATTAGGTTTATTCCAGCCTTTTTTATCCTTGCCTTCTAAACTGTTTACCATATATTTACAGATGCTGTTTTTCTTTAGGTACAGTCCTAGAGAGCCCATATAGTCTTTGATATCTTCTAATAGAGTAGAGTCGTCGCAGGAAAAAGCTACCTGATGTGTTCCTTTAGAGTATCCCCCATCTCCTAATAGTAGCCCCAATAGTAAATCATAGCTATTATCTGTAAATCCACTATCCTTAAACTTAGAGGGGAGTACCGCCCCAAATCTAGAATTTTTGTATCCGCAGGGGTTTATATCTAGTTTTGTTTTACTGTTACTTCTAGTTCTAGATAATATTTTATGATCTAAAGTAGCTACCATAGACCTCTCTTCTCTAGAAGCCCCTTTAAATACAATCTCTGAAACTTCCTTCTCTCCCTGATTGAAAATATTAAGCACTTTTGTTGGAAAAGTGTTTCCTTTTTTATCAGCTCCAAGTACATAATCACCTAACTTGATGTCCTTTAAAAGCTTGGTGCTGTGGTCTGCCATTGTTACATAAGTCGTTGCGGCGCAAAGACATAACCCTAGCTCCTGGGTCATTGGTTCTGATACTGTTCTGGCTGCAGTAATTCCTACAAAGGCTCCCATAGGAGGATACTCATTATTCTCTCTTTTGCCCGCACACTTCTGACAAATACCTTCATCTTGTTGACAAGTTACTAAGGATCTTGTTACTACATTCTTATCTCTAAGAACAGATAGATCTTGTTTCTCTAGCTCATGTCCTTTCTTAAAGGGCCCTACATCTCTAGAGAGGATAGTGCCTATAATCTCAGGATCATCCCCATCTCTTACTAAACCTACATCATCTGCTCCGCAGTCTTCTCCTGTAATCCTAGCTCTATTACCCATAAGGGCCATCTGTTTACCGAAGTATCCAGTATCTGCTGTGGCAAACTGTACATCAGCATATCCCTTTCTAGAACCATAGGCCCCTGCCCAGTATTCTAAGGGAGATACTCCTCCAGCATAGCTACTAAGCCCAGGAATAGGAATTGCTCTACCTCTATGGTCAGCATTAAGGACATCTCCAAAGAGAAGCTGTTTAGCCTGAGTGGGGGAACCTCTAAATCCATGGTTAATAGCATTGATGAAGATATTGTCTACCTCAGCTCCTGCATTTAAAACTCTTTTCTGTGCTTCTTGGTTAACCTTTCTAAGATAGGTTACAATCATCTCACTCTTCTTTTCCATGGGGATACTAGAGCTTTGGGATATAGACCTAACCTTTGCATTCACTGTCTCTTTATATCTTTCCACAGAAGGGGGAGTTCTAAGTGAAGCTAAATCAACAGAAGCTGCCCCTCCATATTCAGTAGACACCACAGCAGCTATGTCAGATAACTTCTTCAAGGTATCCACATATTCTTCTGGGTTTTCTTTAGCAAGTCTCTCTAGTAACCTTTGGGTACCCTTCTTATCTAAGGTGCCTTCAAACTCCTTTAGATTTTCAGGTAAGGCATTCTTTATTAAGACTTGACCTATTGTCTGAACTTTTGGCATGTATTATGGTACTTTGGGTGGCGCAACATGTAGGTTAGGTTTTCTTTTAAGAATGTTCTTACCGAGATCCATGGCTCCACCTGCTGCTCCGCGTAAACCTCTTCCTACTGCTCTGCCACCTTTACTCTTAAAAAGAAGGATGGCTAAGATTGTAGCAATAATAGGATGTTGTAGTGTTTGATTAGCTACGCCTTTGGCAGCGTCCCCCATAATTCCAGCACCAGTATCAATAGTGCTGTCTATAAGAGGGTTGAGATCACTTCGGCCCCCCATATCACTCAAAACTTTATCTGGGGCGGGGCCAATAGGTTCTTGGTTGATGGCAGAGCCAAGTACTTTACCTGCTCCATATCCACCTGCAGCCCCTAAAGCCACTCCACCTGCTCCAGCACCTAGTAAATGAGCAATAGCTGCTCCACCAGGAGTGGTGACATATTCAGGATTCTTCTTAATCTTTTCTCCAACATCTCCTAAGAAGGATCCGGCTCTATCTTTTAATTGATTAAAATCTACTGGCATTATACCCTCCTTAGAGCATCTTTCTAATATCTCTTAAGGTATTAAGTAGAGGTTCTCTCCTAGAGGCTAGATCTTTTTCCCAAAGGGCTTGGTTTGATGCTAACTTCTGAACTTCATCGGAAAAGCCAACTTCCTCAGGAGTAACTTCTTCTTCAGGTACTTCTTGAGGATCATTTAGAGCTTGTTCTGGGGGCATAATACCTTGAGCATCTAAAGCCTGAACAACACCTTCTTCTAATGAGCCAACCTTTTTATCCAACTTTTCCACTGTATCAATAAGCTTTTCAATGGCCTCTGTAGAGGCTGCTTCAGCTTCTGAACCAGGAGTTAGAGGGTCTGCAACTGCGGGATCAACTGGGGGCATTCCACCCATAGCTGGATCCATTACTGCAGCAGGGTCCATAGGAGGCATTCCACCCATAGCTGGATCCATCATTGGGTCCATTGGAGGCATTCCACCAGCCATTGGGTCCATTGGAGGCATTCCTCCTGCCATAGGATCCATAGGGGGTGCTCCCATCATTGCAGGATCCATAGGGGGTGCTCCCATCATTGCAGGATCCATTGGGGGAGCTGCTCCCATTGCTGGGTCCATAGGCATAGGAGCTGGAGGAGCATATGCCTCTTTCTCCATGGCACTTCTGATACTACTTAGTAAACTCTCTTTATCTAACATATTCTACTCCTAATAGTTTAATCTATTCGCCCTTTATAATAATAGGGTCATCAACTCTAATCTCACCGGACTTATATGCAGCCATAGCATCTGCTCTGGTTAAGAATATAACTGGTTTTTTGTTAGTAGGCTCTTTAGTACTGTAATATAGCCCCTGAATGTACTCTTGGCTCGGAACATAGTGAGGCAGGTCATTTCTTACTGATAATAAGTTCTTCTCCGGTAACATCTTTTCCATTGCCTCTTTAACAGCTGCTTTAGATACTGGAACTGAATAAGAGGCAGTATCTTGGACAATTATTCCATCAGAAGTAGCAAAGGTAAAAGGGCCTGGAACTGTTATATCATAAGCTGTCTCTAGTCCTTCTCTTTTTGATACATTCTCTACTCTCTCCCAATTAACCTCTGTATCTTTTACTAAAGTTCTCCATTCTTTAAAACTATGTACAGTATCTTCTGGTAGATCCTGTAAATGCTTTTTAGAAAACTCTAAAGCCTTTATTCTAGAAATAAATCCATCTTTATTGACTTTACTTAGTCCAGAAGGGCTTAGCACAGGAGTACCTTGTTTATTTAACTGTAAAAACACAGAGTGCAGATTTTTAGGATACGGCACTTTATCTACAGCTAGGGCTGTGTTTGATTCCATATCTACCTTACTTAAGAATAACTCTAGTGCGTCTTGTTTATGTGCAATAGGCATATGGAAAGCTTCATTCTCTCTACAGAACTTAACAAAGTCAGGCTTACATAGAGTAATTGTATACCCGGTATTACCTTTAAGTTTAGTTATAAACATAGACACTGTGGTTCTAATACCCAATAGTTTACAAAGATGTACAAAAGAATCTCTTAAATTAGTAGAAAGAGTACAATAACTAGCTCCGCAGTTCCAAAATTCTTTATTTCTCTTTAATCCCTTCTTACAGAAAATAGAACCATCTGTAGACATAAGGCCTATGAGTAAACCTATAAGATGAGATCTTTGTGCTCTTAAACACTCTTGTGGAATAACTTTCTTATCAAACCCTTTTCCTATTTTTTGACCTATTAGTTCTTTTGCTTTAGCTGTTAAAGAAAAAGTAGTCTTATTAACAGGTTTTACCACACCTTCAATATTTTTTCTATCATAATAGTGGGAGGAGAGTACTTTATCTTTATTGTGTAAAGGAATAGCTCCTTGAATTAAACATCCTTCTATGTAGTCTATGAATTCAGGATAAGCAGAAGTTAAATAGCAGGTATTCCCTACATCCACCCAACCATCTCCTATAAGAGCACCTAAAACAATACCCGACTCTTTATTTAAATAGATATCTACTTCTCCATTAGACATGTTATATATAGTGTCTTCAGAGGAATAGTGCTGTAGAGCTTTAGACACAGGTACCATTTTATGTAGGGCCTCTTCTGGCTTAAGTAGTTCTAAAACTCCATCTACATATCCAACCAGGGAGTGGTCCTCAGATACAGTTATTACCTTGGAGTACCATTTACCTAAGGTTACATCAAACATCTTTAGGTTTCTGTGTTCTGAAAACTTAGTCACAGCATAATGTTTGAGTTCTCTAGTTTCTCTATCTAAAGCACATACATTCACCCCTAATGGAACATCCCATTCTGAAACATTATCTGATTTCTCTATTTTAGACGCTTCTATTCTAGGCATATTCTCTATAGGAATAATACTCACATTTGTTGACAGCTTAGCAGTTTTTGAAATTGGCATATTTGCCTCCTTTTTCGTATTAACTACTATACTATCCCCTTTGCTTTTTTCAACTGTTTTTTCTATATTATCTATAAAAAAGTCATAACTCACTGCAACGCAACCACTTATTGAATCCCCATCAAAGTCCATAGTAAAAGGTCCTACAATAGCAGGAGATACTTGTAGCGTTTCCCCTTTAACTAGTTTAGGTTTAAAGGCCATCATACTATATTTATGTAGTGTTGGAGCCCTGTTTACTATCACAGGTCTTTGCTTCACTACCTCTTGAAGTGCGGCTAGAGCAGACCTGTCTTTATTCTTGACTGCTTTAGCAGCTGCTGTAGCTGGAGTATTGTTTCTAACCATATGTCTTATAATCCAAGGTTCATATAACTCCCAAGCTTTTTCTATAGGGAGCCCTACTTCATTTAACTTTAGATTAGGATTAGGAGATACTACAGCTAAACCTGATATATCCATATTGGTTTCCATAACCTTTCTTTGTACAAAGGAAGCTTTTGGGGAGCCTTTACCAAATAGTTGTTTTAAAATCCCACCTATGTTCTTTTGTACTAGTTTAGGATGAGCTGGGTCTATCATTCCAATAGTGGCTCTATGGATGTTTACCAAATTGGACCTAGCTTCTTTTCTTACTGGTTCAGGTAATCCTTCAGAATCATTATAGTCTTCTATAGCTTCAGTTAAAGCCTTATACATATAATTCATATCATTAGACATGGTTAGCCCACCTTGTCTAGTTACTGGTCTATATTTAGGAGGTAGCACAAGAACTCTATCCATCATAAAGTCAGAAGGCTTCACCCCATGTTTCTCCATAGCAGTGAGAAATCCAAATCTCTTAACAGCAGCGTCTTTTCTAGATGCTGACCCAAATCTGATTTCATTTTCTGCTTGAGCTTTTAGTTGAGGTAAGGATACCTTGTCTAATAGGGCCTTCATAGCTTGTCCACCAGTTTTACCGTCCACTGATAAACCACCTTCTAGGACTTCATCAAACTCTTTCTGAGTCTTACTTAAGATAACCCTTAAAGCATTCTCCATCATAGGGTTAGGCAAAGGATCGGGTAATTGGATATAAGAAAATCTATCTCCTCCAGCTAAGGAACCTGTTGCCTGTGGATCAAATAAACCACCTGGGATAGGTTTAAGATGCTTAGCTGAGAAAGTTTGACCTGTCTTAATCTGTCTATTCCCACTAAGTTTAACCATCTGGGTATTAGTCATACCATATATAGAATCTGCTGTTGAGGTCTCTTGTAGGTTAATTCCTCCAGACCTAAGTAGTGCTTTAAACTTGTCATATACAAAGGTAGACTTGGGAGAGACTGGAGTCTTCCCTAATTTAACCTGTCTCCAGAAGTCATCATTCTTTTGTCCCTTGATGAGCTTAAGGTCTTTGATAACCTCTGTAGCTCCATGAGATAGTAGTGCCTGTAGATCCAGAGATCCTACATGCTTAGAGCCTGACTTTCCACCTCTACTTGGGTCTTCATCTTGTGAGTAAGATCCTGTTGATCTAGCTTTACCTTTAGACTCTGCTATTTGTTGTAGCTTATACACATAAGTGTTACCTACAAAAACCTTAGGTATACTCTTCTTTAGTAAAGGGTCATATAATTCTTCTGTATCAGTTAAACCATTGTCTGCTAATTCTTTCATAGCAAAGTCAACCATGTTCTCATTCATGAATCCTGGGAGGACATAAGGCTTACCTGTTTTAGCAGCTACTTTACCTAATGCTGCAGCAACCAATTGAGCACTATTTGTTCTAGAGATAATGCCTAGAGGACTTAATAGAACCTCTAAGGCTTTTCCTTGAGCATCCCTGGGCATATCTTCTTGTTTTACTATCTCTGAGATAATCCCTTTGGCTCCCCAAGGTAAGGCTAGTTTATCTCCAACTTGCATAGGAGAGTTACTTCTAACAAAGACAGAATGGCCCTTCTTAGTCTTAGATACACTGGTCACAACTCCTGGAGAATAATGTTCCCATACCTTTGATTCATCTGTACTTACCCTTCTGCCTAGAGTAGACAAGGATGGTATTCTCTCTTTGGAGGCTAAGATCATAGGATCACCGTAGTTTAATACAGTTCCCGGTTTTACTATTCCATTATCCCCAATGTTCTCTAATTGGTCTTTTTTAAACTTAGTTGGGAATAGATTTCTAAAAGTATTCTTACTAAACCTAAGTCCCTCTTGCTCTTCCTTTTTCTCTACATACATCTGCTCTGAGGTTAACTTCTTAGCGGCTTCTTCTGAGATTACAGTAGCGTCTTCAAAGTTCTTACCTCTATATCCCATGTAGGCAACCCTAAGGTTTCTGCCTGGGGCTCCAGTTCCGGTATCTGTGGAGAAGTTACTTGTAGCTAATAGTCCATCCTTCTCAACCCTATCTCCTAGCTTTACAGTAGGATAATTATGCATGAAGGTCTTTCTACTAAACGGGAAAGTATTGTAGAGATCTACATTTTTAGTCTCACCGTTGTCATATTTTATGGTCATAGACTCTTTACCCACTTTAGTCACAACACCTGCTGCCTCTGCTCTCTTAACTCCCATGAATTTACTCAGGTATTCGTATAGAGGCTGTCCATTTTTAGCAAGACTCTGTACATTGGGCGCTTCTCTATTTACTAGAGGAAGAGATTGAGAGGGATACTTAGATCCCATCAAGAATCTCATTCCCTTAATACCAGAAGCTAAAGGTACTGTTGTACCCCCAACACTTAAGAGGTCATCCCCGGAATGTACAAACATATCTACCTTTTCCCTAGGAACGTAGTAGATACCTTTAGATTTATACATAGCTGGAACATATCTGTCTTTAGTCTTTAACGCATCGGGAAATCCTATAATAGCATTAGCTGCTTTCCTAGAACTCACCCACTGTAATTTTCCTGATTTAGGATCAAGAAACTTAGAGTACAATAGATTCTTTGGGCCCTTTCTCACCTGTCTAGAGAAGAATAGATCCAGTCCAATTCTAAGCGATTCAGGTGACCTGATTGGATCTATGAAGTTAAGATAACTTGGTTGCACATTTCTGGCCTCTCTTGGCGCAGATTCTATAGAGGGTAGTGCTCCCTCTCCTAGTCTCACAACTCTGTGATTCTGATTGTATATATCTAAAGGAGATATCTCCTCAATAGCTTGTGCAATTTTAGCAGTATTAAATAGATGAGCTGAGTGTTTGTCCAAGGCAGCAGAAGGAATAACAGAAGGGTCTCCTCCTTTACCTGTTAGCTTCCATAAGTAATTTCTCATAACTCTATTCTGGTCATGTCGTATCTTCTCTGGAAGGAAGTCTGAAACATCATGTACAGTCTGGAAAGCTAAAGAATCTCTATCATCTGTCTCTGCCTGTCCTCTAGATACCTTTAGGATCTTAGAAGTAGAATCTAATAGTGTCTCCGGTGTAACATTAGAATAAGGCTTTCCTAGAGTTAAAGTAGTAGCCTCTGGGTCTAACCCCATATTATTGAAGTAAGCCCTTAATTTGGCACTGTCCTGTTCATCAGGCTCTGTATTCTCCTCTCCTTGCTTCTCCAACATGGCTTCGCCTCTCTCAATGGAGTCTCTCATCCAGTTGATAGCATGTGGGGATACTCTCTGGGCCTGGTTTACTTTGAAGACTCCCCCTCCCCAAGTGTTCTTAAGGTCTTCATCTGAAACACCCATCTTCCTTAACACAGGATATAGCGGAATCTTTCTATTAGATACTTTCATATAGAAAAGAGAAGTAGCAGGATCCATCTGTATTCTAAAGGAGGGTCCTGTTCTAGGAGCTACATTAAATTGGGATTCTACTTTACCATCAGCAGTGTGTCTTGTATACACATTAGGAATAAGTCTAAGCTGCTTAGGAATAGCATACTCAGTCCCATTTCTAATAAAAGTCCCTCTCTGTGTAAAATAGGGTACATTGATAAGAGTTCTGAGTCCAGAGGTATTAGCTACTTTGCCCGTAACTTTATCTGTAACGACATATCTACCTACTAATCTTCTACCTAAAGTCTGTCCCTCTGAAACAGCCTTCTTCTCATCAGATAAGGTGTATTTGTCAGGATCTCTATATTTTACATCCTGTACAGATAAGCTATACTGATCATTCTCTAAGGGGAATGCTTCTTGAACAGCAATTTGAGTCTTATCAAAGAGCTGTAGTCTAGCTGAAGTATAGTCATCAAAGTCCAAAAGCTGATCTTCAGACACACCAATCTCTTCTGATGGTGGTTGAGGAGCAGTTAAAACCTCTGAGAGTATAGATCCTTTAATTGGCATCCCTGCCTCTTTTAGGACTTCCATTAATAGGGACATAACCTACCTCTTATATAATTCCAGCATAAGGGTCATTCTCCGCAAAAGCGGGTTTATCTCCAACATCTACAGAAGCTTTACCTTTATTAGTAGAGCCTTTTATTCCCATCTCTTTTGGTATAAACTTAAACTTTTCTGGATTAATTATCTGAGGGGTTGACTCTAGTTTAGCCTTATCCTTGAGATAGGTCTCTAATTCTTTTTTAGCTATTCTATTAGGATCTTTACTATCCGAGTACTTCTTGGCTGAAGCATAAGATACTGCTAAAGCAGCAGCAACATAAACTGGATATAAAGCAAAAGGCAGTCTTGCTAAACTTGTAGGAACATCTTTCTTCTCTGCCCCAGTCTTGTGTAATCTCTCATATTCCTGGGCTGTGATCTTATCTAACTCATTCCTGGTGTCTGTAGTGCTCTGTTCTAGGTCATTCTTTTCTTGGGATTCACCTAAAGAACTAGCTAAACTCCATCCACCTTTAGCTCCTCCAACCATAGCAGCAACTGTTAAGGCTAATTGCCAAGGAGCTACATCTGTCCTCATTATAGACTTCATGGCTTTAGTAAAGGGACTTATAATGGTAGACTCTTCTTCAGCAGTCTTACCTAAACCTACAGCTCTTCTCTCTACTTCTTCTTCAGAATCTGAGGTATCAGTATCAGGGGTAATAGAGGGATACTTAGCATTAATAAGAGATTGGAGGTTTGCTCTCTCTTTGTCTCTCTTTCCTGAGCTTCCCTGATTAATCAGCCACTTAGCAGCAAATGCTAATGCAGCCCATGAGGCTCCAACCTTAGCGGCTTTACCTACAGCTCTTTTGTTCTCAACCTTAGACTCCCATTTCTGGTAATCAGTTAAGTCAGACCCAATATCTGGCATATCCTGTGTATCAAAAGGGCTTACCCACTTCTCTACTGTATCTCTAATACTCATTATATCTCCTGCTTAGGCGGGGCAGTATAGAACTGCTCTGTCCATCTCATAAATACTAAATAGACTCCTGTAACAGCATTGAAGTTAACTTCTTCAATTCCCATAGCGCAGTTGCCTACAACTATAGATGTCCAGACCTGCTCGTAATCTTTTAATTGCAGATCATCGCTAAGGTCAAATACCCTAGCATGAGCTGTATATGTTAAAAAAGGTTGCCTGGATTCAGGATCATCCTTCTTTAGGGATATTGTGGGACCTCTGTAAGGAAGCCCTTCATACATCATTCCGTCATGCACCTAGAAAAACCTCTCTTTCTTTGCCCTTCTCTGGGGCATTATCTTCTTCCATTGATAGCGATCTTCTTCTCTTAGTTTGAGCTAAAGACTGCTTCAATTCTGCATTCACAATCTCTTGACCTAGTGTGTCCATATCTCTCTTACCAGGACTTGTTACCATGGAAGCTGCCATGCCCCCAGCCGCTCCTGCTAAAATAGGAGCTAATAGAGCTGCAGTTTTAAGTCTATCCAAAATCTGGAAAGACACCTCTGCTCCACCCATGACTATATTACTAATAATGTTACCCCCACCTCTTCCCGGTCCTCCAGGAACAATTGGTGCAGCACCGTATTTCTCAATATACCCTAACATAAAAGCTTCATTATTCATAGTGTAGTCCCTAGTTAAAAATTCCTGAATTGCCTATGGCAGCTGCTATGCCACCTATCTTACTCACTCTATTTGTTATTCTGGGGGGCATTGCTAAAATACCTCCAACTGCTTGTCCAAAAGTATATGCTGCTCCAAACCCTATGCCCATCTTCACAGCACTTCTAGCTAAGTTATGTTTACTAGTTAAGCCAGAGCTGCTATTGTCTGCACCATATATGATATCAGAAGTAAACTGCCTCTGCGCAGCATCAAGATATCTATCATTCTCCATTAATCTCATACTATGTCTAATAGGAATAACCTCTCTATCAAAAGGATCTGTACCTAAGCTAGCAAACTTCTTTAAAGGGTTCATCTCAAAGGGAGACTCTTTAGACTGATATGACATATTATCTAATTTCTCTCTTCTACCTTCATCTCTAAATATATCTCTATCTTGGTTCTTATTATAGTAGCCGGGGTCAGAAATACTCTTAAACATTCCTTTTAATCCCATACCTGTATCCATATGTTTCATGGCACCATATCCTCCACCTAAGAGGGCTCCAGCTATTGTACCTAAAGTCTTTATCTTACTATGGTCTAGTCTTGACATAAGGTCTGCTCTTTTCTCAGGAGCTAGATCAGCAAACAGTAACCTCATTGCTAATTTAGTAACTCCACCTGACAAGGCTCTACCAGCCATTGCTCCACCAACAGCTAAGGCTGGGATCTCTATTCTAGGATCCTGGCCTATATGTTTTCTGTAGAGTTTAAATGGATCGAACCTCTCAAGATCTGGCATTATCTGTAATATCCTCTAGGCTGTTGCTGTCCACTTTGGCCCATTCTATACATAGCAAGCATTAGTGGAATAGCTATAGCTGCAGTAGTAGCATATGGATGATCCTGAGGCATAGTCTTAAGCTTCTCCCAAAGAGAACTGGCTCCCTGAGTGGCCATATTCTTTCCTGCTGTAAACATAGAACCAACATTATCCGGGTTAGTAATAAACTTCTTCATGGCATCTTGGCCAGCAGGTGTACCTAAGGCTTTACCTCCACCTTCCATTTCGGCTAGAGAGCCCATTACCTTTTGACCAGATTGTGTATTAAGGAACTTACCTGTTAGGTCGGCTCCCATATCAGAGTTGAGAGCTTTACCCACTCCTTTCCCAATTTGATCTCGCCCTGCATAAGCTGCCCCACCTAGACCTGCTGCGGCTAAGCCTGCAAGCAACATCTTATATTTAGCTTCCTTCTCCATTTGACCGTATCCTTCAAAGAAAGCGTCTTTATCTAAATATTTTTGACTCATTATTTTATCCTTGTCCTGGAGGGGGTAATTCTCCAGCTCTTGTTAACTGGACTCCTGTTTGGGCTGCTTGTTGTTCTAATGTCTCTAATCTAGCCTTAACCTGTGCATGGAGAGCTTCATTGGTCTTCTTAAGGTTGATCAATTCACTCTTCCTCTGAGAAGGCTCCATAGTCAATAGTTGCTGGGCTATTTGATCAGCTTGATTCATTATCTCATCTAAGCTGCCACCTGATCCTGCTCCTTGGTCCACTGACCCACCCAAAGAGGGAGGTCCTGCTCCTGCTCCTGCTCCTCCTGGTGCTGGTGCTGGGGCTGCTCCACCTTGTTGGGCTGCTGCAGCTTGTTCTTGCTGTTGAAGCATTTCTTCAGCTGCTGATGGAGCATAGGTAGCACCGAGAACATTCTGTTTCTCAGCGTCTTTTATTTGCTTCTCTTCCATTCTCTTGTTATACTCATCCTCTTCTTCTTCAATTCTCTTGTCTTCATATTCAACATCAATACCAAGACTTCTAAAGGCCGTAGTTCTAGATATCTGTTTAGAAGCAGCTAAGTCTAACTTTAACTGTCTAATCTCTGGATCTTCATAGATGGATACAGGAACTAAAGTAGCTGTAACCTTCTCCCACTGCATTAGTGTACCCTGCTTATTGATGAACCAGTCCAACCATCTATCCAACTCTTTGGTAAAGTGCTGCCAGGTTCTCTCAAACATCTTAAAACCAATAATAGGTCCTGCTGAGTCAGTTACGGTTCCTGTATAAAACTCTTGAGGGATGCCCATAGAGTTCAACAGTCTGCTCTCAAAATGCTCCATTAAATCTACTGGGGTTAAGTCTTTAGCCTCTCCACCTAGTATTTGATATTCTAGAGGGAAAGGGAAGAAGTTCCAACCAGTAGGGTTCTTTCTATGGGCATTAAGCATCTGCTTAGCTTTAGATACAAAGTTACCTAAAGATACATTAAGCATGGGGTCTGCAGAGTTACCATTTGCCCCTGAACCTGTTTGTGGTGGAGCAATAACTCTAAATGGCATGAGATAGTCTGTTATAATTGACTCATTGTATTTATCTAACAGTACAATAAGAACTGCAGTTTCAAACTCAGACATAAACTTAGGTAATCCCCAACCTCTCATCTCTGGATTAGTATAGGCAATAATAGGATTTCTCATGTGATAGATCTCATCATCAGCAAATTCAAAGTGTTTAGCATCTCTGAGAGCTTCAATAATCTCCCAAGGAGTCTCGTTAACAAAAACTGAGTCTCCAGACTCTAGTCCTTCTATAAGCTCTGTATACTTGGTTACTTCTAAGTAGTATTTTGACTTACCTGAGATAGGATGATGTTTAATCCTCATGTATTGAGGGGGCCATCTAATAATAGTAGGCTTTAACTCTTCTTCAGGTTTTCTCAAATCTTTTCTCTTGAACTGCCCTTTGAAGTTACATGTTGCATTAGGACAGGTCCCAACAAACTTAAACTCTTTCCACTGCACAAACTCTCTTCCCTTCTCAAATGGGAATCTGAATCCACAGTCTGGACACACTATATTTCTAATGAAAGGTATATAAAGAGAAGTAAAAGAATTACCAAATGCAATATAATCATCTCCTATAGTGGACAGCTCTGTCATGATGTCATAGTTGTTTTGAATGACATCTCTATAGTTCTTTCTAGTATCATAGGAGAGATCTGCATCACCCTCTATTTCCAACTCAGTCATAAAGTATCTCACAGCTTTCTTAATAGCCTGTGAATAAATGCCATGATGTAACCATAATTCCTCACCCCAACTGAGGATGTCTTTCATAGTCCTTGGGAATAAGGATCTAGTTAATGTCTTGAAAGGGGATGTTACCTGCCCAGTGCCTGGGGTATTTGTAAATGCAGCGTTATATGCCATTACTTGTCCTTAACTAGTTCCATAATCTGTAAACAGATGTTGAAGCTGGAGAGTGATACTTCTACTCCCTTATAATATACTTCACAGGTGTGTCCCTCACAACATAATGAGATTTTCTCATCAGATACAGGAGGGGTGAATATGGCTGCGTCTTCGCTGTATACTAAAATGACGTACTCTCCGTCTCTAACAATATCTACACATTTACCTTTATAGGTGCCATACTTTGTAGTAATCTTGATCTTTTTACTACAGTCTTCTTTTTTCTTCTGCTCTTCTAAGGCTTGTAGCTGCTGCTCAAGGGCCTTTTCCTGTACTTCCCTATCCTGGACTGCCTTAGCGTCCTCTAGGGAGTCTATGAGAGTTGCAGTGCCTTCTTCAGATAGCTCTATATCTGCGTCTTCTAAGAGGCAGTCCGGTAATAGATCTTCTACTACATCCCAGTCTTCTCCTGAATAAACTTTACCTATTACTATTCTACCATATACAGACTGTTCTCCTTCAGGCCCGCCTCTGTCACCAGTTAAAGGGATCAATGTTCCCTGCATTCCGTTTCTGATGGCACCAAACTTATATTCACCTTTATCAGCCTCTTCTTCATCGTCTATTTGAAAATGTCTATTCTTTGGGTGTTTCCTTGTCCCCTTGGGATTTTCCACTTCTTCTCTGCTTATGAAGACCCCTCTTAAGTTTCGAGTTGATGATGCCATGTAGTTTCTGTTCCTCTTTTCTTTTCAATATTCTCTGCTTGAATCTGTCTGAGATCTCTCTAAGACCTTCCAAATATTCACCGTACTTTTCCATGTCTGCTCACAATGTAATGTTTTAGTTGTCTTGCTTGGTTTCTAAAGATACCCGCTGTCTTCATCATGGTACTTTGTTCTTCTGGGGAAAGGGCTCCTAAGTTCTGCCCTGATGGTACTCCTCCCATGGCAGGTACAGGTGGCGCTGCTCTTTCCTGAAGTTCAAGGCGCTGTTTCTGCTCATCTTCTTTTTGCTTTTGCTGGGCTTTCTCTGCTGCGTCTTCTTCTCTTTCTCTAAGTTTGTCTTCTGCATCTCTCTTTTTCTGTAGTTTGTTTAGCTTATCAATCTTTCTGTTAAGATTGTCAGCTCTGATCTTTGAAATCTGCTCTTTGTAACTAAGCTCTGCTGAGGTGAGTTTTTCCTTGGTAATCTCTTCGTTAAGATTATCCAATTCTTGTCCCTGTTCAGGTGCCTGGGGTTGTCCTGGCATCATCTCTGCTGCAACTTTGTTGAATATATGCAAAATTTCATAAGTGGATCGTTTAGACATAATTAAAATCTCCTACAAGTACTTATCATACTATACTTCTTGACTATACAAAAACAAAGTGCACAGGTATGCACCCTGCAAAAGAAAAAGGTGACCCAAATTAAATCAGGTCACCTTTGCATATGAGGTATATCTATTAAGCTTGCTTTACACAGGCCTTTACTAAATATGTTAGGCTATATCTTGTGGTATTCTCCATTATAAGTCCTTCTACAGGAGCTACTATAAAGATGACGTTGCCTCCTATTTTTTCTTTCATATGTCCATAGTAATCAGCACATATCTCTGTTAGTTCTTCTGCTATCATCTTAAACATAGGTCTAAGTCTAGTTTCAGTCATATCCTGTAAATCCCAGTTTAGGGTTCTACTATGTATCTTAATTAAAGGGAAGGCTCCTGAAGCATCTTTAGCTTCATCTGGCTTAAGTTTACCATCCTCTACTAAGGTTCCAGCATTCTCTGCATGTACTTTATCTTCTTTGACACTTATATCCCCAGAAAAGGTTTGTAGGTTATATGTGGGTGAGCCTAGTAACCTAACATTTATCATCTTAGGTAATTTAAATTGTAAGGTCTCTTCACAGATCTGCTCTGCCATGCTTTTAAAATAGTCTCTTTCAGTCATTTCAGTCCCCAAATTTACCATATAGTCTAATGTTTGGATATATCTCTTTTAACTCTTTAACTGTAGGAGTAATTTCTTTTGTAGTGAACACCTTGTGCCCTGCCCTCTCAATATCTAATATGTTCTTAGGCCTATATTGCTGGAGTATCCAGGGGTAAGTATCATCTAAGGTTTTGGCCATTTTAATAAGTATAGGTAAGGATATGTAGGCAGGACACAAGGTAGTTCTATATTCGCGATCTATGCTACTATTTTGTACTATGCTGAATGATTTCTTTATGTCTGTAATATGGATATTTTGAATAGCTATGTCTGAGTATCTATCTTGGTCTAAGGTTGTTTTATAGTCTAAGCTGATAGTATCTATTAAGTTATCTTCTATGAGTGTATTTAACATAAAGGGGCCTGTGCCATTAGTATGTATTTTTATAGGTTTATTATATTTTCTAAAGTTCTTGATAAATCTAGGTAAGTCTTCTTGTAAGGTCGGTTCTCCACCTGTTATGACTATATGGTCTATCCAGTTTATATTCTTCTCTATATCTGAGTGTATTCTTGTTTCTATATCTTTATCTATATTGGTATTGAGTAAGTCAGGAGCGTGGCAGTATCCACATTTTAAGTTACACCCAGCTGTAAAGATCACAGCAGATGTTTTACCTGGGGTTTCTATTAATGATGCTAAAATGTATCCGCCTAATTTCATAGTAATCTCTTTTTAGCTTCTGGAGTCAAAAGGTATCCCCATACATGATCAAAGACATCTGCTGAATAAGGGGCTCCCTCTGCCCAAGCTATAAGTTGACTTCTCTTGGCATTCACGTTACAGCCAGACATTCTAAA